ATGATTGCGCAACTGAAAATCTTGCGCGGACAACTGCTCTTTATAAGGACGCACTTATGCGCTATACCAAGGTGAAAGCAGACCTTGAGCTTGATTACATTCGCAAAAATTACCCGACCGCGACAGATTGGGTAGCTACTTTTGGCGACAACAAACTCGCAATTACGGTGGCCGATTGATTAAAAATAAAAAAGGGAGATAAAATCTCCCTTTTTTATTTTTATAATATTATATTATATAATATATATAAGAGAGAATAATAATATTTATTTTTTCTAAATATATTATAAACAAAATTTTTTTCTTTGTCAAGGGCAATATACGTTAATTGACTTTTAAAAAAATTTTTAGTATAATTGAAATATGAAGAGTATGGATTATAAAATATTAAATAAAAATGATAAAATTGTGGCTTATATGAATAAAAATTTAACAATAGATGAAACTAGGGAAATAGCTCAACAATTACAAAATAGTTTTCCTAATAATGAAGTAATAGTTATTCATAATAGGTTTATAGATGGTATTGATATTATAAAGGAAAGGACTGAATTTGATGAATTACTTCAACCATTTGAAGACAGTCTTAACGCATAAGAAATGGGTTAATAGATATTGTAAAATGGCTGGTATTCCTTGGCGAGGATTTAAACATGATTTATCTAAATTTTCTAATATTGAATTTAGAGAAAGTTGCAAGTATTGGACAGGAACCAGAAGTCCTATTGATAATTGTAAAGATGTAAATGGCTATAGCCAAGCTTGGCAACATCATAAAGGGCGTAATACACATCATTGGGAATATTGGATTGATAATATTGGCGATGGACATCCTAGCGCAATTCTTATGCCTTATGAAGATTGTGTAGAAATGATTTGTGATTTTCTTGGCGCAGCCAGAGCCTATATGGGTTCTAATTTTACTTATACAAAAGAATATGAATGGTGGCTTGAGAAACGTAAACACGTTCTTATGCATCCAGTAGTGAAGGAATTTGTCGATGTTATTTTAGTCTTTTTAAAGAAGTATCATACTAATCCAAAAGCAATTATTAATGAAGAATTTTTAAGCGGAACTTATAATTAGTTAGTTCAGCAGTATCGCACCGAACATCCTCATGATTGGCAGAGAGGACCGTCTTTATGATTATCTATACGGACGGAGCTTGTAGTCAAAACGGTAAAACAAATAATAAAGGCGGATATGGGGTAGTAGTTTGTGACGACAATGGTAAATTAATAGATGCTTATGGCCATTGGGAAACTAATACTACAAATAATATTCAAGAATTAAAAGCTGTTCTTTATGCAATGATTCAATATGGTAATGACCCTAGATTTACGCCAATTGTATATACAGATAGTTCTTATGTTCATCAAACATTTACAAAATGGATGTATGGTTGGGCAAATAATGGATGGCGTAAAAGTGATAAAAAAATTCCTGAAAATCTTGATTTAATTCAAGCTTATTATGATTTAGTTAAAAAAGGATATAGGATTGATTTACGTAAAGTAGCAGGACATTCTGGCATCAATGGTAATGAATTGGCTGACATGATTGCTACTGGTAAAACTGATCCAATTAATTTACACAAAGGAGTGGATATAAATGAATAGCAAAGTGTATACGGAAGATAGTATTCAATCACTGACTCCATTGGAATTCACTAGACTCCGACCAGGCGTTTATTGCGGTTCGACAGAATACTCAACTCAATTACTTATTGAAATTGTGTCCAATGCCATCGATGAGTATTGCGCGGGCCATGGCGATACAATTAAAGTAAACATCAATAAAGACAATAGCATTATAGTAGAGGATAATGGGCAAGGGTTTATTCCAAACGCAGTAAGAGATGATGGTAAAACTATTCTTGAAGCTTCTTTTAGCGTTCTTAATACTTCCGGTAAGTATGATGATAACGGAGTGTATGAAGGTACAGCTCTTGGTTTGAATGGTATCGGCAGTAAATTGTCTTGTTTTTTGAGTCATTGGTTAAAAGTGATTACTTGGCGTGATGGTAGCTTTGAAGAAATTATCTTTGAAGAAGGTATTTTTAAAGCAAGAAATAGTGGCAAGTGTGATAAAAATAAACATGGCACTCAAGTTAGTTGGATGCCCAGTGAAGAGTTTTTTACCCATGTTGAAGTTAATTTAAATACTATTAAACAGTTATTTAAAGTTCTTGTATGTTTATGTCCCGGTTTAAAAATTCTTCTTAACGATGAAGAATATTATTCAGCTAATGGATTAACCGATTTAGTCAATGACGCTGTTAAAAAGACAGAAATTATTGATAATAGGTTGGTTATTAAAAAGAATGAAGGGAAAAATAAGCTTGATTTTGAGCTAACTTACACAGATAACTATACTTCTACTATTATTCCTTATGTAAATACAGGACTTACTGATAGTGGACCGCACATTACATTAATTAAAACTATTCTTACTCGTGAGTTAAATAAATTTTTCCGCGAAAAGAAATGGTTAAAAGATAAAGAAGAAAACCTTTCAGGTGATGATTGCCAAGAAGGTTTGTATCTTGTATTCAATCTTACTACTCCTGGAGTAAGCTATGATGCTCAGACCAAGAGCCGAATTGTGAAATTAGATATGTCTCCGTTTACTCCTTGGATTACTGAAAGTATTAGACAATGGCTTGAGCTTAATGAAAAATCAATTAAGATTATTGCCGATAAAGCTCTTAATGCACGTCGCGCAAGAGAAGCTGCACGTAAAGCCAGAGAAGCTGTCAGACAACCAAAAGAAAAGAAAAAACAATTCTTAAATCTTCCCAGTAAACTTGTTGATTGTTGGAGTAAAGATAGAAGTAAGTGCGAATTGTTTATTGTTGAGGGTAGGCGTAAACTATTGCCCTAATCCTTTTTACCCTATATCAAGGGGGTCTATAATTTATTTATAGGCTAACGGGGAAAGCTGACCATTACACATATATGTCAAAATATGTTTAGGTGAAGTCAATCCCGTGGCAAGATTTTATATCAAAAAAAAATAGGTCAAAACTAAATAAAGAATACACAATCTCCCTCAAAAGATTATGAAAGGAGAGAGTGAAATGATAGGTATCTATAAATATACTAATAAAATTAATGGAAAAAGTTATATAGGTCAGAGTATTAATCTTGAACGAAGACAATACGGCCATAAATCAGCAGCTTATAACAAATAGGCTAATGATTATAATAGTCAATTTCATCAAGCCATAAGAAAATATGGTTTTGAAAATTTTGATTATGAAATAATAGCTGAATTAACTCAAGATGAATATAGTAAAGAAATACTAAATAATCTTGAAAAATTTTTCATTAAATATTATAACTCATACACTAATGGGTATAATGCTACCCCTGGAGGAGATGAAATTCCAGGCCGAACAAGGATGGGTAGTAAAAATGGTCGAGCTTTATTAGATGAGGAAGATGTTAAATATATAAGAGAATGCTATAATGCTCATATTCCATTTAAAACTATTTATCAAGAGTATTAGAATAAAATTAGTAAAAGAGGACTTCAAAAAATTTGGTGGTTTGATACTTGGAAAAATATATATCCAGAATATCATACTGAAGAAAATAAATATTGGCATTCTCATTAGGCTAAAGCAAATCCATCTGAAATAGCCTCTAATAATAAACGTAGCTTTACTAAAGAAGAAGTTATTTTAATGAGAAAAGAATATGATAATGGTATGACTCCAAAACAAGTTTGGTTAAAATATGCTCCAGAAAAAGCTTGGTCTACTGTATATAATGTCATTACTAGAATTACCTATAAAGATATAAAATAAGCTGTATCGACTATCCTGGGTTAGACCGGGAGTAGAAATGCTATTGATACGCATTTCAAAATAGAGGACACGATGATGATTTGACAAATTGGAGTGAAGAGATAGTCAGTGCTTATAGAAATATAAGAATTAACGGATAGTGCTGCCGGAGGTCTTGTAGAAGCTCGGGACGCAGAACATATTGCTATTTTTCCAGTTAGAGGTAAAATTATCTCAAGTTATAAAAATAGTAGCGAGAAAATTTTTGCTAATCAAGAAGTAGTTAATCTTATTAAAGCTATTGGTCTAGAATTAGATAGTAAAACTAATAAACTAATCTATGACAAGAAAAAATTACGTTATGGTAAGATACTTCTCGCCGCCGATGCTAAGTAATATTGGCTGTGTAATACTTTTCAAGTTCGCCACTTGGGTAAAATTCATTAACCGTCTTGGTCATATTTGCATATAGAGTGAGACGGAATGAAATTTTGCTAACGGGGAAACCTGACCAAATAAAGTTGAAGGTAATCCCGTGGGAAAGACCATTTAATCTCAACATATTATTTTATAAAAGGAGAATAATAATGATTGGGATATATAAAATAACTAATAAAAATAATGGAAAAGTTTATATTGGTTAGAGCAACGATATAGAAAGACGTTTTAATGAACATAAAAAAAATCGGTCATTAACTATTGATGATTATATAAATGTTTTGGGTGTTGATTAGTTTGATTTTGAAATTTTAGAAGAATGTTCCTTAGACGATTTAGATCAAAAAGAACAAGATTATATTAAAAAATATAATTCAAAAGAAAATGGGTATAATAATCAACTTGGTGGATATAATAATTCTAAAGGGGAAGGTAATGGTAGAGCATTACTTACTGAAAAAGATGTAGAATTTATACGACAAAGTTATGCGGAACATAAATCTCAAAAGCAAATTTATGAAACTTATTTTAAAGACAAAATTACTAAATCAGCATTCCAAGGAGTATGGCAAGGATATAGCTGGAAATATATAATGCCAGAAGTTTATACCGAGGAAAATAAAAATTTTTATAAAAGTGGAATTAATTTAGAAAATATCTTTATAACTAAAGAAGAACTACTAGAATATAGAAAATATTATATTAATCACACTTATTCAGAAGTTTATGAAAAATTAGTTAATGAAAAAGGGTAGATTTTTACTCAGCGAACATTTCAAAAGATATTAATGGGAGATGTTCGTCAAAATAGCTATTATAATGATGTTCCTGTTTATAAAAAAACCTTAAAACGTTGGGAATTAAATGGTAAACCTGTATCGACTATCTCCGAAACGGGAGAGTAGGGCTACTAATTGGCACGTAGCTCGAAATGGTATCCTTAATAATAAAATTATTAAGTAAGATATAGTCAGTCCCCATAGAAATATGGGATAGGACGGATCCGGATGGGGCAAATATCAGAAATTTACTTATTGAAATGTTTTGGTGGTTATGTCCCGAATTAATTGAAAATGGTCATTTATATACGACTATGCCACCATTATTTAGAATTACTACTAAAAAGAATCAATATATTTTTATTAAAGATGCAATTGAATTGGAAAAGTATAAAGAATTGCATAAGGGTGAAACTTTTTTAATCAACAGAAATAAAGGCTTAGGAGAACAAGACCCCGATGAATTAGCCGAAGCTTTACTAAATCCTGAAACTAGAAATATTGCTAAATTAGTAATTGAGGACAAAAAATCTACTGAAAATTTAATTGAAATGCTTTTAGGCCCAAACGTTCCGCCTAGAAGAGAATATTTATTAATGCACAGCGAGGAGGCAAATGACAATGATTAATATTAATCAAGAACTTTCACAAAATTTCCTTGATTTTTCATATGAAGCAAATAGTCAACGCGCATTTGCAGATGCTAGAGATGGTTTAAAGCCTGGTCAGCGCGCATGCCTTTGGGAAATGTATTCCAAAGGGTATTCTAGTAATAAACCTCATATTAAATCTGCAAAAATTAGTGGCGGTGTCATTAGTTCTTGGTGGCCTCATGGCAATACTGCAATTTATGATACATTTGCGCGCATGTCTCAAACTTGGATTAATAATATTCCAGAAGTTGATTGGCATGGAGCTAATGGCTCTATTCAAATTAGTGGCGAAGCGGCAGCGGAACGTTATACTGAAGCTCGTTTAGCCAAATCTACTGAAGACGGGTTGTTTGTAGGAATTAAGAAAAACAATGTGCCCATGAAATTAAATTTTTCAGAAGATGAAGAATGGCCTGAAGTATTGCCTGCACTTTATCCTCGTCTTATGGTAAATGGATGTCAAGGGATTGGTTCTACTATTGCCAATGTCTGGTTGCCTCATTCGCTTGACGAGTTAGCTGAGGTAATTAATGAATATTTAGAAACTAATAAAATTAATTATTCTAAATTAGCACCTTCATTTCCTACTGGTGGTATTATTGTAAATAAAAATGAATTAGAGCCTATTTATAAAACTGGACGAGGAAAAGTAGTTCTTCGAGCAAAAACAGAAATTGTAGGTAATAATATTTTAATTACTGAAATTCCTTATCAAATTTATGTTGAACCATTTATTGAAAGTGTTAAACAATTAATTTTAAAAGATGAATTAACTAATATTGTTAATATTACCAATAAAAGCAATAAAAAACAATTGCTAATTGAAATTGAATGTGATGCTAATCCTTCATTAGTTTTAAGTAAATTGTTTCAAAAAACTGATTTACAGAAAACTTTTAATGCTAATCAATATGCACTTATTGGTAAAACGCCAAAGCTTCTTACTTTTAAAGATTATATAGATACTTTTCTAAATCATAATTATCAATGTATTGAAAAAGAATATACTTATGATTTAGAAAAATCTAAAAAAAGACTTGAAATTGTAGAAGGATTAATTAAAGCCCTTGAAGATATCGATAATATTATTTCTTTAATTAAAAGTAGTAATAGTTCAAAAGATGCAGTAATTAATCTTATTGATAAATACCAATTTACAGAAAATCAAGCGCAAGCTATTGTTAATATGAAGCTTGGACGATTAGCACATTTAGAAACAATTGAATTGAATCAAGAAAAAATTGATTTGACTTCTACAATTATTAATTGTGAAGATGTTATTACGCATTTAGATAGAAAAAAGCAAATTTTTATTGAAAGATTTAATTCTTTTGTTAAAAAATACCCTAATCCGCGCAAAACGCAATTGATACAATTAAATTATAATCCAAAAGTCGAAAAGGAAATTATTAATGTAGAGCCTGAAAAATGTGTAGTTGTAATGACCGAAGGCGGAACTATTAAGCGTATTCCTGTTGCGAGTTTTAAAATCCAAAAGCGCAATGGTAAAGGTGTAAAATCGCAAGAGGATATTACCCATTGTGTTATTAGAACTAATACTATTGATAACCTTATGTTATTTACTAATAAAGGTGTGATGTATAAACTTTTGGTAAATGATATTCCAGTAGGAACAAATGCAAGCGCCGGAACGCCTATTTCGGCTTTAGTAAAAATGACTGCGGGTGAAAAAGTTATTACTATTTATTCTATTTATAGAGATACCGATGCTAAATATGTATTATTCGCCACAAAGAAAGGTTTAATTAAAAAAGTTCCTCTTGAAGATTATACTGGTATGCGCAAAAAGACAGGTGTTTCCGCAACTACTTTGCGCGAAGGCGATAGCTTAGCCAATGTATCTTTAATTAAAGAAGAACAGTTAATTATTTTGACCAAAAATGGTTATGCTATTCGCTTTGATAGTAAAGACATTGGTCCATCTTCTCGTATTGCTATGGGAGTAAAGAGTATTAATCTTAATGAGAATGATGAAGTAGTTTGTGTATTAGCAATTCGAGATACTACAGATTATTTAAGCGTTTTTACACGAAATGGTTATGGTAAGAAAATTGACCTTAAAGAAGTTCCTCTTCAGAAACGCGCTGGTAAAGGTCTTATTATTTATAAGCCTACTGGAGAAACTGGTGAAGTGATTGATGGTTCTTTAGTTAATGATACAGATAATTTATTTATTTGTGGAGATAAAAAGAATATTTGCATTTCCGCAAAGGATATTGTAAGCACTAGCCGAACTGCAATTGGTTCATCGACTATTAAAAATGAAAAAATTAAGAAAATAACAAAAATTTGATTTGCGTTTCAAAAAATTTTTTTGTATAATATAAATACAGAAAGGGATAAAAAAAAATATGTCTTTCTCTCAAGAACTTATTGATAAATATGCTCCAGAAGCCGAGTGTATTCAAGCAATGAAAATTTGGAAATTACCTGATGGAAAAGAGGATATGTTTCCTCAATTATGTATTGAAGGAAACTATTTTGCCGAATTAAAAAAAGATGGATATTGGTATGAGTTTGAAAAAACTAAAAATCATATGTATCTTTTTAGTAGGAATATCAGTAAAAATACTGGTATTCTTACAGAGAAATTGGCAAATGTTCCTCATATTAAAAAAGCATTAGAAATTGTTCCGGAAGGCACAATATTAATCGGTGAAATTTATTATCCAGGCAAAACATCAAAAGATGTTACCAGAGTAATGGGATGCTTACCAGAAGAGGCGATTAATCGTCAAAAAGGTAATCTAGTTCATTTTTATTTACATGATGTAATTAAATATAATGGAATAGATTTGCAATCTTACGGCGCATTGACTCGTTATAAAGTATTGTGTAAAATTTGGAATAAATTTAATTTTAATAGTTATCCTTTTATGGAATTGGCCGAAGCGGTATATGATAATATTTATGATTTTACCGCGCAGGCTCTTAAAGATGGGGAAGAAGGTGCTGTTCTTAAATTGAAAACTGCGCCTTATGCACCAGATAAAAGGCCGGCTTGGTCATCTATTAAAATTAAAAAGATTGATTATCTTGATGCTATTCTTATTGGATTTGAAGATGCCACTAAAGAATATACGGGTAAGGAAATTACGTCTTGGCCATATTGGGAAAAAATTTTAAATGATGGCGAAACTATTCATACCCATGTTTGCCAATATGGAACCATTGGCTGGCAACCAATAACAAAAGGATATTTTTATGGATGGAAAACTGCAATTCAAATAGGCGCTTATGATGATAATGGTAATATTGTCGGGATAGGTACTGTATCATCTGGGTTGACTGATGAATCGCGGGCAGATTTTGCAGAACATCCAGAAAAATATCTTAATAGAGTTGTTTCTTTACAATGTATGGAAAAATCAATTAAAGACCATACATTACGTCATGCTTTCTTTAAAAATTTCCGTGATGATAAAAATCCAAAGGATTGTACGCTGAATACAATATTTTGACAAAGTTCAAAAAAAATAGTAAAATATATTTGTAAATAAGGAAGAAAAATTTTTTCTATATGAAAAGAAAAGAACTAAAAGAATTAGCTAAAAAAATTGCAAAAGCAGAACTAATTATTTAGCGCAATGAAGACCAAAAGCAAGTTCAGCAAGCAAAAGATGAAATTATGAAATTATCAGGACATGTTGATAGTCTTGAAGATATAATGCTTATGGATGAATTTGTTTAGGATATTCTAAAAAATTCTTGACTTTAAAAAAATTTTTTAGTATAATATTTACATAAGCTAAAGCTTAAAATTAAAAAAATAAAAAATTATTTATTAAAAGGAGATTATTATTTATTATGCTTAAACCTAATACTATTGCTGTTATTAATTATCTTAAGGAAGTCAATGGTTAGAATGTAACCGCCGCCGATGTTGCTGAAGCTCTCGGTCTTGAAAAGCGCACTGTTGATGGTATTTTCACTTCTGCTATTCAGCGCAAGGGCCTTGGTACTCGTACTCCTGCAGAAGTCGAGCTTCCTGATGGCACCCATAAGGCAATCAAACTTCTCTCCCTTACCGAGGAAGGCATGAACCTTGACACTACTGCTGACGCAGAGTAATTTAATATAAAATTTAAAAAGGGCAAAGAAATTTGCCCTTTTTTATTTTAATTAATATGGTTATTATTTATTGTATATTATCTTTAATTTTAGGCGGATTAATAATTTATTTTATATTAAAACCTAAGATTAAAGAAAGAAAAGAATATAATTTAGAAATTGAAAGATTAAATAATGATTTAATCGGAGAATAGCAAAAGCTTTTATAGAAATAGAATAAATTAAATGAAGAAATATTTAATTTAAATAATGAATATACTTCTTTAATTAAAGATATAGACCATTTAAAAGATAAGAAACAAACTCTTGATGATAGTTATGAACAAGCAAATAAAAATGCTGAGTTATATTATCAAAAAGCTAATGATTTGGCAACAGAAAAATTTGCCTAGTCGGCGGAACGTATGGCGCAACAATACCAATAGGCCGAGGATGATTATCAACAGGAATATTTAAAAGTAATTGAAGAAACCGCTAAGCAATATGAATCGGCTATTAGCCAAAAGCAAGAAGAGTTAAAATTAATTCTTAATAAATTAGAAGATGCAAAAGCTAAACAAGATGCTATTGTAGAAGCTAATAAACGTGCCGAAGAAGTAAAACAAAAAGAATAGTTTTATAAATTAAATTTAAGTGAATAGGATATTGAAGAAATTAAAAAAATTCGTTCGATTATCCCTTATTTACGTTCGGCAGAACCTATTAATAAAGTCATTTGGAAAGTTTATTATGAAAAACCTTATACCGATTTAATTGGTAGAGTAATTGGCCAAGGTATCCATACTGGCATCTATAAAATTACTAATATAGAGAATTAGAAATGTTATGTTGGATAGGCAACATCATTGTCTGATCGTTGGAAATAGCATATTAAACGTGGCGTTGGTGCAGAAGCTCCAACTCGCAATAAACTTTATCCAGCAATGTATGAACTTGGTCCTGAAAATTTTACATTTGAAGTTCTTGAAGAATGTGATAAATCATTGTTAGATGAACGCGAAGATTATTGGCAGGAATTTTATCAAGCTAAAGAATTTGGGTATAGTATAAAATAAGGAGAATTTTATGTATAGAGTTATTGATAAGCGTGGTACAGGTAAAACTGGTAGGCTGTTTTTAATTGCTAGAGATACTGGAGCTACAATCGTTTGTTCTAATCCTCATATGATGCAAGAAAAAGCCTTGCATTATGGATTTAAAGATTTAAATTTTATGTCTTATGCTGAATATGTTGAAGCTTATAAAGGTCGAGGCTATAACCAAAAATTTTTAATTGATGAAATTGAAAGTCTTGTTAAATGCCTTGGTAATGTAATTGGCTATTCTCTTTCGGAGGATGAAGAATAATGGACATTGTGAGTAATGTAAAAATTTACGATTTAAAAGAAAGCATTATCGCGGCGTGCTACCCTATGTCCACAGACGTAGAAAGTCAATAGGGTAGAGAATTAGTAGATAATGATTTTAAACGTTGCAATACTCTTATTAATGCTTGTGTAAAAGATAATCAGGCACATGGTCAATTCCTTACTGGCATACGAGTTAATTTTGATTTAACTTGTTCTAATAAAATGTATGTAGAAGCTGAAAGATACCGGTTTTTGGAGTTTGTTAGCTCACAAAGTACCATGCATCGTATTACTAAATTTGATTTAGATAAAGCATATAATAAATATGTAGATGAGCGCGTAGTTGACATCATGAAAGAAAAAGTTGATGCTTATAATACTCAACTTGAAATTAAAAAGAATATGATTGATAATGGAGCAAATGCGGAGTCAATTAAACAGCAAGAAGATTGGCTTAAAGAATTATATCTTGAAATTCTTTATACTAATCCTGCTGGATTTACTTTAACGGCACGTATGACAACTAATTATCGTTGTTTAAGAAATATTTATAAGCAACGTAAAAATCATAGGCTTCCTGAGTGGCGTGAATTTTGTGCATGGATTGAAACTTTACCCTACGCGCAAGAATTATTAATTAATTAAAATTTGAAAAACTCTCAAAAATTTGTTATAATATTTATATAAAGAATAGGAAAGAGAGTTATAAAATAATGAGTAGAAAACAAGCATTTATTGATTTTGTAGATGACTTGATTGAAAATTGTAAACATCCAGTAGAAATGAATGAAGATGTTGAATTCTATTGGAATTATCTTAAAAATAGTGATGATAAAGAAACTGAAAGTCCTTTATTTACTGAAAATGGTAAGCGCATTTTAAAATTCCTCCAAGAGCATGAAGAAAAAGATAGTTGGAAGAGTAAGGATATGGCCGAACTCATGGAAATTAGTTCTCGTTCTATTGCTGGCGGTATGCGTAAATTGGTAAATGATGGATTTGTTGAGAAATTAGAAGAAAATCCAGCTATTTATGCTATTACTACTAAAGGTAAAGAAATTAATATTGAAGAATAATTAAGGAGATTATAATGGCAATTAAATTTTTTAACGAGGCACATATTGAAGGATATTTATATGAGCATAATCTGGAAATGAAGGAAACCGGCCCCAATTCCAAGAATCCTGGTACGCCTTTTATTAGTGGTACTATTGGTATTGTTACTGATGATAAGTAGACTAATGTTATTCAGGTTCATTTTACTTATGTGACTGAAAAGACTTCAAAGGATAAGACTAATGCTACTTTTGTTGTTCTGAAGAAGATTCTTGATGGCGAATATGGCACTGTGATGGGTGACGGCATTGAAAACGCTGCGAAGATTAGAGTTGATACGACTGTTGGTCTTAATGAATTTTATAGTGAGCGCAATGGTGCTGAAGAACTTGTTAGTGTAAAGCGTAATGAAGGCGGTTTTGTTCATATTATGAATAATGAAGCTTTTAATGATAAGGAAAGTGAACGTTGTAAGTTTAAAACTACAATGCTTATCACTAAGGTTACGCGCACTGAAGCTGATCCAGAAAAGAATATTCAAGAAAAGGTTAATGTAAGTGGCTTTGTGTTTGATTTCCGTAAAGCACTTCTTCCTGTAACCTATACTGTTCTTAATGAAGGCGGTATGAATTATTTTGAAGGTCTTGAAGCTTCCGCTAAGAATCCTGTCCTTACTGACGTTTGGGGCAAGGAAGTTTCTACTACTGTAGTTAGAACCGTTACTAAGGAAAGTTCTTGGGGTGATGCAGAAGTGCAGGAGTTTAAGAATACCTATAGAGATTTCATTATCACTGGTTCTTTAAAGGAGCCTTATATCTTTGATGATGAAAGTACTTATACGGTTGACGAATTAACAAAGGCTATGGCCGAACGTGAAAATTATCTTGCAACTATTAAACAACGTAGAGATGATTATCTTGCTTCTAAGAAGACATCAGCTACATCAGCTACTGCTTCTACAGCAGGTAATGGTGGATTTAATTTCTGATAAAAATGATGACTTCATTAGAGGTCATCGAGCTAAAATAAATATATTATATGATGATTTAATAAATTATAAAGAAATAGAAAAATTTATAAATGAATATTGTAAATCATTTGATTTGGAGAAAAAGGAGAAAATTGAACAATGGCAATTAATTTGTTAGCTCTTCAGCCACATAAAGTCAGTCGTGATTTAAGCGGTTATCTTGTTTATATTTATGGCCCTAGTGGCGCCGGAAAAACAACATTCGGCTCACAAGTTCCCAACCCGTTGCTGTTGGCTTTTGAAAAGGGTTATTCCACTATTCCTGGCGTTTTAGCACAGGATATTACTACTTGGGGCGAAGTAAAGCAAGTATTGCGTGATCTTAAAAAGCCAGAAGTCAAAGAAAGATTTAAGAGCGTTATCGTTGATACAGTTGATATTGCAAGTTCTTTATGTGAAAAATATATTTGTAATCAGCTTGATATTGAAAATATTGGTGATGGTGGCTGGGCTAAGAATGGCTGGGCTAAAGTTAAGAAGGAATGGGAAGAAACTTGGCGAGCTATCACCATGGAAGGATACTCTGTAATTTTTATTTCTCATATGAAAGATAAGACTTTTAAGCGCAAAGACGGTACGGAATATTCTCAGATTGTTCCTTCTTGCTCTACGGCTTATAATGAAATCATTAAGAATATGGTTGATATTATGGCTTATATTCAGGTTGAAAATAATGAGCGTAAATTCATTCTTCGTTCTCCTGATGATACTATTGATTGCAAGAGTCGTTTTAAGTATATTGACCCTGTAATTCCTTTTGGTTATCAGGACCTTGTAGACGCTATGAACCGTGCAATTGATAAAGAAGCAACAATGACTGATAATAAATATATCACTAATGAAAAAGCTAAAATTGTTGAAACAAAGACTTATGATTACGAAGGACTTATGAATGAGTTTCAGCAGATTGCAAGTGATTTGATGGCAAAGAATTCTGAATATTATGCTCCTCGTGTCACTAAGATTGTTGAAAAGTATCTCGGTAAGGGCAAGAAAATTTCCGAAACCACAATTGACCAGGCTGAATTTGTTAGCTTGATTATTGATGAAATTAAGGATGAACTTGTAAATAAGTAATATACATAACCTGGAAGAAATTCCAGGTTATTTGATTTTTTATCTATTTTTTGATATAATATTTATAGAATTAATGTAAAGAGGTGAGGATTAAATCGCTCATAATGTAAAATGCCCGATATGTGGGAAAACTTTTGATAGAGATAAGTAGCCTTTTATTAAAATTAATACAAAACGTTATGCGCATCCTGAATGCGTTAATAACAAAGAGCAAATTTTATCAAAAGAAGAACAAGATAAAGAAAAATTATATGCTTATATAAATCAATTATTTCATACAGAGTTTGTAAATCCTCGAATTCAAAAACAAATAAAAAATTATATTGAAAATTATCATTATACTTATAATGGAATTTTAAAATCACTTGTATATTTTTATGATGTTGAAAAGCATACAACAGAAAAAGCTAATGATGGTATAGCTATTGTTCCTTGGATCTATAAAAAAGCCTATGATTATTATTATGCCATCTGGTTGGCTCAACAGAAAAATGAAAACAAAATTTTAATTAATTATATACCAAAAGATAGAGAAATAGTAATACCTCGTCCTAAAGCTACCCCGCACAGACGGCATCTATTCTCTTTTCTTGATGAGGAGGAATAATAATGGCATCTCGCTATGTAGACCCCACCGCTATTATTTAGACTATTGGATGTGTTTTCAATAATCCAAAGCTTTTAGATTATACTGATAAATATACTATTACCGAAGACGATTTTGATAATGAATTTCATAAAGTTGTTTATGGTTCGATATATAAATTACATGAACTCGGCGCGGAAAGTATTACTCTTGATGCAATAAATGATTTTTTAAGTACCAGACCAAAGTATCAAGCTATTTATGTCTCTCAGAAAGGTGATAAATGGATTACAGAAGCAAGTGCTCATAGTAATTTATCTACCTTTGATTATTATTATAGTCGTTTGAAGAAGATGTCTTTATTGCGCGCGTATGATAAATTTGGTATCAATGTAGAAGATATTTTCGATCCTGATAATATTTTAGACACTAAAAAGCACCAATTACAAGAAGAATGGTTAGATAATGCCTCCCTTGAGCGTATTGCACAAAGAATTGATGATAAAATTGAAGAAATTAAATATCAATATATTTCTAATGTTGAAGGCGATGCTTATCAAGCTGGTAATGATATTGATGACTTGATTGATGACCTTTTGGAACATCCAGAAATTGGCGCACCCTTGTTTGGGCCATTGATTAATACAGTTACACGTGGTGCTAGATTAAGAAAATTTTATTTACGTTCGGCCGCTTCTGGAGTAGGCAAGTCGAGAACAATGATAGCTGATGCTTGTTATTTGTCTTGTGAAAAGTATTATCAAGATGGTATTGGTTGGATTAAATCCGGTGGAGGCTGTGAACCGGTTCTTTTTATTTCTACAGAGCAAACTAAAGATGAAATTCAGACTATGATGCTAGCTTTTCTTTCAAATGTAAATGAAGACCATATATTAAATGGACAATATCAAAATGATGAATTAACCCGAGTTAGAGAAGCCGGTCAAATTTTAAGAAAAGCTAATTTATATATAGTTGAGCTACCTGATTTTTCTCTTCAAGACGTTGAAAATATTATTAAAAAAAATATTCGTGATCATGGTATAAAGTATGTGGTTCATGATTATATACATACAAGCATGAAAATTCTAGAAGAAATTAGTAAACGTAGTGGCGGTGTAAAACTAAGAGAAGATAATATTCTTTTTATGCTTTCTACTCGTTTAAAAGATATATGTAATCAATATGGCATATTTATTATGTCAGCAACGCAATTAAATGCGGACTATTAGTATAGCGAAACACCAGATCAAAATCTTTTGAGAGGTGCGAAGAGTATAGCAGATTTGGTCTTATGTATTTTTATCATAAGATTATGTCGTCCTTGGAAGAAATTCCAAGTGATTATCAGACCGAGAATTGCGGGAAAACCCTTAGAGCTACTTAAACTACAGCATAAAGATGAAATAAGCTTAAATGTGAATGTTATAAAAATTAAGTAGATTGGGCAACCTCGCAGCCGAGCCTCAAATAGAGGAAGGTTCAACGACTATCCGGTTGCGCGGAGTAGCGAAAGCGAAGTACGGTCTACCTAAACTCACATAGAGCATGGTAAAGATATAGTCTACTCCTTATAGAAATATAAGGTATAAAGGAAAGTTGATGTAGGTATGATTTTGCTTCAAGCCAGAGACAATGATTATGAAGCTTTGCAAAAGGTATTAGAAAGTAATACTTTTGATAAACCTACAATTAAATTATCAGTATATAAAAACCGCCGAGGTAAATATAAAGGTATTTATTTATGGTGTAAAGCCGATTTGGGGTGTTGTCGTATAATTCCAATGTTTTGCACTAATTGGAGTTATGAATTAATTGATATGGAAAATGTAAAAATTAGAATTGCTGAAGATAGCGCTTTTTAAAGGAGATTGAATTATGTTTGAAAAGAAAATTATGAATGGAACTATTGAATATAAAATGCCAAAGGAAATGGCTTCTATGTATTTAAAAACGGCTAAGGGAGACTTCGCTAAGAAGCATCCGCTGGAGTATCTTATTAAAGTAGTTAATGAAGAATTTGGTATTCGTGGCACTTGTGTAAACGTAATTACATTCTAATGAAGAATTTAACTATTTTTAAAGACCCTATTACGGGCAAATATATATATGGATATAAACTTGATATTAAAGCAGACGAATATATTTCAAGTTTAAATAATAATCCTATAACTCTTGCTTTTGAACCAAGTGAAATAAATACAGATTTATGGAATACATTAATTATGCCTCAAAATGATTAATTATGATAAACAAACAATACGAGAGAATTTAACTATAGAAAATATATTTGAACTTTTAGATTTGTGGAATGGTGAACCAGAATATACTTCTTTTGGTATTATAAGTAGAACAATTTGTCATAATCCACCAACAGAAGAAGCATCACGCAAGTTGTATTATTATAGTAATAGTCAATTATTTCATTGCTATACTGGATGCGCGAACCCGTCTTTTGATATATTTGAATTATTAATTAAAGTCGCGGAATTACAAGCTAATAAAGTTTATGATTTAAATGATGCAGTAAGATGGATAGCCAATTATTTTGGTATTATTGGCACTTTAGAAGAACAAGATGATTTATCAGGACTCGATGATTGGAAGATTTTTGCCAATTATGATAAAGGTAATGAAGAAAATAAATCTTCTAACACGCTTCAATTAAAAATTTATGATGATAAAATTTTAAAGAATTTTAATTATTCTTTAAAATTAACTCCTTGGCTAAATGATGGAATAAAGCAAGAAGCTTTAGATCAAGCTTGTATTGGATATTATTTAGGCGGAGATGCTATTACCATTCCTCATTTCGATATGAATGGTAATTTTATTGGTTTGCGCGGACGAGTAATGGGAAAAGAAGAAGCAGAATTATATGGTAAGTATAGACCATTACGCATTAATAAAATTCTTTATACTCACCCTCTTGGTATGAATTTATATAATTTAAATAATAGTAAATTTAATATTCAAACAATGAAGAAAGTTATTGTAGTAGAGGCGGAAAAGAGTTGCTTACAATTTCAAAGCTATTTTGGCTTTGATAAAGATATTACTGTTGCTTGCTGTGGCAGTAATATCTCTTTGCAACAAATGGAATTATTACGACAAGTTGGTGCTGAAGATATTATTATTGCTTTTGATAGACAATTTCAAAAAATTGGTGATGATGAATTTTATCATTTAAAAAATAATTTATTAAAAATAAAAGCTAGGTATGGTAATTCATTCAATATATCTTTTATTTTTGATAAAGATATGATAACTCCTTATAAAGCTAGTCCATTAGATCAAGGCCCAGATATATTTTTAAAATTATATAAAAATAGAATAATTATATAAAGGAGTAATATGTAGTATAAATTAATAAATCCAACAAAATCTACTCCAATAGAAACAATAATGGAAAACCGCGGAATTAAATCTAAGGATATTTTCCATTTTTTAAATACAACTTTTTAGGATGTAAATCCTAATGATAAATTAAATAATATTAATGATGGAATAAAAATGCTCGCGCGCCATATAAAAAATAATGATAAAATTTTTATTTAGGTTGATGAAGACTGTGATGGTTATACTTCTTCAGCGTTATTAATAAATTATCTTTATGATTTATTTCCCTATTATGTGTAGAGTAATCTTTATTATCGAACGCATACTCAAAAAGCACACGGTATTGAATTAAATACTATTCCGGATGATGTTAAATTAGTTATTGTTCCAGATGCAGGAAGTAATCAGTATAATGAGCATAAGACGCTTTATGATAAAAATATTGATATTTTAATTCTTGACCATCATGACGCCACTCAAGTATCCCCTTACGCATGTGTAATTAATAATCAATTAGATAACTATCCAAATAAAGCATTATCCGGAGTTGCTATAGTTTATAAATTTTGTAATTAGATTGATAAAATTTTAGGAACTAATTATTCAAATAAATATTTAGATTTGGTTGCCCTTGGGTTAATTGGCGATATGATGGATACACGAGAATATGAAACTCGATATTTGATTAATATTGGTTTAGCTTATCCTCAAAATCCTTATATTTGTGGTATGATGGAGCGTAATAAATTTAAATTAAATGATAATCTTACTCCTATGGGTGTTGCCTTTTATATTGCGCCACTCATTAATGCAGTCGCGCGAGTAGGTGAGCCTGAAGAACGTAAAGTATTATTACAAAGTATGATAAACCATTTAGCATTTGATTTAATTCCTTCAACAAAACGTGGATGCAGTGGGCAACTTGAAACAATAGTTGAATAGGCTTGCCGTATGAGCGCAAATGTTAAATCCAGACAAACTAAAATTAGAGATACTAATGTAGAAATTATAAATCAATTAATTGCCGAACGCAACTTATTAAATGATAAAATTTTAGTTGTTCTTTTGGATAAGAAATATGAAGTAAATAAAAATTTAACTGGCTTAATAGCAAATGAATTTGCTAATAAATATCAACGGCCGACTTTAATACTTAATGAAGTTATTGAAGATGGAATTAAATATTGGGAAGGATCAGGCCGAGGTTACGAATTTTTTGCACCTATAAAAGATTTTAAAGCATATCTTAATTCTACTGGATATTTTACATTTGTAGAAGGACACATATCTGCTTTTGGAGCGCGTATCCCAGAAGCCAATGTATCTCAATTCATAAAAGATACTAATGAAAAATTAAAAGATTATGATGGTCAACCGCTTTATTTGGTTGATTTTGTGTATCAAAGTAATAATATTGATATTAATACTATTTTAACTATTCCGAAGTATGAATATTTATGGGGCCAAAATTTTAAAGAACCTTATGTTGTTATTGAGAATTTAAAATTAAATAAAGATAACATTATTTATTATCCAAAAGAAACAAGTGGGACATTAAAGATTAAATTGCCGAATGATTTAGATTTAATTAAATTTAATGTATCTCCAGAAGAATATGAAAGTTTATATACTGAATAGGGATGTATAGTAGTAAATATTATTGGCACTTGTAAAATTAATGAATTTTTAGGTAAAACAAATCCTGAAATTTTTATTACCGACTATGAAATAATTAATACAATGCCTTATTATTTTTAATAGATAGAGAGAAATTATATGAAAAATAAAATTATTTTATTAGTTATTATTATTTTTATTTGTTCTATTACCGCCAATGCTGAAAATATAAAATTAAAAAATACTAATAATTATTGGGAATTAATTGAATTGATTAATGAATATAGTTCCAAAAGAGATTTAACACATGATTTAGCTGAAGAGGCTAGAAGTAAAGGTTATGAAGAAACTAGTTCTACAATTTCTAATGCCCAAGGTCAATGGACTTTCTATAATGAAATTGTTAATTTTTACCAACAGCAACTAGATAAGGTAGAAGAAGAATTGAACACTTTAGAATATAAAGATGCTACTCTTATTTGGGAATATATGAAAAATCTTGGCTGGAATGATTATGTATGCGCTGGCATTCTTGGTAATATGATGGCCGAAGTAGGTGGCGGAACCTTGAATTTGCAGACAACTATTTCAGGTAATGGTTTTTATGGAATTTGTCAATGGGCACAAATGTATTCTCAAGATGTTTGGAATAAAGACCTTAAGGGACAATTAGATTATTTAAAAAATGATATTCAACTTCAATTTGATACATATGGATTTTGTTATTCATATAATTTTAATTTTGAACAATTTTTAAAATTAGACAATGAAAAAGATGTAGCAATGGCATTTGCTACATGTTATGAAAGGTGCTTGATTTTACATCGTTACATTAGACAGGAATATGCCACAATAGCTTATGAATACTTCGTTAAATAAAAATGAATATACTGCTTTAACAGATATGATTACAAAATTTGCTCAATTTGGTTATACTGCTGATCAAGCTAGTAATGCTTTTGTTGAACTTTGTAATAAAATATATGAATATTCTAAAGAAGAAAATCCTCCTATGGTGGAAATTAGAGGGGGCAAGGGTAATCAAAAATTGGGTTTGGTCGAGCCGAGCACAAGCACAGAAATCGAAAACCCAAAATTAAAAGACGATTTAGAAATTTTTAATGCAAATTTTAATGATGATTATTTTATATAAAAGAAAGGAGGAAGTAAATCTTGACATTAACTGATAAATAGAATGCTGGATTGAAAATTGCCGTAGCCAGATACAAGAGCCATGAACCTTATACTTGTATTGCTGGCTATGCTTAAGTTGGAACAGGTAAATCAACATTAGTAAAATTTATTATTAGTGCTCTTGGAGTTAATCCAAAAACAGATGTGGCATATGTAGCTTACACTGGCAAAGCAGCTACAGTTTTACAATCAAAAGGATGTCCTAATGCTACTACGGCTCATAAATTATTATATGAAGCCAAACCTCGTCCAAATGGAACATTTTATTTAAAACCAAGACGACCTATAGAATATAAAGTAATTGTTGTTGATGAAATTTCTATGCTGCCTAAAAAAATGTGGGATTTACTTCTTTCACATCATAAATATGTAATAGCCTGTGGTGACCCATTTTAGCTTCCACCAATTTATGAAGATCAAAATAATCATATATTAGATAATCCTCATATTTTTCTTGATGAGATTATGCGTCAAGCACAAGATAGTGAAATAATTCGCTTATCTATGTGGATTAGGGAAGGTAAACCAATTGGTACTTTCCCTTGTGCTAATGAACATGTTATGATTTTTAGAAATTATGAATTAGAACCATCTATGTACGATTGGGCGGACCAAATATTATGCGCAACTAATAAAACAAGAATACAAATTAATAATAATGTTCGATCGCGCCAAGGTCGAGGAATTGAACCAGAAGTTGGAGATAAAATTATAGGATTAACCAATCATTGGGATTTTTTATCTACTAATCAACAATGGGCTTTAACCAATGGTACCATTGGAATAATTACAAATTATCAAATAATGCCTTATTTATACCCTCCTCAAATATATGATAAAGAAGTTAAATTTATGTTCACAGGTATGGAAATAGAGAATGGACGTTTTGAAAGTATTCCAATAGATTACGATGCTATCATAACTGGTGAGCAGGCTTTTGATAAAAAACAATTATTTACAATAAATAACTTTGCTAGAGAAGGTGAAGGTTTAGAAGCGCCATATAATTTTACATATGCTTATGCAATTACGGTACATAAGGCCTAGGGTAGTGAATGGGATAAAGTTTTATTAAAGGAAGAAAAATTTCCTTTTGAAAGTAATGAGCATCGTAGATGGCTATATACTGGTATCACTCGCGCTACAAAAAAATTGGTTATAATAAGGAAGTGAAATATATGAATTATATTTATTATTGGTATCATCATATGATACCTGAACAAGAAAGAAAAGAAATTTCTGAAACAATTAGAAATAAAAATTATGAGAAATTTTTATATTTATATTAGCAATATGCTATTTCTTCTATTTTAGAGGGACATTTTAATGAAGAATTTCAAACATGGTTTCCAATGGTTTATTTGCCTAATGAAATTGATGTAGTTAATAACAAAGATGAAATTATAGATACTTTAAATATTCTTTGTAAGGATGATTTTATGAAAATTACGCATGAAGAATGTGAATGTGGCTAATGGAAATACAAAATTTACTTAATCAATTAGGACAAGAATTAGATAAACAGCAACAACATAATCAAAATCAAATCACTTGGTTATGTTCTGAAAATCAAAAGTTAAAGAATAATTTGTCTACTTATAAACAAAATTTAATCGAACTCGCCAGTATTATAAATAGAATAGCTAATGAAATAGATGATTTTTAAGATTGCCTTTAATGAAAAATTATAGTATAATATTTATAGAAATAAATTAAAGGAGGAAAATTTTGAATACCTATTTTAATTGTCACAATCATACTATGTATTCGAACCTCCGATTACTTGATTGTATAAATAAACCAGAAGCTTTAATAGATAAAGCAATAGAGTTAGGGCTTTCTGGTATTGCTATTACAGACCACGAAAGTCTTTCAGCTCATATGATAGCAAATCAATATGCAAAAAAAATTAAAGAAAAATATCCCAATTTTAAAATAGCTTTAGGCAATGAAGTTTATTTAACTGATGATAGAAGCACAGGGCAAAAATATTATCATTTTATTTTAATTGCTAAAGATGCTATAGGTTATCGAGCATTAAAAGAATTAAGCTCAATAGCTTGGCAAAATTTATATGTTGATAGAAAAATGGAACGAGTTCCACTTTTAAAAAATGAATTAAAACCAATAGCAGAAAGATACAAAGGACATTTAATTGCTACTACGGCTTGTATTGGTGGTGAGTTAGGTTCTTGTCTACTAAAAATTATTAAATGCCAAGAAGAAGATAATAAATATGAATTATATCAAACATTAAAACAATTAGATAATTTCCTTAATTTTTGTAAAGATTTATTTGCCGATGATTTTTATCTTGAGATTGCCCCTTCTACTATGTCCGATCAAAAGCTTGTAAATCATATGATTTATAAAATTGGTCGTAATTATAATATTAAAGTGGAAGTAGCGACAGACAGTCATTATTTAACTAAAGAAGATAGGCCAATTCATAAGGCTTACCTAAATTCAAAAGATGGAGAACGAGAAGTTGATAAATTTTATGAATTTGCTCATTTAATGACTTATGATGAAGTTTTTGAATTAATTACTCCTTGTTTTATATATTTAGATATAGAAGAACAACCAGAAGAAATAGCTAAAGAAATTTTAAATAATACTTTTGAAATTCAAAATAAAATACAAGATTTTTCTCTCGAAAGAAAGCAAATTATTCCAAAAGTAGAAGTAACTAATTATCCTCAATCATTAAGTGGATGGTATGGTGAGCGTGAAGAAAAATATCCAATTTTATGTAGTTTATTAATGAGTAATAACCCTCAAGAGCGTTATTGGGTTAATGAATGTTATATGTCTTTATTAGAAAAGATGTATAATAAAAGTATTTCTGAAAACAAGCTTGATATATATTTAAATCGTCTTGAAATTGAAGCTGATATCATTAAAGATATTGGTAAAAAACTGGATGATTGCCTTTTTGCTTATTTTAATACTTTTAAACATTATATTGATTTGTTCTGGAATTGCGGCTCTATTGTAGGTCCTGGGCGCGGCTCAGCTACAGGCTTTTTGTCTAATTATCTATTAGGTATTACTTAGCTTGACCCTATTCACTGGGGCCTTCCGTATTGGCGCTTTCTGAATAAAGAGAGAGCCGAACTGCCTAGTCTAATATTGATGTTGGGCAGTTGTAAAAAAAGAACATTAACCATTGCTTAATGGGTGTCTGCTTAATGCAGGCTAACGGTATCAGCGAAATAAGTCTTAATTAATTTTAAGAACGAATCAACTGACTAAGAGAGTCTATGTCCTGAGAATGGATAGATTGATAATACCGTGCTAAAAATCGGAAGATTAAATGTGTAGAGACTATTATGTAAGATGGAGATAAGCACCATCTGAAAGATGTTCTAGCGATAATTGAATTAAAATGCTCTCAGTAAATTATCGTAAAAAATATAGTCCAATAAAAACGGACATTGATATTGACTTAGCTCCTTCAAAACGTCCTGCAATTTTTGAAGCTATTCGCAAAGAACGTGGAGAATTAGGATTAATTCAGGTTGCTACCTTTGGCACTGAAACTACTAAGTCTGCTATTCTTACTGCTTGTCGCGGTTATAGGTCAGATGAATATCCAAATGGTATTGACGTAGATGAAGCGCAATATATGTCTTCTCTTATCCCGCAAGAGCGTGGATTTTTATGGGAAATTAATGATGTTATTTATGGCAATGAAGCTAAAGATAGAAAACCTGTTAAGACTTTTTTAAATAAAGTAAATGAATATCCCGGATTACTTGATATAATTATTTATATCGGTGGCATTGTTAATAAACGTTCATCGCATGCTTCTGGAGTCATTCTTTATGATGATGATCCATATGAAACTGCTAGTTTTATGCGCACGCCCAGTGGTAGCTTGATTACATGTTGGGACCTCCATCAGGCAGAAAGTGCGGGCGATACAAAATATGATTTTCTTGTAACTGAAGCTTCTGATAAAATTATTACTTGTTATGAATTATTATTAAAAGCTAAAGAAATTCCTGACTTATCTTTAAGAGATTTTTATAATCAATATATTCATCCAGAAGTAATAGATACTACAGACCAAAAAATTTGGGATCATTTAGCCACCGGAGATGTATTAGACTGTTTCCAGTTTTCTACTGGTGTAGGGTTAGCCATCGCCAAAAAACTAAAACCGCAAGACCCTATGGAAATGACAGCAGCTAATGCTATGATGCGTCTTACGTCAGAAAAAGGTAAAGAATCACAGCAAGATAGATTTTATCGAATTCAACACCAAGGTATTCAAGCCTTTGATCAAGAAATGAAACAACATCATTTACCTCAAGAACTTATTGATAAATTTCATAAACACTGTGATAAATATTATGGTTGTTGTCCTTTACAAGAACAAATGATGGAAATTCTTATGGATATAGCTCATTTTACATTAGGAGAAGCTAATTCCGCTCGTAAAGTAGTAGCAAAAAAACAAATGGCTAAAATTCCTCAATTAAAAGAACAAGTATTTAGTCGTTTCAATAATAAAAATGACGCAGAATATTTTTGGGAAACAGCTATTGCTCCCCAGCTAGGTTATGCCTTCTCTCTTAATCATTCACTTCCTTATTCATTTGTTGCTATTCAAATGATTTATTTTGTTATTCATTATAATCCTATTTATTGGAATTGCGCTTGCTTGATTGTCAATAGTGGCTCTCTGGAAGACAATAGTGAAGAAGAAATTGTAGATATCTATGAACCAGAAAATGATGATTTAATTAATGGAGTTACTTTTAAAGACTTACCTGATAAAAAAACAAAAATAAGAAAAACTAATTCTACCGATTATGGAAAAATTGCCAAGGCCATTGGAGATATTCGTCAAGCCGGTATAAAAATTAGTTTAGCTGATATCAATAAATCAGACTTTAGTTTTATTCCTGATACGGAAAATAATCAAATCCTTTTTGGATTAAAAGGTATACTTAATGTCGGTGATGATGTAGTTAAATCAATTATTGAACATCGTCCTTATAAGAATTTAAAGGAATTTTTATTGAAAGTAAAACCTAATAAGCAAGCTATGATTTCACTTATTAAGGGTGGAGCTTTTGATAATATGATGGATAGAAAACTTTGTATGGCTTGGTATATTTGGGAAACTTGTGATAAAAAATCCAATCTTAATCTTCAAAATCTTGCAACATTAATGAAATTTAATTTACTTCCAGCAGATACAAAAGAAAGAGAACAAGCTTTACATATTTATGAATTTACTCGGTACTTAAAAACAGTATGTAAATATACTAAAGCGGATTATAAATTAGATGAACGCGCAATTAATTTCTTGCAAAAAATTGATAAAGATGATTTAATTTATAATGATAGAGTTAATTATTTAATGTCAACTGAGGCATGGAAAAATAAAGTCTATGATAAATGGATGGATGTATATCGCGCGCAAATAGCTGAAAATAAGCAAGAAATTTTGAATAAATTAAATACTTTAATTTTTAAAGATGATTGGAATAAATATTGTTCTAAAAATAATTACTCAGCTTGGGAAATGGAAGTATTATGTTTCTATTATCACGAACATGAATTAGCTAATATTAATAGTAAAAAATATGGGTATGTTGATTTTAATCAATTACCGGAAGAGCCTAGAATAGAACGTAGTTTTACAAAGGCAGGTAAAACTATTAATATTTATTATTTATCTAAAATTTGCGGAACTTGTATCGCCAAGAATAAAAATAAAAGTATGGTCACAATATTAACTCCAACTGGAGTTGTTAATATAAAATTTAGAAAAGAATATTTTAGTTTATTTGATAAGCAAATATCGCAAAAACAACCAGATGGGACTAAAAAAATTATGGAAAAATCTTGGTTTAATCGTGGTAATATGATTGTAGTTCAAGGTATTCGTTCAGGCGATGATTTCATTCCTAAAAAATATGCTTCTACAATTGGACATCAATTGTATCATATTGATGAAATTAAACCAAATGGAGATTTACTATTAAGAAGTGAACGATATCAAGGAGTGGCCGAAGATGAAGAATAAAAAATATCAATTAATAGCATTGATAGGCAAAGCTGGGTCAGGGAAAGATACCATTTTAAAAGATGTAATAAGAATATCTGATTCATCTATAAATTATATTATCTCTTATACAACTCGTCCAATGCGTGAAGGAGAAATAGAGGGGAAAGAATATCATTTTATTTCTGAAAAAGAATTCGAGCAAATGGTAAATAATAATCAAATGCTTGAATATATTCAATTTAATAACTGGTGGTATGGAACTGGCATTAAATGTTTAGATAAAAATAAAATTAACATAGGAATTTTCAATCCTTCGGGTATTAAAACTTTACTTAATTTTTCAGACATTGATTTACAAATATATTATATTCATGCTTCTGATAAACAACGTTTTTTACGCCAATTGAGTAGAGAAGAATATCCAGATGTTAAAGAAATTATTAGACGTTATTTTGCAGATGAAGAAGATTTTAAAGATATAAAATTTGATAATATGGAAATATTATTTAATGAAATTCAACAAGATGAATTAAAATGTTGTGATAAGATTATGGACCATCCTTGGTTTTGGGACTAAATCTTGGCCCAAAAAGGACAATTAATTAATAAAAAATACTAAATATAGTATAGCTTATTATAAGGCTATACTATATTACAGTATGGAGGTTAATAAATGTATATAATTAAACGAGACGGCACAGTCGTTTTATTTGATAAAAACAAAATTATAAATGCAATCGATAAAGCGTTTATAGAAGTTGATGGTTAGCTTTATGAAAGTGATACCGCTATAGATATTGCTAATGATATTGAAAAATGGATGTTAAAATGTCCAGATGGTAGTATAGAAGTAGAAGATATTCAAGATTTAATTGAAGATTATCTTATGCGTTCTGAACGACGTGATGTTGCGCGGGCTTATATTAGATATAGATATAAAAAAGAAATGGTCCGTCAATCTAATACCACTGATAAATCTATCAGAGAATTATTAGAAGGAAATAGCGATTATTGGAATAATGAAAATTCTAATAAAAATGCTAAACGTACCACAGTACAAAGAGATTATATGGCCGGCATTGTTAGTACAGATATTACCCGACGTTTTCTTTTGGATGCTGATATCGTAAAAGCCCATGATGAAGGAATTATACATTTTCATGATGCAGATTATTTCGCGCAAAATGCTTTACATAATTGTGAATTAATTAATCTTGATGATATGTTGCAGAATGGTACGGTAGTGAATGGTGTTATGATTGAAAAGCCTCATCGCTTACTTACAGCAACAACAATTGCTACACAAATTATTGCTGCAGTAACTTCTTCTTCTTATGGTGGAGCGACTATTTCATTAAGTCATTTGGCTCCTTTTGTTAGAAGTAGTAAAGAAAGATATATTAAGAAATATCAATATCGAGGATTAAGTAAAGAGCAAGCCAGAGAATTCGTAGAAGAAGATTTACACAAAGAAATTGTTGATGCTGTTCAAACCTTTAATTACCAAACTAATTCTATGACTAATACAAATGGACAAGCCCCTTTTCTTTCGGTATATATGTATTTGAATGAAACTGAAGAATATAAAGAAGAATTAGCTATGTTGATTGAAGAATTTTTAAATCAACGTATTCTTGGATTTAAAAATGAAAAAGGTGTATATATTACTCCAGCTTTCCCCAAATTGCTTTATGTTCTTGAAGAAGATAATATTACTCCAAATGGTAAATATTGGTATTTAACAGAGCTGGCCGCTAAATGTACGGCAAAACGCTTGGTACCTGATTATATTTCTGAAAAAATAATGAAGGAATTAAAAGGTGATGTTTATCCATGCATGGGTAAGCGTAAACTACAGCTCATGTAAAATCTTTTGAACCGCGCTCGCGGGTGTCTATTAATAATTTAATAGGCCAACGGTTAGGTCCTACTGTTAGGATGAGACCGTGCTAAGAATTTAAAATTTCTTGGACTATTTTAATTAAATTAACTAGACCCTTTCTCACATTAATATAAAGGTGAGAAAAATGCTAGTATATAAAATTACAAATTAGATAAATCAAAAAATTTATATTGGTCAAACTTCTAAAACAATAGAAGAAAGATTTTAGCGACATATTTATGATACAATTAATAATAGGATTGATACCCATTTAGCAAGAGCAATTCGTAAATATGGCCCAAATAATTTTACTGTTATAGAAATAGACCGCGCTGAAACACAAGAGGAACTCAATCAAAAAGAAGTTTATTGGATTCATTTTTATAATTCAATAGAAATGGGTTATAATGAGACAGATTCTTGCCTTAAAAGTGGCGGTAATACTTATAAATACAAAACTTCTAACGAATTAAAAGAAATTAAACAAAAAATTTCAAGCAGTAAAAAAGCGGGTAAAAATCCATAGGCAACGGCCGTTAAATGTAGAAATATCAATACAGATGAAGAATACTATTTTGATTCTATATCTGAGATGCAGGCTTTTTTTAATGAAACGAATCATAATTTTATTACACGACGTTGCTTAGGACAAACAAAATGTCTATATCGTAAATAGTGGCAAATTGCTTATGCTAATGAGAACTATCCAGAATATAGTGTGAATAAAAATAATGCTCGAGCAAGAAAAATATAGGTAACAAATTTATTAGATAATACTATATACAAATTTAATAGCTACGCTGAAGCCGAACGATATTTTCAACTATCAGAAAAAACTTTTAGCGGAAAAGCCTATAAACATAAGGAAGAGCCATATTTTATTATTAAAAACCAATATAAAATTGAAATTTTGAATTAAAGTGTATCGACTATCCCTGATGAATGTATGGGAGTAGGGGTGGAGATAAGCACCACCGTTGTTTTAGGAAACGAAGCAACTGAAAACCGAAGCGGAAGACTATCTTAATTTTAAGATAGAAGATATAGTCAGTCCCAATAGCAATATTGGATTAATATGTGTAGAAGTTTCCTCACGCCCGACCCTATTAGTCACAAATATTATGGCCGCTTCAACTAGGGAGTGGTCACCATTAATCTTGCTGATATCGCTTTTAGTTCCAATAAAGATTTTGAAAAATTCTGGCAATTATTTGATGAACGTCTTGAATTATGCCATCGAGCTTTACAAGCAAGGCATGAAAGATTAAGCCACGCAACTGCCGATGTTTCACCTATATTGTGGCGTTACGGCGCTTTGGCCAGATTAAATCAAGGAGAAAGTATTCACAAATTATTGCATAATAATTATTCTACTTTATCTCTTGGTTATGCAGCGCTTTATGAATGTGTTAAATATATGACTGGAGAAAGTCATACTAAAGGTGGGAAAGAGTTTGGCCTTAAAGTTATGCAACACTTAAATGATGCTTGCTCACAATGGCGTGCCGAAGAGGATATTTCTTATAGCGTCTATGGTTCTCCAATTGAAAGTACAACATATAAATTTGCCACTTGCCTTAAAAAACGTTTCGGGAAAGATATTTTTATAAAACTTGATGGCAAAGATAGAGATTACATTACAAATAGTTACCATGTCCCAGTATTTGAAGAAATTGATGCTTTTAATAAATTGGCTCTTGAAGCTGAATTCCAAGCATTGAGTCCTGGTGGTGCAATTAGTTATATTGAGACTCCTAATCTTCAGAATAATATTGAGGCCGTAGAAACTGTAATGCAATTTATTTATAATCATATCATGTATGCTGAATTAAATACTAAATCTGATTATTGCCAAAAATGTGGCTACGATGGAGAAATTTTAATAGATGATAATCTCAAATGGTATTGCCCTAATTGTGGTAATCGAGACCATGAAACACTTAATGTTGCACGCAGAACCTGTGGATAAACGATATTGTCCACACTAAATCCCTTAAATTGCGGGGAACCCCTTAAGCTCAAATAACTAAATTTATATAGGAATATATAAATGGCGTTTAGCAACGGAAACGGTATAGTAAAATCATTTGAGATTGGGCAATCAAACGCAGCGAAGCCTCCAGGCCGGAGGAACGTTCAACGACTATAATAGGGAATTTATTATTATTATTATTATTAAAAATAAAGAAAGGAGATAATAATTATGGAAAAACTGTATGATATTCCAGATTTTACAGGATATAAAATTAGTAAAGATGGAAAAATATACTCTGTAATTCCCAAAGGATGTCGAAATCGTTTTGACAAATCGAAATGGATATCCCCAAAAGAATTAACTCCTAGATATACAAAAACCGGATATGCTCGAATTTACATGAGATGCGACAGCACTAACGAACGAGAAGATGTTTATATTCATAGAATTATAGCTGAAATGTTTATCTCAAATCCAGAGCATCTATCTGATGTAAATCATAAGGATAATAATCCTAAAAATAATAATTTAAATAATTTAGAATGGATGTCTCATAAAGATAATCTATTGTATGGATTCACTAATGGAAATAAAGCTAGAAATAACAAAGGACAATTTTGCCACAAATAATAATAATAATAATAAATATTGTATAGTCTATTCCCCTAATAAATATCGGGAAACCGAGGGTGTCAAAGATATCGGTTCTCAATTTTGGAATCACGGCCGAACTAATGAAATAAGAGATAGGGTATGCCATTTATAATACTATGGGTAAATTTATTGATGAAACTGGAAATAAATATGGTTTATTAACAGTATTATATTTGGACAAAAACAACATAGCGCCTGATAAACATTGGATTTGTAGTTGCTCATGCGGGAATATAAAAAGTATTAGAGGCACCGCATTAAGACGTGGAAGAGTTAAAAGCTGTGGATGTTTATAGAAGAAAAGTATTTTAAATAAAAAATTTGGAGAATGGATAGTAATTGATGAACAAAATTAGAAACCAGGTTGTGTTTTATGCCAATGTTCATGTGGAATTGTAAAATCAGTTTATAAATCACATCTAACATAGGGAACAAGTACTTCATGTGGAAATTTTGTAAAACATCATTAGTACACAAAAGGAAATAATCTAATTGGATAGAAATTTAATCATTTACTTGTGTTGGATAGAGATTGGTCAAACAATGAAAATGGACCAAGATGGATTTGTCAATGTGATTGTGGAAAACAAAAAAGTATATTAGGAAAGCATTTAAAAAGTTAGAAAATACAAAGTTGTGGCTGTATAAATTATTCCATAGGTGAACAAAATATCGCCAATATTTTAAGAAACAACAATATTGAATTTATACAAGAATTTCATCCCGAAAATCTCCAAAGAAAATTACGTTTTGATTTTTATATACCAAACAATAATAAAAATCCTTACTTTATAGAGTTTGATGGAAAATAGCACACTACTCCATTTACAACTTGGAGTAGTACCATAGAAGATTTTAAAGATTTGCAAGAATGAGATAAAATAAAAGATAACTATTGTTTAGAAAATAATATTTTATTAATTAGAATACCTTATGAAAAACGAGACTGTATAATTTTATCTGATTTAATTCCTGAAACTTCTAAATATTTATTTAAAGGAGATGATTAAATGAAATACGCTGATTTGAAATACAATGACGTTGCAAACGGCCCCGGGGTAAATGTATCATTTTGGACCTAGGGCTGTCCTTAACCTAATCACTGCGAAGGATGCCATAACCCTGAAACGTGGGATTTTAATGGTGGAAAAGAATTCACTAATGATGTATTTAATGAAATTTATTAGGCATTAACGGCAAATAATGTTCATAGAAATTTTTGTATACTTGGCGGAGAACCTTTGTGTGAACAAAATCAATTATTAACTTTATTAGTTATTAGATTTGTAAAAGAAAAATTACCCAATACAAAAATTTATTTATGGACTGGCTATTACTATGAAGATTTAATCAATAAAAAAGAAAACGGCAAATTACAAGAAATTTTAAATACTATTGATGTATTAGTTGATGGCCCTTATATACAAGAGCAAAGAGATATTACTTTATCTATGAGGGGAAGTTTAAATCAACATATTATTTACTTGAAGGAGATGAATAAATGAGATATCGAGGAAAAATAAAAAATTTAGATGAAGCCATTAGTAAAGCTCCACAAGTTGGTGATGTATTTTATAATATTTCTGATGAACAAAATTATACTTGGACCGGTACAGAATGGTCAATAATTACTAAAGATATTAATCTTAAAATGACAAATTATGAATTAAATTAGCAAGTAATGACACAAATGAAGCCTCTTAGTGAAGAACAAATTTTTGATAAGCTTAATATTATTGAAGATTTTTTCAAAACGACTAAAAATAAATATTTAATGTTATATTGTAAAGAATTAAGCTATATTACCATGTTTGAAACCAGTAGCATAAATGAAACGGCTTATAATTTATTTTCAGACGCGGTTTTAGATATTTTGCATGATTTACAAGAATTTGGAGATATTAAAGATATTTCTAATAACAATAATGGAGCTATTGAAATTTGGATTACAAACTCGGACAAAACAAGTAATTGTTATTATTTATTTGGCTATGACGCGGGCGTTGTTTTTGTAAAGGAAGGCTAATTATGATTTATACTTATTTTGATTTATTTAATAATACTCAATTAGTTTATTATAAATCTCCAGAAGATAAAGAGGGGAAAATGCTTTGTACTTGCCGACTTGAGAACTTGGATGAGACATTGGTGCAATTAGCTAAACAATATAATGACAGTGATATCCATATTTATGGTAATCAAACTTATGGAGAAGGTTTAAAACAAAATATTGAATATCAATTAAATACTAAATTTAGTGATAATAAAATTAATGTTTATTTAAATTAAGGAGAAAAAGGAATGTTTGAATATTTAATTAATACCACTGAGGTATATAGAGTAAATACTGAAAAAGAAGCCACTGAGCTTATTAATAATGCAAAACAAGATAAACAATATGAACTTGCAAAGTATTCTTCAGTAAAGAAAGAACAAAAGCAAAAGGGTGAGGTCATTGATGAATGGTATCAAGTGACTTTAGTTAAAAAGTTTAATGCCGAAAAAGAACCTATTAGTCATGTTTCTATTAATTATGAGGTTGAATAATGAGTATTTATTTTGAAAAAGTAAGTCGTTTTTCTGATGTAAATTTACCTATGCCTGAGCGCAAAACCGCCAAAAGCGCAGGATATGACTTTACTGTTGCGGAAGACGTTGTAATTCCATCTTATCCTAAAATGGTAGAGCAATAAAAGTCTTTTACCGCCGTTAGTGAAAATCCTATTACTCTTGATGAAATTAGTAAAATTACAAAGGCATCTCAATTAAAACCTACTCTTGTTTCTACTGGCATGAAATGTCATATGGAAGATAATCAATATCTTGAAATTTCCGTCCGTTCATCTTGCCCTCTTAAAAATTGGCTTATTATGGCTAACGGGTCAGGTAAGATCGATAGTGACTATTATGGGAATTCAAATAATGATGGTGAGATATTTTTTCAAATGATTAATCTTTCTCCTTTTGATATTATTCTTCATCGAGGAGATAGAATTGGCCAAGGTATTATTTATAATTATCTTATCACCGATGATGATAAAGCAAATGGAATTCGTCAAGGCGGTTTCGGTTCTACTGGTCATTAATTATTAATTAATAAATAATAATCTCCTTCTATAATAGGAGGAGATTTATATGAATTTTTTATTTTTAGATTTATCAACAAAATCCACAGGTTATGCAATTTCCGATGATAAAGGTAATTTAATTACTTATGGATTAATTACCGCTTCTTCAGAAAATAATGTTGCTCGTATTCAAAAAATATAGAGTAAACTTATAGATTTAATTAAAGAATATAAAATAGAAAAATTAATAGCCGAAGATGTTCATCCAGAAGCATATGGATATTCAGACACAGCACGTTTACTTATGTGGCTTCAGGGGTCAGTTGTCCTTGGCGCTCATTCTGTAAATAATAAAATTAATTCCAAAAGTATTGAGTTTATGTAGGCTAGCGAATGGCGCCATTAGCTTGGTATAAAAACTGGACGTGGCGTTAGACGCGAAAAGCTCAAACCGCTTGATATTTAGTATGTAAAAGATACTTATGGAATAGAGGCCAATGACGATGTATGCGATGCAATTTGTTTATATTCCGCCTATTTTAAATCTAACAAAGAAGAATTAAATTGGGAATAAATTCTTTGGGCGGAACCTTATAATTATATAATTTCTTTCTTTAATAATAATGAGAAAGAGCGACAAATATTGGAGGAATTATATAAATGTTAGAATTTATCCTACAGTATTGGTTAGAAATATTATTTGGTATTGTAATTGGTGCTTTTAGTTGGTTTTTAAAAAGATTTTTTAATTTAGTTAAAAATGAATATGCCGAAAACCAAAAGGCTGAAATAAGAAAATTACAAGAAGAAGTGCAAACAAAGCATGATTAGCAAGAAGAAGAAATATAGTCTTTGAAAAAAGGTTTACTTTCTTTACAAAGACCTAAATTTATAGCTGATTGCTATAGATTATTAGAAACTGATCATGTTATAACTCCTGATGAATATAGTGATATAGACGCCGACCATGAAGCATATAATGGCTTAGGCGGAAATCATTAGGGAGATTAGTTGTTTGCGCTAATAGTACAAAAATATACTAATCAAGTAACGCATAACTAAAAAAATAAAGGGAAGCAATTAAGCTTCCCTTTATTTATTCTTTATACAATTTTTGTTGCTAACGTTGCAACTTTACGCTATAATAATTGTTTTTCTTCAGGAGTTGCATCCTTTATCATATCCATGAGGTCAGAAGTTAATTCTTGTGCGTAATCTTCTAATTCTCTCATCTACAGGGCCTAGTCCAAATGTTTTTCTTTACTCTCGATATAAGATTTACGTTTTAAAGGACTATGGCCCATTTTTTTACTGTCTTCACTCATTGCTCCAATACCCATATAATCAGAACCGTTATATCCTAAATCGCTATCCATATAACTCATTCTATCAGTTGAATGTTTACTATTGGAAGATTTACGGTTATCCATTGCGCCAATACCATAATAATAATTATCATCAAAGTAATTATCATTCATATAATATCTACGCTTTTTATAATCCTTATCCATCATACCGATGCCATAAACTTCTTCTCTTTCTGTCTTTTCCATAGCATCAACAATAGAACCATAGTAACAAGCTTCAGCCAAATCCTTAATCATATCAATAACTTCTCCCATTTCATGAGTGTCCACGCATTGAGGATTAGCCATTTGCTATTCAACCAAAGATATTAAAGTATTCTTTATATTATACAATTTTTCCATTATTAAGCCACCCTTTCTATAATAAGACTGGCATTTTCAACACTAATCGCTGAAGCGCTAGTATTTTCAACACTAATCTACTGGCAACATCCCGATGGAACATTTAAGAATAATGCACGAGAAATACTATTAAACTCTTCAACTGCCGCAGGCGTTGAAATCATAGTAGTTTCAGCAACAGGTTCGCCATTAATAGCTATTGCTAAAGAAATTGGAGCTACCGTTGCACCAGTAGGAAGGGCAACATTCGCGCCGAAAGTAACTTTAAATCTAGCCCTAGATTGATTAGTTATGCCACGTAAAGTTACTAAGCCACTTCCTTCACGATGTACCATAGCACAACTACCTGGAACAGCGGTATTAGTAAACACTACATTACTATTGGCATTTACCGTTTGTAAAGCATTAGCTGTTATTTCCATTATTTAACCTCTTTTCTAAATTAAGAATTGCATCCACAGCCGTATCCACAGCCATAAGTAGTATAGGTATTACCAGTATAAGGGTTGGCAACAATATAAGCAGGTTGTGCTTTAGGAGAAAGTTGTTCTATCAAATAAGCATTCTGTAAGTTCTGAGAAATCTGACCCTTAAGACTAGTATTTTCAGCGGTAAGAGTATCAATTTTATCCTGGACAAGGAAATCAAGGATAGAGCGCATACTTGCATTAGTATTATCAATAATATCGCGCACACCCTGGTTAACTGCCTGACGATTCTGACAAGCTTCAGTAGCAAGATTATAATTTAAATCTGCAAAGCTTGACGTAATAAGATTTCTGTTCTCACAACAGCACTAGGCATTTGTCGCAGCCATATTATTTAGCTGTTGAGAAAGAGCATTTGTATTTTGCATATTAGCAATCGTATCAGCATTAATAGCCTGCGTAATGCCAAATGTATTCTGCATATTAGTCATGCCCATATTGCAGATATCAGATTGCAAGCTACGTGCATTGCCATTTAAGGTTTCGGTAATGCCCGCAAAACCAGTTAATAAATTATTATTAACACCAGCAAAGCCATTACATAAACCGGTCTGTAAAGAATTAATACCGGACTTGATATCACTCATATCAAAACCATAGGTTAATTCTTCTCTTGTTGTAGTTCCCTGATAACCAGCGCCGTTGGCGCCATTACCCCAGCCATTTCCGCCCCAACCATTGAAGCAGAAAAGGAATAAAATAATTATCCCATTATGTTATCCTATAAGTTTTTTGTCTTATAGTTCTAATACTTACTTATTCGTATTAGTTCAGCATATCTTTTCATTTATTAAATAAATGTCGCGGCCTCGTGGATGGATTATATCTTTTCACCATCTATGCGTTGCCCCTGACTAAATTTAATCTAGCCTTCGGTTCGGATTAGCATTTCAGCTTTCCCGCTTAATTCCGCGATTTATCCATGGCAGATTTTACCTTACCATGCACCATTACCCCACATACCATCATCACCATTACGGTATCCATTACCGCCTGTCGCTGCGGCAATATCAGATAAACTATAACCATTACTTGCATTGAACATATAAATGTCCTCCTTTAATAAAATATATTATTTAATTCCTAGCTATTGCTTAAAGGAACTAAATTCTTTATCAAAGTCTAATCCTTTCTATGCACACATATTACGTGCTATTTGTTCTATGCCTGAGGTATTTCCATTTTGTGCCATCTATAACAAGTTATTCGCTATTGGGTTATTCTATTGCTATAAAAATGACATCATTAACTATTGAGGATTAGACCCACCTTTAATCATTTGAATTAATTGCATTGGATTTAACTACATATTTTATTACTCCTTAAAAATTAATTTGTTGTTTAGGTTTTTCTTCTTGAATTGGTTGCTACTGGACTTGCTATTGCTATGAAACAATCATATTTAATGCGCCTTTAATATCATTTAATGTTTCATCAAATTCCTAACGAGTAACAAAATTAGATGAATTAAAAGCTTCGGTAGGAACCTCTTTATACTCATACATATTCATAGACGCCGTTCCATCTAAATTTATCTATTTAGTATAAATCCTTTTATTAGCCAAATCAGGGAAGAAAAATACAGAACCATCAAAATCAATTGCGGCCGCACGAGCTTCCTCTAATGAAGAAACCGGACGTCCCTTTAAACCTACAAAAGGCTATGTCTATTGCATTAGTGGTTGAGTAGTTTGTTGCCGTGGAGGCTAATAATAACCTGTATTATTTCCAAATCCTTGATATAAATTCATAATAAAAATCCTTTCTATATTATTTTCTTTCCTTCATATTTATATAAAATTTCTTGCCAAAGAATTTTCCAATTTTGCCAAAAAATTTGGGAAAAATTTAAGGACATTTTTAATTAATAAATATAAACAAAAAAAAATGGGAGAACCGCAATTGGTTCTCCCATTTTATTATTTTTCAGTTTCTTTTGAAATTTTATTAGAACTAACTTCTTTTTCGATTTTAGAATTAATATATTCATTTAAATCACCAAGAGAAGTATTTAAATAATTGATAGCTTCATCACCAAGGATAGCTAATACTTTATTATAAACTTCAGTAAAAGCTTTCTTCTACGCTTCGGCATCAAACTTGCCCTATTGTTTTAAAGAATTAACATAAGTCTAGTTCATAGCGATAACACAATCAGTAATGGTTTTATCAAGCATATCTAAATACTTTTGTTCTAATTGATTACTTGTCTATTGCTTTAAAGCTTCTTTTTTAGAATTAAGCCAAGTAATAACAAATGTTGTTAAAATTCCTAATAAAGGAATAACACAAAGTTCAAAAATTTGAGCTATTAATTCTACTGTCATATAAATCCTTCTTTCTCATTAGTCCCAACGTTTCCATTGTAAAGACTATTCTATTTTTAATAACCTTGGTTCTAAATACTAAACAGAATAACCCTAAGATGAGTACCATTTTTCACCATAATCAATAATCTAATTATTATTAAAGGATAAAGCGCTATCTAAAGCAAATGAAATTAAATTCCAAATCCCATTAACTTTTACTGCCCAGAAACTTTGCAAAGTACCATTCGAATTATAATAATTAATTAAAATTACATTACCAGTTTTAAAATCAATATTAAATAATGGTATATCATCGCTAGTTTTAATACCACGTTGCTATCCATTTAATACATTATTCTTAATTAAAATCTCTAAGTTGAATTCGTCGTCTTCTATTACTGATGGGTTAATATAATAAATAAAATTATCAGTAGTTCCATCTACGAAACCGACATACATAACCTTATTATTACCAAAATCATTCGCAAAATCCGCCGGTAATTTACTATATAAATTAACTACCTAAGTTGCAATAGGGATACCAGATTGCCCCTAGATATTCCCAAGAGGATTATCCTAATCCCAGATATCTTTAAGCGTAATAGTTGGGCCTTGATAATTTTTAATTCTTTCTTGAATTTCGTCATAAGATAATTTACATTGATAAACATTACCCTAATACGCACTAGAACCATTAGATGTAATATTTATAAATAAATCACCTTTTCCTATTGGAGCATCAATTAAAGAAAAAATATTTTTACCTTTCTTAAAACCAAACTCACCATTAACAGTTATATACATATTATACTCATCATCGGGAGTAAAAATATGTATAGGCATTGGGGTCTTTACGTTTATTTCCTGATCATTTTCATTTAAAGGCACTGGTTCATCAATTTCATAACTATTTAAATTATCAGTCCTTGTAGTAGTAAATTTAGATACGGGAAGTTTAGGAAGTTCAAATTTATAAATTTCCTAATATTTATCATTATTTAATTCTTGTATAGATGATGAAACAGAAAACTGATTCTTCTAATAAGTACCATCTTTGGCTTTATAAAAACTAGAAATAAATATATTCTCAGGAACCGGAGCAGGCGCCGTTAATGCTCCCAAATATAAAACAATAATATATTTTTTCCCAACCTCAGCAATCTCATAAATTTTACCAGTTGGTTCATTAATATAAAAATCACCTTTAAATCCTTTTTCTAATATCTCATTAAAATGAACATCTATACTAGCATATAAATTAAAAACAGAAACTAAATAATTACAAATATTTATATTATCAATATAAAATGGCTAAGTCTAGCTCTCAATAACCATTAAATAACAAAAAATTGCATAAGCTAATTCATGAATTGAATTTAATAAAGTTGGGTAAAAGTTAATCATTGTATTCCAAAGACTAATCTATTCCCCAGTCTCAGGTCTTATCCAATACCATTTTGTTCTTTGGTCGCTTTCATCACCATCTTCAAAATTATCACTAATTTTATAAGTATCAATTAAATTCTATCTAAATTCAGCAATTTCATTTTTAAGAGAAGTATTATTTAAAATATTAAAAATAATTTGGTTATCGCTCTAAATCCAAATGCCAGATTTATAAGCAGTTCCTTTATAATTTTCTGGAAGTTGTAAATTAAAATGATTTCCATTATCTATAATTATTGTATCTGTGGTTTCATTATAAGTATATTCTACATTATCCGCATATAGCATTCTGCGTAAAAACCAACTAATATCACTAATTAATTTACAATCACTTTGATATAAGGTATATTCATCACTAACGTATTTAGTTAAATCATCATTAATATATCCAATATTACGAAATCTTGATAACGCACCGGCGCCAAATAAACCACCAGTAAAAAATGTTGGCGCTTTTGGCAAATTAAAATTAACATAAGGATTTGTTAAAGTTGCCTATTTATTATTTCCATCTTTATCTTTATAATAAAAGTTAGAATCAACAATATAATCAATAGAAGGCTCTTCCTAGGAACCTATCATTGTTTTATATAAATCATTAATTCTCTATCCACGCTATAAATAGAATTTAATTTTTGGTGTATCAGGATTAGTCAAATCCAAAGTCACATAAGGGTCTCCATCTTCAAGATTAATTGTTTGATGAAAAACTCTAATACGAGGCGTAACGCCAGTTATACAAGCGATTAATCTATATCCCAAACCGAAGTTTTCTTCAGTTTCTAAATCCGATGTCTCTTTTAAAGAATTGCCGTATTCTTCACTTTCTGTATCGTCCAGATTCAAAAAGATATAAACATTATTGTCTCCATCGGGAAAGTCAGGAGAAACCTCTAAATTTTTATCAACATAAATTTTTTGCCACAAAGAATTAGTAAAAGATTTACCCGAAGCTTTTAAATCAATCTATAAATTTTCATTATAGACCGAATCTTCTTCATTCATATATGAAGGATCGCCATAACTAATAAAAACATATTCGCCAACACCAACTGGTGATGTCCATCGCATTTTTAAATCTCCAAGCATATCTACAGCTCGGTTAGAAAAAATTCGACTTATTTTAAAATCTTGACCTTTTTGGCCACCATAAAAACTATACATTAGCCTACTCTCACTCCTTCATATGTAAAATCAATTATAATATTATATAAATCACTATTACTGCCATCTTCAGTATAAATACCGGCCTTGCCTTTTAAATACAAAGCCAAACCATTTCGATAAGCTGAAACATATTGTTTATGATATTGCTAATACTAATCCCAATATTCACTATTAGTTTCAGAATAAGGCGGTACATTACCTTGGTAAGAAATACCTTCTACATTAGCCAAAAAATCATCTCTTGCCTTCGTCATTTGGGCTAATCCAGTAGTAGTTAAACTCTTACTAGCAATTTCGTCAATTTTATAAATGAGAGGTCTAATAAACTATAATTTTTTAATTACTATATCATCATTTAATTCATATATGCCAGTTCGGCCAATCATAATCACATGATCCATACTATTGGTAGTCCCACTATCGCCAATAATAAATTTAGTTCCAGGAGGCCCTTGAATACCAATTTTTTTAATCAACGTGCCTTCCCATGGGCCTAATACATTAGAATTATATATATCTATTTTAGCGTTTTCATATTCTTCAAAACTATTAATGACTTCGGTAATCTAACCATTTAAATTATCAAAATTTTTAATAGGTGCTGGTACATCACTATACACTACATTTACAATCTATGAATTTGTATCACCAAATTTTTTAGTAGAAATTAAACCGCCAGACCCGCTGTAATCTTCAAGATTATATACTATCTATGCAAAATTTTGAGCCAATTTATTTCCCTCCTTATACTCTTGTTAAAGTTTCATTAGTTGTAATTGACATATTACCATTATAAGTTAATGGTAAAGTATATTGAGTAATTACGAACTCACCTTTAATATTACTTTTTTTATCATCTATGTAAATTAAATTATTTGGTTCCAAATAATATCTTGGCGTACAATTTATAGTAATTGTAAGATTATAAATAAGATACTGATATAACATATCTCTAATATAATCAAAAGCTGTGCTACCAGTAGCACTAGAACTAAACAACTTCATTTGGGCAGGTTTTAACGCGCAATAAGCCTATCCTTCTAATTGATACTATTCTATTTTCTAAATCGAATCCGCTTCATTAGTATTTTCAAAGAAAATAATATCAGGAACTTCTAACTTATATAATAAACTTAAATTTGTCTTAGTCAAAGTTTTCGTTCTTCGACCAATCTAATTAACAGAATAATTTGATACCAACTAATCGGCATCAATAAAATCTAACCAATAAGTAATTAGACTAGGGTCAATATAAATAGCTGGGTTCCATCCTTGCCATGTATCTTCACCTTCAATATCAACTTGCGCTTTCCACTCTTCATGCCATTCTTCATTTAATGGATTAAATAGCTGTGCGCGCCAAAGATATTCTTGATTAACTTTAGCCAAAAGTTCATCATCATAATCTCCTTTTTGTGCGCCATTTTCATTATTTAAAAGCGCTTGCCGGAATAGCTCTTCGCGCCATTCACCGCAAGGACTACCAATTAAGGTAAAATAAAAATTATCCTCGTAATCTAATTCCGGTTCTTCTGGGATATTAACAATAATTTTATTTTTACTGTTATCAGGCAAAATAGGAAAATCTATTATATTAGAATTATAGGCTTTTAAAATTTCCGTTAATAAATCTTCAATTAAATAATTCCCACTATCCCGAAGAATAAATATCTACTTTATTAACTCATCTTCGTCTTTCAATATTTTTAAATTTTCTTTTTCGCCATCTACTGGGTCTAGAAACGGCAAAAGCATCACTGGGTCAGTATTATCTTGACTTTCATCTTTATCATTATCTTCTTCATCAACTTCATAATCAAAAATTAAATTTAAATCAGAGATTAAATCTTCTTTATTCTCTTTATAGTATTTTAATAAAGAGGCGATTATATTATTATGCTATTCCTAAGATAACAATATTTTATCTTCTTTATCTTTAATTTCTTCATAATCTGTTGGAAGAATATAATCATATTCTTTTAAAACCCCATTTTCATCATAAGAAACAAGTTTATAGTTAATAATCTCACTGTTCATAGAAGAAACTGTATTAGTTAATTCAATGATTGAAAAATCATAATCTTTATTTTCTTCGTTAAATTTTTTATCTTGCAATATTTTAAGATAAAAACCATTCTAAATTCTTTTTATTAAATTTTCTAAATTATCTAAAGATAAATCTTCATTTATTTCATAAACTTTAGTCCATTGCTTTTCACTATCGTAATATCCTAATTCTACTTTATTATCAACTCGTCGAATTATTGCTAAAAAATAAGCCTTTACTTTCTCTTCATCCTTTTCTTCGCTATCTTTTGTTCCAAATAAAGCCGATGAAGAAGAGGTGCTTGATATTGTTGAATTAACATTATCTCTAGGCTAAATCTAATTAAAATCATCATCTCCGCCGAAACCACCATAATTGCCTCCTGAAGTATCCCCAGTTGAAGTATCATCATCAGCAATGGTTGTCCCATCTTCCTTTTTAGGATAAACCGCAAAAGCCAAATAAGTAAAAGCAATAGTTTCTGTATATTCCTCTAAATATTTATATTCAATTATTTCTTTGCTCTAAAGTTTAATTGAATAATATCTGATTTCATTTAAAAAAATAACTTTAAAATAAACTATGAAATAATCATCAGTTGTAAAAGAATAATTCTATAAAAGATTTTCAGCAACATAATTACGAATATCATTTTCAATAGTTTCATCTTTAGTCTCAGAGGCATTATTATCATATTTAATCTCTATTGGTTTTGGTTCTGGAAGATTATCATAATTATTTCGTTCATACTCAAACAAATAATAACAATGTTCATCTTTTCCATTTTTAACTTCCCACATATATTGATTAGCTAGATCTATAATAGGTTTTTCATCAATCGCCAAATGATATTGAATAGTTTTTGTAATGCCTTCTGAGTTTGTTTTATCGCCCCAAACAATAAAATCATTTTTTATATTTTCATACTTAGGACTATTATAATAAGATAAAGCATCCTTAGCATTAATAAAAGTATAATAATATTTGCTATCGGAGAAAGCTTTTATATAATAATTATCATTAATCTAAGTAATTGGTGTATAATAATAATTTAAATAATTCTTTTTCTATTGAAATACAAAATGACCATCTAAATCGTAAAAATATTCATAGTTGCCAAGAGCTTCAATAATTTTATCTAAAACCGCAGTTACTGTGTCCCCCGCAGAAAATACTAATTCGCCGGGATAAGTTAAATCAGTTTCTTGATAGCCAGCATCTTGGCCATATACAAATTTATGCTATAAAAAATTTTCATCAGTTGGTGCATCTTTGCTAATAATAAAACTTTGATAATCTTTTGAAAACCAAATTGGATCTTGACCTATATATTTAGTACTTAATTTAGCCGTCATATCTACATCATTAATAATAACATTCTATTCTGGTTCTTTCCCAAAATGTGTAACACACTCCTTAATAATTGTAAAAATGGGAACATCTTCGGTGCGGATATCCCCATTTTCATCTTCATATTGACTTTCATGAAATGTAACTGACGAAGGCAATGTACCTCCACAGGTACCATCTAACATACACATTTTATCTTTACCAGAGATAGATATATTTGCCGAAGAGGCTGAGATAGAAGTAGTAGCTTGATTAATTACATAAGTTCCAATAGGAAACCAGATAATTTCTCCATAATCAGCATATTCTCGAAAAGGATTCTCAAGACCAATTTCTACTTTTACTTTTTTATTCATTGAAATAATATTTTTTATATTGGTAATATCATTTTCATCTTCGATACTACTAACAGTTAGACTAATTGTTCTACGTAATGAGGCTTCACCATTAACAGTAACTGAACCCGCCGTCGCAATACCCTAAATCTCGCGCAGAGGTTTTTCGTCAACAAAAGTTAAGACAGTTATTTTAGCGTAATGCTTTTTAATGCGCATTTCATCTAACATAGATAAAAATTTACTATCTTTTAAATATTCTCTCATAAACTCCTGTTTTCTCCTTTCTGTTAAGTTTGAAGCCCTTTAATTTCAATTGAAGCAATTGCTTTATAATTTATAATCGCATAACTAGGCAATAAAAAATATAAATCCGTAACTTCATTCTCTATTGGTTTTAATACATATTTATTTGTAGAACCAATTCTAATACGAGTGCCGATTCTGTCTACTTTATAAGTCCCACTATCTGGGTCATAGGTAGTCTAACGATACATCATTAAATCCGTACCCTCATCTGCTTCTATTTCAATACTATCAATACCATCAAAATTATAAATAACTAATTGCTAGCTACCATTTTCCCATACATCTGTTTGGCTATTTTCTTGAATGCTAGATAAAGGTTTATATTCTTCTAAAAGCTAAACGCCTTCAATAATTAAATTTTCAACGCTATATTCTTCATCTTTGTTTCTAATTTTCTATAAATATTCATCTATTTTATTTTTTAATTTTTCAAAAGATGAAGGTATCTTAGTATCAGTATACGCATTTAAAATATAATTATGATTTTTTTCTTTAATTATTTTCATAACATCCAAAGTAGAATAAAGTCCATAATTATATTTTTCATTAACAATAGAACTATCATCATTTCTAAAGAATTGATAATTATCTAATATGTCCTAAGTTTCAGTAAAAATACCGTGAAGCTATCCCATTTGTAACAATTCTCGTTTTGCAATAGTTACCTTCTCGAGATAATCTTCTTCTTCTAAATCAGCGATATAATTTATCAAAACAGGTCTAGTAAATTTTAAATACATATTTTTTAAATCTACATCATCCAAATGATAAATTCGATTAGGGAACATAGAAATTTCTTTACCATTTATAATCACAGTAATAACATTACTCTAATTTTTATCATATTCGGCTAACAACTATTTATACTTTAAAATTTCTAAAGCATTTTCTAGCATTTCTACTCTAGTCCCTGTTGTTTTTGCTTCTAAAGCAATAATTTTATTTTTAAGCTATAATTTTGGATAAGCTTCTATCCATATTGCTTTTATTTTTTTTAATACATATTTTCTATCTTCACTAATTTCTTTCTCTTCCTAAATTTTTATTGAAGTATAAATATCATCATAAGTTGAATTAAAAAGAGGATTAGAAAAAATTTCTATATTCTATAAATTATCACTATTTTTTTTGTCAAGAACACCAGTAAATACTTTAGCAATTTGCCCAATAACTGTTTTATTTTTAGTATTGGCCTCTTGTATTGCCAATTTACTATTATTGGATAAACTATCTAATGGATTTATATTATATAATTTGATATTTGCCGGAGTACAATCAGCAACTTCATAAGCCGTAGAATTAAAATCATAAATCATACGTCCCAAAGTGGCTTGAGGAGTCCAAGTGACATTAGTTAAAGTAATAATATGATTACCCTCTGTGGCCGATTTAAATAATTTATATCCACCATCATTAAGAAATTCCTCAACACAATGTCGATATATTCTTTCCATATATATATTATCATTAGTAAACTAATTATTAAAAACGGATGGCGCATCTATTAAAGTTTGTGATGTTTTACTAGTAACTTCCAATTGTCGCTTAAACTATCTCAAATATTTATCTGTAGAAATAACTAATTCACCATTATGAAAATATCCACCATATAAATCATTTCTTAATAAGAAAGATAAATCTTCATCACTTAATAATGAAATTTTTGCGCCAAGCTAAAATTCAGCATAATGCGCAAGCCCATTACGTAATATAATAGGATATTTAGAATTAAGGCTATCTTGTTTTTGAAATAAAGTAGTATGTTTATAACTATTCATTTTACAATCATAATTTAATCTAACCTAAATACCATTATTATAAATATAACTATATTGGAAATTAGACCAATGCTCCGGAGATTGCTCCAAGGTATCAAATTCATATTTAGGAGCCGAGCGAATGCCTGCAGTATTTATTTTCTATAAAGCATATTTATATTTGACTCCACTTTCTATTGTAAAATCTTCATAGAGCAAAGTCAATTTATTATCATAAGTTGTTTCATTATACCAATTAAATTCAGCAATGTCTTCCCATTGAGTATAATTATCTTTTTCACAAGCACGAGATAAAATAAAAGTACCATCTAATGATTCATATTGCTTTTCACGCGCATAATAAGTAATCTAATTGCCATCTTCATCATAAGCAATTTTTTCTACTTCTTGCCAATAGGGAGTATTCTTAATATAAATCTCTAACGAAGCATTTTCATCTACGCGCAATTGATTATTAAAATCCTAAACAGCCTATTCGCGCATCTCGCGCGTTAAAATACGATGTTCAGTATCATTTACAATATAACCAATATCTCCAGTAGCCTTGTTCGTAGTATTTGCATCATAAGTAGGATTTACGCCATCTAATTCAAAATAAGATAAATAATTATTAAAATTATTTTCATCCGCCACATAGAATAAATCTTTATAAGTAGTTCTTTCGGTGTTATCTTTAACTACGAACACCAAAGATTTAAATTGCTTTAAATAATTTTCTGTAATTGTAAAATTATAAAATTCAGAAGATTTTTGATAGCCATTCGCCGTAATAATATCAAAAATAATTGAATAAGTCTTTAAGCCAGTATAATCTAACTATTGATTAAAACTATATTCTACTAAACCACTATATTTATTATTGCCCGAACCATTAAATTGTAACCACTCTGTTTGCAAATAAGGGTCAGATGTTGGTAATAATTCAGAGGTATAAGAGCCTTCATACAATCTAAATCTATATTTATCCATAGGCTCTTCAGCTACATTATAATAACCGCCTTGGAATTTAGGAAATCTGCTACTTTCTACATTTTGGCTAGAAACAAGGATAAAACCAACATCTAATGAAGTAGTATCTTGATTATTTAAAATATCAACTATAGGCTCTTGGATAGCTTTCGTAATAATTACATTAGACCATTCTGAAAAAGCCGTCGCGGTATTTTGAGCTTTTTTCCATTTAAAGAAACTAACTTTATCAGTATAATTTAAAGTACTATATCCAAAACGCAATTGAATTTTATAAAAAGTGTTTGCCATCCAACCATAAGTATCACCTAATTTTATATCAGAACTGTTTATAGTAACTGTATATACACCAGTAGATGAATAAGCCGGCTTTTCCATATAAATAATACCATCATAGTATACATCAGTATCTACAACACTTTTATTATTTGACTATTGAGTAAATTTAATTGATATGTTCTTTACATCATCATAATTTAATGATTTTGGTAAAGAAAATTCTATATTTAAAGTAGCATCACTAGCCAAAAAAGCCGGTATAGAACTACCAACAATTGGCGGATATACTCGATTTATATTAATTGTGCTTTCAGCCATTTATTTGCCTCCTTTAACTCTATTCTATTTATTTTTAAAAATCAATTGTAATAAATATACGTCTTTGGACCAAATAAAAAAATGGAATAGATTAAAATCTATTCCATTATAATTCTAATATCTATTTAACTTCATCTTTATGTGCCTAAATCCATGCAATAATACTTTTAGTGGTTAAAATATCCGCATCATTCACTTTTACATTTCCATCTTTAATAACTATACCATTTCCGCCCAATCTAACAAATCCATCAGAGCGCAGTACATTAGTAGGAATACCATCGGTATCATACTAAAATAATCCGGGGATGGACTAATAATTCTACTCTACACCTTCTAAAGACTAAGTAAAAGCACCAGGAGTAGTAACTTTATCTATTGCGCCAATTATGTTCTAGCCATTTTCATTATTTATATTTAAAACTCCATTCACTGGAGAAGTTTTTTCTGCATCTTCATCATCAACTGTACTTGTTTTTGTACCATCAGTATTACTATCAGTTACGCCGGTATCTTTACTAGTCAACATTACTATTGGATAAATAATATAAGCCTTTTTAGAAATAGTAATCTGTAAAGCTCCCATAGGTGTTGTTTTTACTGTGTCCGTGCTACCAGCAAAGTAAGCACCACTATAACTATCTACAGGACGTAAATAATATCCGCCTTTGCCATCTCCATAAGTAATAGGATAGAGAAAAATATTACTGGTTAACGATTTTGTATTTTTACCAATTAATTCTTTTTCTTTCTTTTTAGAAGTTTTATATTTAAAAGAGATTGCGGTAGATGAAGAATAAGCGGGCGTACCAGAAGCATCATATATTATTTTAGAAGGTATAGAAATTGTTCCGATATTATCTATTTCCGCGCCTAAACTAACCATAATTGGTTGATACTAATGCAAATATTGCTTTTTTACTTGATTGCCACTTAATCCAATAGAGGCAGTAAATTTAATAAAATACTAACCGTCACAATCATCAGTAGCTTTTGTAATTTTATAGATATTCTATTCAGCATTTGATAATTCACTAGTAATATTAATATCTTTTGTGCTTATCTATATCTTATAGGTACTTAATAAATTGCCATCTTCATCTTTATAAGATGTTCCATTTTTTATTATTTCCCCATTTAAACGCAATTCAGGTTTAAAATAAATAGGTTCATATTCATCTTCTGCCTTCATTTTATTTAATGGCCGTTGACTAATTTCGCTACCATCCGCAGAACATTGTTTAATAGTAAAAGAATAGTCTTGACCATTAATTTTATACTATCCTTGTTTTGTAAATATAATACCTTTACTAAAATAAAATTCTTTATCGGCCAAAGTAATAATTCGTAACGATAAAGTATTATTGGTATAATTAGCATAATACTTTTGACGTATATTATAATGTACTGAATTAGTGGCTTTATCAATCCATAATTTAGAAATCATAGAATTAGTAATTTTAGTAGTAGGATATTCAACTAATTCCGCACCATCGGGTGAAAACCAGGTTATAGTTTTTACGCCGATATTCTCTTTATCAACAGTAATCGTCGGTTTTATAATAATTTCCATAATTGACTAGTCGTAAGTAATGCTACCATTTTCGTCATACTAAAATGTATCATTGCCATCAAATACTACTCGTACTGGTGAATCTTTAAGATAATTAACTAATTTGTATTCGCAAGGAACATAATCATCGCTATCTTCATTAATTTTAGCGACGGCATAAAACATTATTGTGCCATAACTTAAATATTGACTAATATCTATTTCAAGTGTATTCTTATTTAAAGCAAGATAAGAACCATCCTATAAATCAACATACCAATCCGCGCCTTCTATTTTGGACTATGAATCAACAATAGTCAATTTGACCTCTGTATCACTAATATCATTTCGAATAATTGTAAAGCGCTCATTATAATATTTAACTACTCGTACATCTTTGCTCAGAGTTACTGATGAATTATATATTACAACTAATTTATAACGCATTTGCTAGTAAACATCTTTACCAGAAACAATAAGTTCATTAAAATTTAAATTAATTCCATCATTTATCATTTCCCAACCTGGACCCGCAGCTTTATCATATTTTTCACTTCCGGATAAAACCGACGGATTCTGCTTATACCATCTACAAATACAGTTGGTTTTATCCATTATATCTTTCCCAGCATAATATAAAACGCCAGTTAATTTAATTTTATCAGTATCTTGAATTAAAGATAAGCCTTGAGGCGCGCTAATGCCTACATAATATAAATCTTTGGAACTATCTTGGATATCAACAAAGTTAATTTTTATATTATTTACAAATATATTTGGTTCTTTATTATATACTTCTACTGGTTCATTATAAGCATTAAAAACAGTATCATATCTAATAAAACGTTCTTGAAAAAAAGTAATTTTTTGAATACCTAAAAGGTTAATTCCTGACATATCATAAATTGCATACTATGGAGAATTTACTTCATAATTGTATATACTACCTGAAAAATTATTTATATCTAATCTACGTGAATAAGTAATTCCACTATCTTTTTCTAAAAAATCTACAATTATGCCATAATTACCGGCTACCATAGACCCATAAAATTTAGTCCTAAAATTAGCCGAAATTTTAATATTAGGGTAAGTACTCAATAAGCTAGTAAATGCTATATCTTCTTCTAAACTAGGATTTTCATAGATTACTTTTTGATAATATTCACTATCTTCTTGTGCATAGGCTAATAAAGAGTATTCATTAGCATTAGTATAAATATCACTAATATCAACTACCTATTGAGCTAATGCTTCATATTCTTCAGCACTATAAGAAGAGGCCGATACCTTACCTTCAATAATTTTCTTCTAAGTAAAATCCCCTCCAGGGATTTTAACATATATATTAGTTCCCTTAGAGTATGTATAATTTAAATTAGTCGGTGTGTAAGCACGAAATTTGCCTTTTTGATATTCTACAAAATATTCACCAGTATCCGCATTATTAAGACTAACTATTTCGGCAATAATGGTTTTATCAAAAGATAATTCCGCATCACGCTATTGCGCTATATAATCAATTGTTTCTAATAATGTATTAGATATTTCTTTTGGCTATTTTACAACAGCCAGATATTCTTCTTTTCTATTGTGAGCCATATTATCTCCTTTCACTCCTAAATAGATGAGGAGAAATTAATCTCCTCATCTATTTCTATTCGCGCTGATGTACTATGCAGCATCATTACTAAGATTAGACAATGCTTCTTCAATTTCATAATGATCAGTGACATTCGGAAAATTAGCTTCTATCTTAACGTCCTATTGAATGGGCTAATCATTATAAACAGGAGGCATAATATCAGTCATTAAATCACTAATCGCAGATTGACTTTGTTGGTTCATGCGCTTAATCTAATCATCCACCCAAGTATTCATATTACGTACAATATCAACCGCGCGCAATATATTAGAAGTATCCTTTTTATTAAGAATTAATTCCTTTGGATGGACTTTAATTAACTTGCCATTATCAGGACCGAATCCTTGACCAAAACCCCAATCACCAGTATAAGCACCTGTTGCGGCGCCAGAACCATATTTCTTATGCATTTCGTCAGCTACGTCTTTATTGGATTTAGCAATTGCAGCTGCCTGCTCATCATCGGTAAAGCTTTCACCAGACTTTTCATGTTCAGCTTTTACGCCTTCCTTCATCTTATCCTACTTTGCCTAACGATTTTCATAAGCCTAATTAATATCTGTAACAATATTACCATAGGCATCTTTTGAGGTACCAGTAGCTGTAATTTCAGCTATAACACGATTCCAATCAGTACGCATATCAACGTCAGTATACCTCCCCCCACCGCCACTAAAATTACCATCAATATAGCTTTCGTTCTTGGCAAGCTCTTGGTCAGTTCTCTTGGAATATTTCTATTCCCAATCAAGAACCATACCAATAGACTATGAAATATAACCCATTAATACATCAACGAGTTCTTCAATTTCATCACAAAGCTTTTGGATATGTTCTTCAAGACTATCAAGAGTTCCTCCCATGTCTGTACCAAAATTGTCCCAAGACGTACCAGCAACGTTCATTGCAGTTTCAACAACTTTTTGCCAATCTTTATAATTAGTCTATAATTCACTAATTGTAATATTAGAATTATTAACAAATTGCATATAAGCATCATTGTAATCATACAAATCAGTCATTTGACCATATAAAGTATCATGGAAGGTTTGGCCACTATTTACAACACCTTTATTTAATTCATCAAGCAAATATCTTTGTCTTTCAACGTAGTATTCTTGTAAAGCTAACAGCTAATTGGAATAATCTGCCGAATTCTTATCAAGATCTTGTAAGGCTTCTTTAAAATCAATCTAATTTTGGATTAACTATTCACTTACATCATTAATATAATCTTTACTTAACTCACCTAAATCATGAACCGCATCTTCATATTTCTATGTAGCATCCTCAATTTTTTCTTCATCGGCATCATAGGCATAAGTCCAGTTGCCCGCGGCATCACGTACTAAACGCATTGAAGTCTTTGAATTCTATTGCTCCATAAGGGCAATTTCGGCAAGTTGTAAATCATATTTCTTTTGCAAATACTCAAGGTCATATTGACTCATCTAGACGCCATCGGCCTGAAGATCGTTAATCTCTTTCTAAATCTCTTTAAGTTTTTCTTGAGCCAAAAGGTCATCAGTATCTTTCATCTATAAATTGAGCTGGCGATTGAGTTTATTTAATTCATAGAGGCGTTCTGCATCATCAAGATATTGGTCATTAATAGTTTTGGCTTTCTCGTATTTATCCTAAAAATCTTCAAGAGTCTCAAAGGGCGAAAGGGCATTACTTAATGTATTAATTGCCATCTCCACGCGCATTTCAAATAAATCTTGCGCAGCTTCAAGAGTTTCTTCCCAAGAACCAAGGAATTCATCGGATGCCTTTTCAACTTCTTGTTTAATAACCTCAACTTGGTTTTCCCAGAACTTAACAGAAGATTCATCTCCATCAGCCCTACGATCGGCCAATGCTTCTTCGGCTTCTTTTTGCGCTTTAACCAAACCATCCATTTGACCTTTGAGAGTGGTCATTTTGCCAATCATAGTTTGGACTTTAGTAGCACCAATCTAAGTCTTCAGGCCCATATCAAGCATTGAACGACCAGACAAATCAATAATATTATTAAGATGGTCAAGCATTGATGTATAAGTATCAAGACGTTCTATCTATTTATCAATCTCATCAAGCGCCAAATCCATAACATTTTGCACAAGGTCTTCAATGTCATTACGCAAATCAAGAATAGCTTCATTAACATCAATCAAATCACTTTGATAATCAAGTATCTATTCATCAAACATTTGCGCATAATCTGGATATTGTGCTTTCGCCGAATTTAATTGATCAATGCCACTGCGCAATGTAGCACCTTTATCAAACAACTAAAGCATTTCTTGCTCTTGGTAAGCAAATCCTTCAAGCATTGCTTCAATAGTTTGTTTATTGCCATGAGCCTATTTAAGAAGCTTTTCTTGATAATAATTAAGACGCTTAATCTAGAAATCAATTTGTTTGACTTTCCAATCAATGGCTTTAGTTATTGATTCAAGCTCAAGCTCAGCCTACTCTTTTTCTTTCTAAGCAATGGCCGCGACATTTTCATCAATATTCTCTTGGATACCCATAGGCCCATTAATATCATTACTGATTTTAGTAAACCATTCATTGAGTTCTTCGCCAGACATGCCCTCTTGCATATTTTTTTCATATTCAGCCCAAACTTTACCCCAAAGTTCAGAAGCATTAGCAATTTCGCCATTGTCATCAAGAGTAATTTCTAATTCTGGATGTTTAGCATTAAATTCTTGAACTTTAGTCTTTAATAAAGTTTTCCAAGATTTAATCTATTCTTCAAGAAGCTATTGTTCTTCTTCGAGTAAGTCAATTTCTTCTTTAATATATTTTTGTGCATCTTCTGGATTAGCACCTTCACGTTTTGTTTCTAATAACTCACGCTTTTTTTCATTAACTGCAATACGTTTATCTTGAATTTCTTTACCTATATCAGAAGCAGACTTTTTAGAGGAAGAGCCTCCACCTCCACCAGAAGGTCCTTTAGTAGTAATATTAGTCCATTCGTTTTCTCCTGGGCCCATGCCAGTCATGTCAATACCAGCATTTGTTAATTGAGTAGCCCCTTTACTAGCGATACTCTCTAAGGCGCTTGCGTCGCCCTATAAAGCATTAAATAAATCTGTTAAAAAATCTACTAAAGTTTGAATTTGAGCAGAATCAAGAGTCATACTGGTCTATAAAATACTGCTTAATATACCAGCTAATGGTCCAGCTTCTCCAGTAGTATTACCTAAAGCGGTCTGAAGACCTTGCAAGGCACTAACAGCCGAAGAATTATCCATATTAATAGAACCATCTGCATTAAAAGTTAATCCATTTAAACTATTTATTGTAGCCCTTACCGCATCGGCCCCAGTTTGGACTCCTTGTTCCATACCATTAGTTATAGATTCACTTAAATCTACCTATTCAAATTGAGTAGCAAAAGATCTATTTATTTCTTCTCCAGCATCTCCCGAAGCATCTTTTACTGCATCTTTCACGTCTTTTGTAAATTCTGTATTATCGATTTTTAAATCAATCTTAAATGCTGCCTCATTTTTTTGCTTCTAAGTGCCATTAATTAATTTATCAATTAACTTCTAATTTTCCTTATCTAAAACAAAAGAAGAATCAACAGTTTTACCAAAAGCTTTACTAATGGCTTCTGCGGCTTTAGTTGCCGTAGTCATTTTTTCAGTATTATCTTTAGTAGTTTTTAAAGTTTTCATATAATTAGCTAAATCTTCTGTTGCTTTATAAAACTAAATAGTACGAATATTTTTAGCTAAATTATCTTGAGCTTTCGATAAATCTTCTGTGGCTTTTTTGGCTAATTCTGAGTTTTCACCATAATTACTTATAGCTTCATCATATTTTGATTGTGCATCAATAACAGCAGTTACTGTAGCGTCATACTCTATGCCCGCTTCTGAAGCCATACTAACCATAGCATCTGTATACCGTTTATCCGTTGTATCTATTCCGGCAGCTTTAGCATTTTTGTTTAAATCAAGCATATTATCAGAATTAAGAACTGTAACATCGATTTGATAATCGCCGTTATTAATTAATTCTTGATAATGTTTAGCAGCTTCAACAACGCCTTCATCCAATTTATTTTTATACTCTTCAACATTCAAACCGGCAGCTTTGATCCAAGATTCCTTATACTCATTATCCCAATTCGATGGAATACCTTTATCTATTATACTATTGGTTATAGTTAAAAAAGTATCTCGCGGAATTTGCATATTTTCAGGAAGCTCAAGATTCTAAGATTTATAAATAGAGCTAACAAAATTATCAGCAGCATTATAAGCATTTTCAATAGAAGCTACTCCTAAAATTTTATTTAATTCCTATGCTTTTGCAATTAATTTGTAAGTACCATCATCCATTTCTGAAAAATAATCTTCTACATGAATTCCAAAAGACTCTAATGTTGAATACGCATCAGCAGTAATAGTATCGCCGATATCTAAATTCTAAAGATTAATCGATGAAAGCATCTAACTACGAGAATTCTCAAAAGATTGAATAATAGCATTATAAGAATCTTCAATATTATTTCTTTCAGAGGCTAATTGTTCACCATATTTTTCAGCATCGGTAACTAATTCACTATAAGTTTCAGATAATGAAATTGTATCCTATGCATTAATTAAATTCTAATTATCTCTATCTACAGTCGCCTAAGCTAAAGACATAAGATTATAAGCTTGTATTAAAGCATTATTTGCTTCATCTGATTTAGCATCTAAGGCTTTATCAATAGCATTCTAATCTTTTAATCCAGCATCTTCTAAAATCTAATTATAAGTATTAGTCATTTCTTCTAACCACTTAAGGTTAGACTATCTTTGTTCATCATTATTTATTGTATTTTGTGCTCTTTGAATATCTTCATCAGTCGGTGCTGAATTATTTAAATCCTATATTTTAGCCGTATTATTAGCTATTAATTCATCATAAATACTTTGCTAATTAGCAATCCAAGCATCTTTATTCTAAATTAATTCATAATTTGTTTGATTTTCTTCAATCTATTTCTATGATAAATATTGCTATCTTTGATTATCAGTCATAGACTAAAAACCAGACTATGTAACCCAACCTTTTTGTCCCCAAGGAATATCTACATCTTTAAAATATTTAGTCCAATCATCTTCGTCCATTTCTTTTTTTAATTTTTCTTTTGCTTTTTTTGCAATTGAAATATTAAATTCAATGGGCGAATTATCAGCTATTTTTTGAGATAGTTTAATTAAATTCTAAAAAGAAGAAATCCAATCATTTCCGCTAATAACTCCAGTAGCCTCAGTACGTAAATTTAATAATATTTCAATATCCTAATCAGAAAAATTATTTATTATATCTTCAGGAGTAACTGCGGAAGTAACATTAGCATTTTTTAACCACTCTTCCAAAGCAGAATACTAAAGGGCATAGTTCCCAATACCCTCTTTACCAAATAAATAACTATTAATAATTCCATCAGAATCTTCAGAATTTAAACTTAAAGTCTCACTCTTAAATTCTTTAAGAAAATTTGTATACTCTTTTAAAGAATTTACATTTTCTGAATCTGAACCAAACCACGCTTTATCTAATATTAAAGAATTTTCATTATCTAATAAAGCTTTTGTATTTTCATAAAATTCTTTATTATCAGCTAAAAATTCATTTAATTTTTTAAGATAAGAAATATCTTCTGTTTTAATTCCTTGTTTTCCGGCTTTTTCTAAAGTAGCTTGTTGTATATTCTAAGCTTTTTCATACCAATTAACAAAATCATTAGAATTACTAATCGAAGTATAATTGTCCCATCCAATTAAATTAGGATTATCAGCTAATAACTCTATTTCAAAATCTTTAGTAAACTTATTTTTATTACCACTATAAATTCTATGAGTTCCTTGAGTAGAATTATACTTTGTGTATGAACCTTGTAAAATTCCCGCGGAAAAATTATCATTAATAGCCTGGTCGGCTGACTATATTGAGCCATTTAATTTAGCCTAATTAGCTTCTTTAATTTTTTTCGCTAACTCTTCATACCGTCCTTGCTGAATTAATAAAGCTGAATTTTCAATATCTAAGCTATCACATAATTTACTGCCTACTTCTCGTAATTCCGCTTTTCCTTCTCCGGTCTTTTGGTAAGTCTTTAAAGTTTCTTCATAGCTGTCAATTAACTCATTATTAGTATCTATTTCTGATTTTAAAGTCTATAAATATTCCTAACTAGTCTATGCAGTTTCTATTAATTTATTTTTATGAGCCTCAAACAACTAATTAATAAGAGTTAAAATAGCTATAACAGAGCCTAAACCAATCGCAAGTGAAGTGGCTCCGGATATGTTAGAAAGTAATCCTCGTGAACCTGTAGCCGCAGTGTCTGCACTTTCAGCGCTTGCTTCTTGCTATAAGGCTTGTGCTTTGCCTTTAGAAGCTCTAGTGGCCTATCTTTTTGCTTCAGCATTTTTTAATTCTTCTGTAGTATTTCGAGCTGTTTCCTAAGTATCCAAAGAAGAAGCGAAATAATCTTTTATTTTTTGAATAACTTTACTATTTCCGATAGACTATAAATTCTTCTATAAATTAATAAACTATGGAACTAACATGCCAATAGAAGTTAAAATACTTACTGTTTTTTCTAACGCAGTAGTATTAGGGTTAGCTAACGTATCAAAAAATCCTTTTATCTAATTTGAAAAAGAGGCTAAATTCATACATGCACCTGCAAATGCTACCATAGCTTCGGAGGTTGATGTAGTCTTTTGAGAAACTTTATCAAGCCATTCTCCCATAATCTAATTGGCTCTAGACACATTTCCAGCGGCCATAGCACTGTCATACTCAGCCTATGATAATTTAGTCATAGAATTATATACAGCCTCTATCTCCTATGGGCGTAAATTAAATGTTCCAGCAACCTTCTCAAATCTGCTCGTAAAACTCTAATTATAATTTTCTTCTTGATTACGAGCTAAATTTCTTACGCCAGCAAAATAATGATTTTTATTATTACTATCTATAAATCCAGCCTTAATTAATTCTTTTTTACCTTCTTGGCCATTAAATTTATCTTCTATTTTTCTGTCACCAGTAATTAATAAATTGATTTTATCTATTACATTATTTAAGCTACCATCTTTATCTAAAGAATTAATTTCAGCTTTTAAATTTTGAATTATTTTTAAAACTTGAGCATTGTCCGCTAATCGATAGTTCTAAAAGCCCTCACCGCCAATTAAATTATCATTCGCTCTTAAAAAATTCTATGTTGATTTTTCTAAGTGATCTAAATAAAAAATTAAATCGTCTTTATCGGTATTATATCCAAAAGCACCAGTCCGTGAAGCCTATTTACGATAAACACTCGCTGCTATCGCCTAATTCTATGCAGTAAAAAATCTTTCTTCATCTACATTTGTAAAAAGATTACCATTTTCTTTAGCCCGAATAGTCTAAAATAATTTTAATCTAGTTTCTTCAGTTGCATTATTAGCTTTTTCATAAATTTCTCCATATTTAATAGCCTCTTGGCTTAAAGAATTTATAATGTCTAAATGCTATGCGGCCTACTTCTTTTCTTCATCAGTTAATTTTTCTGATACATCATAAATCTTTTGAGAAAATTCATAAATTGTTTGATACTTATTAATACGAGCCACATCATCCGCCGTTCTATCTTCTGCAGGACTATTATAAAAGCTTTCAAACATTTTCTTTTCAGAAGCCAATGCTTCTTGCCTACGATTTTCAACTGCTTTTTGTCCTTGGGGGGTCATATTATAAATCATATTACCGAAAGAATTTAAACTCGTAGATATTTCTTTACGATAAATATTAAATACTAAAGCCCCTAAACTTGAAACAACGCCTTTAATTCCGCCCAAACCTGTAATAATAGCATTAATACCATTTAAAGTAGTGGCTGTTACATCATCAACAGTTTTAAAGAAATTTTCATCAATTAAGCTATCATAAATACCCTCAGCAGCGGCCTAGACTCTTTTACGAGCGCCTTCCCAACTATCAGCATAAATTTCTGCTTGAGTCTCTAAAGAACCAGTAGAATTTTCAGCAACGCCAACCAATTCTTTAAAGTAATCTTTATTTTCCATAAGATTAACAAGTTGAGTATATTGGCGAACACCGCCAACCGTCTATGCTAATGCAACTTGTTCAGCTCGGCTAAGTCCATCCCACTTATCCATCATTTCATCAAGGATAGTATTCATTTCTTTTAATTCACCATTCTAATCCTTGATATCAATGCCAGCCTTCATCAGAGCTTTAGAATACTTGTTTAAATCGGTACCATCTTCAAGTGTTTCACCCAAACTAAGACCTTGAATACGCGCGAAAAGAGTCTTAAGGCTATTACCTACTGTATCTGCACTTTCACGAGTACGAGCAGTTAATGTAGCCAATGCCGAAGTGGCATATTCATAACTAAGACCGATAGTATTAGCAACAGATGCAAACTTTTGAATACCTTCTGAAATTTCATCAGTACTAGACGCCGTATAGGCACCAAGCTTCGTCATTACATCAGCATAATATTCAAGAGACTTACTACCATCATAAAAGTTATTCCAAACCGCGGTTAATTGATCAGAAACTTTAGATGCACTTTCGCCAGCGGCATTAGCCATTTTGATAGTAACCGCAGTTCTATCCTCTACTTCTTTACCACTTAAGCCCTACTGATAATAAATTAAGGAGGCCTAAGCATAATTATTAGTAGTTGTACTTAAAGCCTATGCCGCCTTATTAGCTTTCTAGGCAAAATCGGCCATTGACTATGAACTACTTTCAGTAACTATTTTAATATCAGTTAGAGATCTATCTAAATCTTTTGCATAGTTATAAGCCGTTTCAATACCACCTATAAAATTATGCATCATGCTAGAAGAAATCTACCATTTAACAGTATTAGCTAAAGTTTTCTTAAAATCATTTAATTTCTTATTACCGGTGGTTAAAGCCGCATCGGCAGTAATTATACTCTACGTTAATTGTAAAAAAGCTTCTTCCCCAGAAGGACCTAATGCAACAAGAGCTTTTCTATAATCGTCTATGCTTTTACCATTTTTGGTTAATTCGTTAGAAAAAGCAGTTAAATTTAATTTTCCCGTATTAATATCAGTAGCTTTCTCTAAACTATTCTTCAATTGATTAGCTTGAATAGATGCTTCTGCTAGCTCTTTATTTAATCCATGAGTTAAAGTATCTGTGGATTTAAAATTAGCTAATTTAGTAAGCTCATTCTATAAATTTTCTAGCTATTGTCTCGCCTACGCAGTATCAGCCGTAAAAGCAAGTTTTACATCATATGAAGCACTATTATTTCTATTAGCCATGAATTTGCTCCTTTCTCTCTTTATAATATTTATATAAAAGTAAAAGGGTATGAGGAATATCCTCATACCCTTACATATTCCTAATTAATTTAGGAAACCCTTTAAATACTTTATCCTAATTTGGTTAAAGTTTCTTTTAAGATTCCTAAAGAACTAGGATTAGTGAGATCAGCTCTTAATCTTTCTGCGTCTTCCGCTAAAGAGCCATAATCTTGACTCATAGTATTCATAATACCATAAACGCTATTACGATATTTATAATAGCTATTTAAGGTCTCATAGATATATACTTCCAAGTCATCAGTTTGATTACAATCTACTTGCTTCTTCAATTCCACAATAAAGCCCGAACCGGCAAGTAAATCATAAAGCTTATACAAATCTTCTTTTTGTTTGTCAGTAAAAGTTAAATTTGTATAATTAAATACAATCGCTAAATCCATATATACATGGAATGCGAATTCATTCAAAAAGTCATTATTGAAATCAATAACTTGTTGAATGACCTGTTTAGCAAGTTCTATTCTTTGTTCTACTGGCAGATACTATTTTACCTCTATAGTCTACTCATTAACTTGCCAATTTCTAACATCACTATTCTTCTGGAGCTATAATTTTGTAAAGGCTATTTTTGCCATTACTTCATCTCCCTCTTTATTATATTTTAAAAATTTTACATTTAAGTAAATTTTTTAATTTTCATTTCTTTATAAATATATTATAACAAAAAATTTTTTCAAAGTCAAAAAAATTTTTAAAATTCTATTTTAATATTTCCGGATAAAGCCTAATCTTTATCAACTCTCTATGACTTTTTAAGCTTACCCATAATATTTAAATCACTCAAATAATCATTAACTATATCCGTGGTAGAATATACTTTTATCTAATCAGCGTTAGGGTCATTAACAACTAAATATTTTGCGCTAAACATCTAATTACCTAATACTTGTTGCAATATCTAATCTCTAATAATCTAATTATTATTCCATCTTGTTAAAGCATAAATTTGCTATATTCTATAAAAATAACTAGGAGCCTCAGAATGGTCAGGGTCGCCGCCATCATGTCTATCAAAACAATTTAACATTCTATAATATCTGCCGCTACGTATCATACTATTACCAGGAGCTGTATTCATAAAAACTAAATAAGGATTTATACCGTTAATCTAAAAATTCATTTTAGGTGCTATTGCTTTATAAGCGGTGGTAAAAGTAGCCTCGGTTAAAGCATCTAGTATCTAATTTAAAACAGTTGAATTACTTGTATACTAAACTTCCGCACTTAATCCTACATTTGTGATTGCTCCAAAAGCGGAAGAATGCGTGGTAATACCATTTTGAGTTTTTGTATTTTCAATTGGTTTACTCAATCCCATTTTTTCATAAATCTAATTCTAAATTAAATCACGCGCTATATTATCAGCTATATTACTAAAATCTAAATTTGGAATTGTCATAGACATCTATAATAAAGAATTTGATGTTTTATAATCTTGCTTTGTTGCTTTTAACCCTTTAGATGATGTAATATTATACTAATCTATCATCGTGGCGGTATGTATAGTTTTTAATAATGCATCTCTCGCTCTATCAATACCTTTTTGAATGCCAATCCCATTATCTCTGTCCGCGCTCCAAGTAAAATACTTATATTTAGCTAAGGAAGGATTAATCTCTACCATATTCTTAAGCAGCTAATTAAAAGATTCTTGTTCGACCTCTTTTAAAATACTCTAATACCCATCAATAGTAGGATTGCCGTTATCATCATTATGCATCTGCATATACTTTATTCCATTTAAAAAATTTTCTAATATTTGCGCATTTGTATCTTTGCTGTTACCCTATTTTCTGGATTTGGCAGGTATGGATGATAACATACTATCATAAATATTTTTTAAATAGACTAAAGTATTGACTGATCTAGAAGGGTCTGAATTAGCTCGTCGCGCTAATTTATTTTTATCAACATTAGTTATCATATTATCTCCTTTTGCACAAAATAAAAAAAAGGAGAGGGATTAACCCTCTCCTTTAATAATCTTTTCAATAAGTTCATCCTCTGTGAGAGGAGTTTTATTCTCTTTTTCTTGAGAAACTTTATTCTCTTTCTTTGACTTTTTAATTACGACTTTTTCTACTTCAGATGCTTTAATAGGTCTTGGAGCATTAGAACTAATAATCATAATTAAATATCAAAGTAGCTGTCATGAGCCGGATCATGGATAGTCTGAGTACGATAAACACTATCGTTATCAATATCTTCAATGATCTGAACAGCAGCAAGCACTTTCTTAGTAGGATTGAAACGAGTGGTTCCAGGGAAAGCATCAAGCGTAAAAGTGAAAGTCGCAGGATCACCAGTAGCAGCCATACTAAAGGTAAAGTTAGACTGAATCTTGCAATTCGGGATTATAAATTCCGCAGGAAGATCAACGCCATCCTGAGTACGGAATAAGGTAGAAGCTTCAAGATAGAAGTTGCCACCAAAAGATTCGGCAGTAATTTCAATCTGACGAGCCTTACTTGCTCTTTCGATGTAATAATCAAGAAGAACAACCGCACCATCAAAAAGTTCCATCTTATGTTCGGCATCGGCATCAGTTTCATCTACAATACTATAAGTAGAAGTGATTTCCTTAATCTGAAGACCATAATAAATCTGGACACCTGCCTTAGCCTTAGTCTCAGCTTCAGCGTCAGTGCAAGTCTTATACTTCATTTCGTCTTCATCAAAATAGAACTTCTGAGGCTTAGTGGTTTCCTCAGCCTGACGAATAACAGTAGGAAGATAAGGCTCAGTTACAGGCTCATCATTGTCAACACGCATAGCATAGATATAGAATTCACCCTTGTGCGCACCAGTAGTAGCATCAATCTGCTCGTAAGGTAAATTCTTGGTAAAAATTTGAACACTCTTCTTGTCTTCCGCAAGAACAACAGCCGTAGTCTTTTCGGTTACATGCTGTTTAATAGTATTCTGCTTAGAAGCATCAATAAGACCGGCGCCAGCAAGAATCATAAAGCCTTCCGCCGAAATAAGAGCATCTTCCATTGTAAACGTTAAAGTACGGTCGCCATCCCATGCAACTAAACGAGCATTACCACGACCACCTTGCGCATAAACCGTAGTAGAAGCGCCTTCAAGGCTAGAAGTTTTTAACGTATCGAAATAAAGAACAGGCTCATTAGCATAGAAAACTTTATTACCAACCTTCATAGGAGCACGAGCTTTTAATACTACATCGCATATTTCGCGTCATAATTATTAAATTATGGACTATCTCTTAATAATGGTCAAAGCCATTATTATACCCTTTTCAGCCCACGTATCAATAGTGGACTTACAATATTGATTAAAATATTTAGTCTCTACATCGCGTTTATTATAAAATAAACATGACACGGGATTCTTCCTTCTTAAGGACATTCCCCGTTAGCTTGTTATTTAAACAAACCCCTTTGATAAAGGATAGGGTATATTAGTGCAAGCGATTCACACCAAATTTCATAGGTATATTTTCCTCCTTTAAAAATTATAAAATTTTTGTTTTTTTCTTAATAAAAATAACTCAGGGTTATTTCTATATATATATTCACCAATTTTATAAGTATCCTTTTTGCCAAAACGTAATGATTGACTGGAAACATCATAACTGCCTCCAATAACACCGGCATACTCTTTTAAAATTTGATGTAATTTTTCTAAAAATTTTTGACTGCCAGAAGTAAATACGCTATTAACGCGTCCACCCTTCAAGTTCGTAATGCAGCCATCACCATCAAAATATCCTCTTATAAAATCGGGTAAATACTCATTAGGTATATTAGGAAACTCTAATATATTACTTTTATTTTCTACGCCACCAAGATTAATTATATCATCATAAATTTCTTTACAACTAAAATTTAATCTTGAAGCTTGGCGATCTACATAATCATATAAAGGTCCCTCATATCCCAATTCCTTCGCAATTTTTTTAATTAAATACTTATCTTTCTTATGAATAGTTATATCAAATAACCTACCACTATAAATACATCCATCAGCGCACCAAAAGCCAAAAACATAGGCCATATTATGACTCCATGTTTTAAAATAATCTTTATTTATATTGTACTTTCGAGCATTCTAACTTTGTTTAATACTTAACTCCTATTGAGTTAATTTTTTTATAGGTTTTTTATTATGATAACAAAAACTATAAATCTAATTTTTAGTATACTAATTATTAAAAAATTGCTACCATTCAGGCAAAGTTTTACTATTGCTCTATGTCAATAGAATCTCCTTATGTTCCGGTAATATTGGCAATATTACTCTTCCTTTCTTTAATGGATATTTTTCATCCAATTTTCGGGCTTTTTATCAGACTTAGCTCCTGCCAAACGACTCTTCATATCTATATCCCAATTAGTATATAAAGAGAATCTTTCTATTAAATCATATAACTAATATAATGTTAGATTCATACAATCTTCCAACGACATTGAATTTAATCCAATAGTCAATGATGAAATGTATTGGCTCAAAACGCTTGAATCGGTAACCCCTTTAAGTTCGGCAACTCTTTGACGCCCTTTCATTAATTTATTAGCTATCTCTTGAGCTTTTTTGTTAGCAGGATTATAACTATCTTGCCCATTTTTATTAGTATCAAAACAAAAAATTTGTCTTGCTACCTACTAAATTAAATCAAAATTATTTTCGTCAATTAATATCTACTATTCGTTATCTAAAAACTATAAAATAATAGAACGTGGTGTAAAAATAGATTTTGAATTAGGGAATAATAATGATAATACCTAAGATGTGGCTTTCTTTCTATCCGCTTTATCGTTTTGTAGCATTACCATCATAAATATCTAAAAATTAGTAGTAGTGCCTAAATCATTTTTGTCCTACGCGACTATACTATTTTTATTAATACATAAACATTGAGCGCCAATAAAAAATTCTTTCTCGCCAATTAATGCTATTTCCTTTATTTTAGGCTAATGAATAACTAAAGGAATATCGGGAATTGGTAAATCAATTCCACACATTAAACCTAATCTGTAATCCATTAATTCATCTTAGGCATTTTAAAATAATCCTCGATAAACATTTGTTCGTCCACAGGATTAGGCATAAATTTTTTATCTTCTCCTCCATGTATAGTATCATATAATAAACAGAGTCCAGCAAATTCATCAGTTAATATAATTTGCTATGCGCCAATGAAATTTAATTGTCCAATACCAGTTAAGTGCTTTTTATCTAGCATACTATCTAATTCCGCCGCAATACGATAAGGTCTTAACTAAAAAGAATCAGCTAATTGCCACTAGCTATAGTGACAAACAATATCAAATTCAATAGTATTATCTCTAAATTCGGGATTTTCTCCATTAGGAGCAAAATTATCAAAACTAATAACAATGTAATTTAATACATCTTTATCCACATAAAGTTTCGGTAAATTTTTAATATTTTTCCCAAACATTTCCGCAAATAATTTATCACTTACTTCGGGACGTTTTAAAGCATCGGCTGTAGTATAATAAAGTAGTTTGCGCAAGCGCTGATTCGCGGCCATACGATCAACTATAATGCGCATATCTTTTTCTTGAGCCAAAAATGCAGACTCTGGATTTTTTACATTATCAATCTTCATACTCCATTTTCTCCTTTATTTTTAAAATAAAGATTCAACCACAATAGTTTTATATTCTGAAGCGTTATAATATAATGTAAATTGCCCAGAATATGTAGTTTCCCAGCGTAATTTTAAAACATTAGTATCTTTATCGACTTTAACAGTTAATGGTAATTTATTATCCCATTTCCACTCTCCGCCTTGAGAGCCTTCATATTTATATTCATAAACTACTTTAGGTTTAATAAAAGTATCACCAATAATATTTTTATCTGTACTATCATTTGGACTTTTTATTGGTTCAATTTTACCACCAACAATACCATTTTCAATATCATCCTCAGTTTCATTAGAATAATATTCAACGGCATTAATCTCTATTATACCAGGAGTAGAATATAAATCTGTTGCTTCAATACGCCAACAAATTTTATTAGGATCATCCTATAAATAAAATTTATTATAGCGCTAACATAATTTTACATTATCTTCGTTGTAAGGTAGTAAAATATTTAAAGAATGGTTTGGAATATCTACACTGATTTCATGCTTTTGAATATAATTTATTTTTGTTTCTACTGGTCCGCGCAAAGCCACATAAGTCCGATGATAATTTCTATCTTCATCTTCCCATGCAATCTCATAAGAGCAACGTCTAATATTACCACGAAAATAAGCTAATTCAGTTAAATCTTGTAAATAGATTAACCAATAAGTATTAGTACCAAGCCATTGAAAAATATCACCAGTTTTAAAATTACTTTCAGAACCTATAGAAATTATCTTTTCATCATAGTCCTATTTTACTTTATTAGGATTAATCAATGCTCTTCGTTCAATAGTATCATTTTCGTCATAAAGTTTTTTTACTTCGGCAGCTTGATAAGAATATAATAAAGCCCGACTTAAAGACTTGCGTTTATCTCTAATCATTCTATCCTATTGGCCAGTCACTCCATTAGTGTATAAATATCGAGTGAGCATATTAGCTTTAGGAACGCGGAAATACATACTATTTAGATATTCATTATTCTTCAATGCGCAACCCCCTTAATAAGGTAATTGCTTCAAAAACAGTTTTTCTATAAATTAAGAAATCAATAGCATAAACTTTTAATCCTTCTAATTTGCTTAAAAGAATTAAATATTGCCCATTAAAATTAAATAATTCATTTAATCCAGTCAACTCAACCAACACGGTTTCTAACTAATTACGCCAATCCTCATGGTTTTCCCACATCGGAATTAACTTCCAAATTTGGTTAGTTAATCTATTAATATTAGTATTAATTAAATCATTATCAATATTAAAATTATATTTAGTCATCAAGGGCACTTACCTCCCTTAATACTGACCAATTGGAACGGATATATCCATCTTCATCAGTTTTACGACGTTTGTATAATCTCTACATATGAAATGCTTGCCGTCTTACCTCTGTTCTCAATGATAATAATTTTGACATATGATTAGCTTGTGAAGTAAATTTAAAATCAGTCCCTGAATATTTCATACGAGTAACTTCAATAGATGCTAATTGACGTTCTACCCAAGCTTCAACCATAATCAAAGCTAAAATATTAATTTCTTCATCATCCAAATCGGCATTAAAATAGGAGGTATTCTCCTTCGAGAATATCTCCTAAAAAGCATCATCTATATCAATATTTGCGCCACGAACTTCATTAGATAAATCTCCGCCCAATGGTAAATCTAAATCTCCACCATCAATTCGTCCGACTACATAAGAAGGTGCATCATCACTAACTAAAGTGTAATCTAGCCTTTTTCGCGGAAATTCAAAACCCGGTATACTGTCTATTAATAATTGGCGCAAATCTCTTAAAGTATCACGAGGAGTAAGTTCTAAATACATATCATCTGTAATTTTACCTAAAAAACGTTCATAAATTTCAAAAAAATATGTCATATAAAACCCTCCAAAAAAATTAATCTTTCTTTACAATATTATATTTTGGAGCAACTCTACGACCTGCAGGAACAGTTTCTGTAGCCGGCTTTACTCTACGCTCTGGGGCTTTTGACATAATTTGCTCATCAGTATCAGCTTTTTCAGCTTCCAAATTGGCGATAGCCTTATCAACATCAAAACCAGTCTTTTCCTTTAAAGCTTTTCTCTTATCATAATTGTCTAAAGGAAGAGAAACAGCATACTGTTTTACCAAATCAATTACTCCAATAGGTGCAAAATCAAGGCAATCAAGAAAACTATCAAGAGAACCATTTTTTAATAAATCAATAACACCCTGTTCATCAAGATAATATTCCGGTTCTGTCCTAACTCCTAAATCATCAACAGCCTCAATATCAGTAATTTGTAAAAAATTTTCCATTAACGTGCGTCCGCCACTTTGATAAGCAAGCATTTGCAATTCACTATACGGAACCTTTTTTACTTCACCCGGCATAAATTCTCTACGGACTCCAGTATCATGAATATTATATACTACCATGCCCGCGCTACGATTACATACTGTAATCATTGCATTATTATTATTTCCCATATTTATTTCTCCTTTTACTCATAAACAAAAATAGGGGGAGAAGGGGAATACCCCACTCTCCCCTAAAAATATTATATATTAATTTTTAGTAATTGTCAAAATTACGGCTTATCAACTGTACCGCCATCAACATCATGAGAACCAGTAAGCTGGCCAGCATAGTCACGGACCTTACCAGTTACGCCATCAAGATGCCAAGTCTTCATATCGCCAAGAAGTTCAGTATCACAATAGCAGCAAATGTTGTTAGCTAACATGGCAATAACGCCAACCTTCTTATAAACCTGAATTTCACGACTACGGTCATAGTTAGTATATTCATCAACAATGGTGTTACCTTCCATAGCAACTTTTACAGGCTTATTATCAGCACCAGTAGGAATAATCCAAGCATAGCCAGGATCGATAACCTTGGTTTCATTGGTAGCATCTTCAAAGCCCTGTTCAAGAATAACAACCTTATAGCCCTTATAAGAAGCAAGACGACCAGTATTCCAAAGCTCATTTTTCATAGCTTCAGTATAACGCCATGCATCCTTCGGAATCATACGAACAGCAAACTCATAAGTACAATAAATAGTAGGAGTACCATAAGCTGAAGCAATCATAAGAAGTTTATCAAATGCGGGTTCATCAAAACCATTACCAACAACACGGTTAGCAGGAGGGAGCTGATTGATAGAAGCCTTAAGGGCACCAGCGATCTCCTTATAAATAAGCTCATCCATACCTTCCATGATAATCTGAGTTACAGTACCAAAATCAACACGGCCATCAAGGAATTCCTCAAAGCCAATCTGGGCAGCACCGCCGATAGCAGATGTACGGACTTCAAAGCTTTCTTCGTTCTTACCAAGCTTAAAGACTTCATAGATGCCAGCAAGACCAACGCGAGTAATAAACTGCTTGGCGCGAGTATTGTTGCTGAACTTTCTACGGAAGATAGGCTTATCGCCCTGCTTGAAAGTCTTAACTTCAGCGAACTGATTATATTGTTCCTCAACCTTCTTGGGAAGAACTTCATCAATAGTCTCTTCAATCATGGAATAAATTAAATTCTTATTTTCACGATAAAGAGAATAAGTACCAGCGAGTTCATTCATTTCTCTACGAAGCGTTTCATTAAGAGCTTCATAAGAAAGACTTTCACCGCCATAACTGTAAGCAACGGGAGAAGCAGGATCGGCCTTAGCTACAGTTTTCATTAATTGAACAAGATTTTTTCTATCTAACATTATACTTCTCTCCTTTCTTACGCAATTCTCATAACTTTAACGCCCTTCTGATGATCGGGCATTTCATAAACCTTAACAACCTACCACTGAATAGAGCCATCACCAGACTTAGAAAGCATACCATCAGCAGCGCGGGGACTTAAAACATCGCCAACCGCTAAAGTAGTTTCAGCAATAGTATTAGTAGTAAAAATATCACCAACATTGGTCTTAAAGACACGAGGAACCATAGTAGTACCAGCAGGCATTCTACGAGCATTATACTTGCCAGGGAAGTGGAAAGGATCTTCCTCATAGAAAAGTTCACGAATATCGGGACCAGCAGTGACATCATCATATTCATAAGTATGTTCTACGCCTTGGCTATCAGTAATAGTCATAGACGTCTTACCCGCAGCGTCCTTACCATTCAAATAACGTGCCTGCTTATCGGCTTGAGGCTGACCATCATAGGGGCTGTAATAACGAGCCTGATAATCATCTTTGCGCATAGCAAATTCGCAATCAGCCTGTTCTTCACGATAAAGTTTAATCTCATTATAAACGAGCATCCATTCGCCTTTACCCACGAAATCAACTTCACCAATATCGCCAGCAGCATAGTCATACTTAACGAACTGACCATTTTCGAGGAGCTGGATATTCTTATTAGCAGGTAATTGAGCATAAATCTAACCAGTGCGTTGCGCGCTTAAGTGGTTGGGTTCAACCTGGCCATAACCAAATTCAACATAACCGCCCTTAACAGCAGACACGCCACTTACGTCTTTAAGCATATCTTTTAAAAGCATATAAGTTTTTCCTCCTTATTTATAATTAATTCATAGATTTTGCAACATCTCGAGCTGCTTTAAACCAAGCTGGAACTTCATCTTCATTATTTCCACTATCTTCATTAATATTATAAGTTAATGGATTATTCGTATCGGTCCCTTTATCTAATTCAAAGCTTACTTTGTTGCGCACACAGATAATAGAAAGCTTTGCTTCAATATCATCCAATGAATAAGTATCAATATTATCAATAACATCTTTTTTATCATCATCAGATAACATATAGAAACTTTTAATCATTTCTTCTTTTTCTTTTTTCTCAATATTTTTCTTAAACTGAGAAAGAGAAGCAAGTTCTTTATCAAGATTTTCTTTTTCAGAAACTAAAGCATTATATTTAGCTTCTAATTCATCAAAATCTTTTTTTAACAAACCATATTCTACAACATCTTCTAATGAATATTTAACTTTTTTCTTTTTCTTATCTTCTTCTTCATTAGAATCATCTTCTGGCTTATTGTCAGGATTTTCTGTAGATTCATTTTCTTCTTCAGAATTATCCTTCTAATTATTATCATTATTCTCTTTATTGTCTTTACCTTTTTCGTCCTTTTTTTTCGCAAAATTTTCAACAAATTCTGCCACTTTAGCCGGATCGAATTGAGGCTCTTCGGCAACAGTATAATCAGTTAATTCAGAAACTTCGCCAGGAGTGAAAATATCGTTCTTCATAGAAAAATCTAAACGAACGAACTTATCGTCTTCCTTAACAACGGCAAATAAATTACCATTATCTTCGCAAACTTCTTCAATCACCGCATTGCCAGTGCCAAAGTCTTTAATGTAAGAATAAAGAGAAGTCCAGATGGGATCATTAATCTCCACATTGTATCTTGTGAACACTTTTGTTCCTCCTTTATCTTCTAATAATTCTTTTAAGTCTTTCATCATAGAGAATAATTGCTCATTAAATTTATCACTAAAAGAAAAGTGAATTGACGGCGCCGTAATATTTGCACCTTCAAAGCAAGGTTCGCAATCTTCTCCAAGAATACAAAGTTTCTTAATTATCGCTTCATTTATAATAAAAAATTCAGGCATTCCATTCTCGTCTTTTGACCAATGTGCCTTAATTTTTTTATCGTCTAATTCCATTGATTGGTTATTGCCCTTTTCAATAATGCGTTTACTTTCTGGATAAATATCACTCCATATATATCCCTCAGTCATAAGATATTCATGTTCATTTTTTCCATCATCAAGAAATTTCTAAAACCATACCTTCGCGCCGATATCTACGAATCCATAAGGGAACGTAGTATCTTTAATATCAAACTATCCATTTGAAATATCAATAACACGATTATGTTCTTCATAATCTTCTTTTAACTCATTATAATAACCAACAATAGCCGCGCCCCTTAAAGATGGGGCCATTTTTTTAGCTACATCTTTAGTTATGATACTTTTATTCCTATTAGGACCATCTCCTACATAACACACTTTTATCTAACATTTGGAAATTAAAGGAGAAATATCAGTTGGTTCCATATTGATTAATTCAACGGGAGATATAGGAATACTTTCATGCATTAATGACTTCCTCCTTTCCATTCAAAATCAAATCATTAATAGTTATATTATTATAGTCTAAATAATTAATCCTAATTAAAGGAATATTGTTTTCTTTAGCATATTGATTTTTTATTCGGTCTCTTCTCTAAATATTCTCAAGGTCTGAACCATAACCACTATCTTTAATAAAATGCTATTTTCCATCATATTCTATTAAATACTAATTATTTACGAAAAAATCAAATCGCAAATTTTTTCCATTATATTTTAAATCAGAAAAAATTTTTTCCTATTCAAATGGAATATTATATTGCTTTAAAATAGTAGCAATTTTCTATTCGCCTTTAGACCTAACCATCTAGCAACCGCAATTATTCCTTTTGTTAATTAATAAATCATGAGAAGTGAGAGCAACTGTATTTCCACAATCGCATAAACAATTCCAAATCACTCTTCCATCTTTGCGTTTATTACTTTCTGAAATAACTGTTAGCATTCCAAACTTTTGATCTTTTAATTCTTTCTTTTTGCTTTTACCAAGGCCGCTTCTTTGCTCAGTATGTAAACAACCACAGGATTTTTTATGGCCGGTTTCTAAAGCACTTTTAGAGGCATAAGTTATATTTCCGCAATCACATTGACATTCCCATAAATAATTAGTTCCCATCTTCTTATTAGTTTTCCTTAAAACTAATAATCTATTATATTTATTTCCTGAAATATCAATAGATTTCCCCATAAGCTCCCCTCCTTTAATTTGCACTTGATTCACGATTAGCTATAGTTTTTTCACTTTTCTAATCATCGGGTTTTTCCGGGCGACCCGCTTCTTTAGTTTCCGTAGAAGCAACTTTAGTCCCTGTATTATTTTGAGAAGTACTAGAACTACTCTAATCCTTTTTACCCAAAATATCTTCGCCATTTAATGTTGAACTCATAAGAGGAGGTATCATAATTTCACTCAAATGTAATACTTCATTCTCAAAATGAGCGGCATTAAGAATAAAGCTTTGCGATTGTCCAAGAGCAATTTGAGCTAACATTTTAGAATTACCAATCTATGTTTGTTCTTTATACATTTTAGATAACTCTTTATAATTATACTGTGTTGTTTCTAACATATAAAATTTAAAACTATATTTTTTCTTGTTTATGTTTAACACCTATACTATTTTATCAAAAAATATCTGAAATTGCAACAACAAATTACGCATTGTTGATTCATCATCTAAAATAGATTTTTCCAAAGACAAATTGCCATCAGTGTTAAACAAGTTGCGCGAAACGCCTAAAGCATTATAAACTGTACGTTCAACTCGTTCTAATTCATCAGTTGTGGCTGATGTATTCTTATCAGAAGTATCAATTGCATCAACATCGGCAAAAGTAGTTAATACATCAACACCAACAGCTCTACGAAGCATTTCAACAGCATTATTATGTATATCTCTTGCTTCATCAACGTCAAAAATTAAATCACCATTTTTGTCAGTAGGTAATTTCTAAACCAATATTTTAAGTAATTTTTGCATCTATTTGCGTCTATCTAAATCTTGCGCAGCATCTAAATCTAAAATCGCCGGTATGGCATTAATAAATATAGGAGTGCTATTAGTTCCATTTAAACTAAATTTAAAAGTACTTTGAGGGTCTAATAAATACCAACTACCGGTATTATCTCCAGCAACATCCGCTTTTAATTTTCCAGCTTTATATAATCTATAGCCTGTTTCAAATTCATCAGGAAATAATTTTAAAATTCTATTACGGTAATTTGTATCTACAAAAGTATCAAAATAGCGCATATCGAATTCTACAGTAGGCATATTACCTACATTATATCTAGAACGGCAATACTCAATAGGCAATTGCTAAATAACTAATCCATTTAGTGAGGGCAAAATATAACCATAGTAAGCTCCGCATTTAATAACCTCTAAAGCAATATCCCCACAAATTTTCCTAATGTATGAATTATCTAAAAAATCAAGTATACGCCAGAAATCTTTTAAAGCTTTACTTTCTACAATAGTTTCACCAGGCTAATGCTATATAGCAATATACCAATCATATCTATACATATTAGCAAAATAATTACATACAGTTTGATAAATACCGCTTACTCTATAAAAGAAACGAGATATTTTGCGTAATTCGGTTATATCATTTCTAATAAGAGCATCCATAACCATTGGTTTAGTATAAATACGTTCTCGACTATATTTTTCATTCCTACGTCCATAGGTATCCCACTTGAATGAGCCAAGATTTAATACAGCATCATCAAGAGATTTTACTCCAACTTTGATTTTTTTATATTCCCCAGGAGCTACAGAGTATTCTTTTACTCCAGAAGTCATATCAAATCCCTTTTTATGGATTTGCTCATTTCTATTATTCTCCAATTTTATACTTCACCTTCTTTATATTTAATATCCAGCTTTCTTCATGATATAATCATAAGAAATTAAATTTTCTTCAGTGTACGGGATTTCTATTAAACGTAAATCGTGCAAAGCACAAAATCGACGTTTCTAATTATCGTTATATTGCTATTGGAAAAAACCTCTTTTTCCTCCAAACTTATTGCTTGGCTCATAATGCTATTTCCCTTGATATTCAATAAGAAAATCAATATTCCCATCATCATCAAATATAACAAAATCAAAACGCAAAGGACGCCCATGACTTGTTTTTAAATCAGGAAAAATGTATTCCATTTTAAAATTTAATCCGGCTTCTTCAAGTATTTCTCTTATCTTAATTTCGCCTCTACTGGCATTCATCCTTTAGGCCTCCTCTCTATTTTAATAAATTTCCCCTTATTATTCCTTTAAAAATAAGCTTAAAGGAATAATAAGAGTTGCCCTAAATTTAATTCATAAACATCCAATCTGAAGCTCTAAATTTTTTCTTTTTCTTTTTATCTTCTTCTTCTTTTTTAATATAATATAATCCATATTCTAAAGCTGAAAATTTATCCTTTTTAATAGTTTTATTTGCTTGTTTTAAAATAATATTTAATCCTTCATTTTCTTCGCGCAAATTCATTATTTCTTCACGCAGAGCCGTAGTTAATGTAAAAGGCCTTAAATAATCCTAACGAGCTTCAGTAGTCATATTCTATCCAACTTTTGTTGATAATAATTTCTATTTAGCTGTTCTTTCATCAATTAAAAATTTAATTTTACCTGAATTAAGTACAGACTGAGTAATAGTATGGGCTTCGGTATTAACTGGGGCATTAGCCTTCATTAAATATAAAGCATCAACTTCAGTTCCTGCTGTTTTATATTTTTTATATTCCTAAACGGCATCATCCTAAGTGCCACCATAAACGCCAAAATCAGGAATAACTTCTAAAGTATCGGGATTAATTTGTGGTTTAACCATAAAATCAACTAATCCAACGCCTAAGCCGTTAGCGTCTATTACTATTCTACGAGCTTTATATTTATAATATAGCTTTTTAAGTTTAATTGCCTAATCTTCAAAATGAGTATCGCTCATTGTATATATATTAACTAAACTTTTAATAGGATCGCCATGCGGTTGTGGAGTTACTTTAAAAACACAAATAACAGTATCACCATTTATCTTCTACTTAGTTCGCTACGCTAAATACGTTCTCTTATGAACTGCTCTATGTCGCCATAGAGATGAGACTATATCTTCATTTATTTATTTAATAAATGTCTCCCTTTTCCATTACCAATCGCTTGTAATGTACTCCCTTCCGGGATAGTCGTTGAGCCTTAATTAAAAAGTATAATTTTTTACTTTAATTTCATGCATTTCATTTATATTCAATTTTATACCACCTTTCATATAATAATGAAAATCATGGTAAAACAATTATACAATGCTATCCAACATTATCACACACTTTTTAATTCTTGGTTGCTGATTGTCTTATATTAAATATTAATATAAGAGTTTCCAGCAATTAAAGAGATTTTACAAGGGCATGTATAATCTACCCTTTTCGGCCAACATCAACAGCCAAAATATAATAAGATAACTTACTTGAACGGCCTGATGCTTCATACTCGGGTTGATTTAAAACTCTATTGTTATTAAAAGTTTCTACATTAAAGAAAGCATCTTCTACGGCGCCTGTCCATAAAGACTCTAATTATTTTACAAGGTTCGCATAACCTTCTCTTAATTTTCATTAAGAGTTAAGACTATATCATCTACATATCTCCATATAAAATTTTTATATGATTTAATTTTACCACGGCAGCATTCGCTAATATGAGAATGATTAATACCCAATGATCTACTAGCCTCACCAACAGAATTATAAGTATTAATATATTTTCCATTTAAAGTATATTGATTAACTTTTTTACTTTTACCCAAATTTTTATAGTTTTTTATTTGACCTAACTCTTTTTCATAAGACCAATAAAAACCGCCACTTAATGTTTTAATCTCTTTATTAACTTCCTAGACAATAATAGATTTTGCAATTCCAGTAGCATTAGATGCTTCTATAATATTTTTATATTCAGCTACCAATTGCTAATTTTTATTAAAACAAAAAATATGTTTAAATTTTCTTAGTTCTTTCTCTAAAACATGTTGCTAATTTTCTTTAGGCGTTGCCCATTCCAAATTATCAGCACAATTATTCAACTTATTTCCATCTTTATGGTTTACTTCTTTTTTATTTTCTGAATTTAAAATAAATGCATTAGCCACTGCTCGATGAGCAGAAATGCGTTTTTTAGTTCCATCAGGTAAAGTTATCCAATAAGTTAAATAACCAGTTTTATAGTTAATCTATCCTTTTAAATATCTATTTGTTTTCTTATTATAGCATTTGCCATCTTCGGTAATATAATACCAGGTACTAAAATTATTGACAACTATTTGTTTCAATAATAACAACCTTCTTTCTATGTAGTATCGCGCTTTTTAACGCATTGTTAAAAAATAGTCGTTGATCTTTACCCTATTCGGGTCTTAGATGCTGATTATCCAATCTTCATAATTTTTATACATTCGCACTTGCTTATTTTTCATAGCTATGCTGTAGTTTATGAAGCTCTAAGGAGTTCCCAGCAATTCACGATATTTAATGAGTACAAGTCATTTTTATACTCACGTTCGAACGAAGCTTCATTAAATGTTCCTTCTTGTTTTTGGTCTTCAATAAAAGTTTTTCTTTGTAAGCCAACCGCCACTGGAGTACGCCAAGTACCCCCAAGAACCATACAACGGTCAGGCTATGTAACCATACGAACTAATAAACCAATAAGTCTATCATAAGGATATGTATTTTTATAGCCTGCTGTGGTAATATAAATTTGGCTCTTATTAACTGGTTCTTCTTCATGCGTAGTGCCATCTTTTGCACGTCTATCAATAGCCATAACAGGAATAATAACTTCGCGCAAAATCTAATCATCAATACCTACGCATTCTTCCATCAAGCCGCCATTGCGACGCTAACCACGAGTACTTTCTCTAGCCGCTAAATTATCAAGGACGGAGCCATTTTTAAACACATAACGCACTCTATCCTTACCTTCTTGAGTAGACTTTTGTCCACGGCCCCAGACTATTTCGCGTTTAAAGCTTGGAATTAAATCACATATTTCGTGAACCTTATCATGCAAAATACTAGCACCTTCATTTTATTAACTAAAAGTCGCTACTTTTTAGCCATTCTTCAAAAGAATGCTATATATTTCTATATAGATTAGACCATATCATTATCTAAATTTAGATAGTTTCCACTTCGGGACGCTTGTCCCTACTCCCAATTGGGATGGTCGTTGAGCTTTCAAGGATTTGATCTATTTTATCAAAATCTAAATAAGAAATTACCAATAAATTATTAAAATGCCTCTATTTTAATTTATCATTTTCAATCTATTTATTAAATTTTTCGATACCGCCAAAATGCTCTATAGGACGATAATGCTATTCTCCGTTATATTCTATATATAAATCAAAATCTGGTAAATAAAAATCCACAACTAAACTATGTCCTTCTAACTAAATAGGTATCTAAAATTTATATTCTATCTAATTTTTTTCTAAATAATTAATAATTTTTTGTTCGCCTTTAGACATTTTTTTACTACATTTAGGACATCCTTTACCAAAATTTAAATTATTAGGTTTGACTTTCCAAATAAATCCACATTTATGTCTTACGAGGATATTTTTATGGGCGCCCTAGTATGGTTCTATCAAAGTATACCCCTCCGGAGGGACATAACCATTTTTAAACACACCTTCTTGAGTGGGAAAACATTTCTTACAGATACTTACTTTCCTATCATCTAAAAAATTATAACCCTTTTTAATATAAATAGAATTGCATTTTAAACATTTTACTTCACAATTTTCCAATCGAGAAGTATACTTAATCACTAATAGCTATTCTTTTGGATGAGCTTTATTAACTCTATCCTAAAATTCTTTTAATATTAATTTTCTCATTTATTTACTCTCCTTGCTTAGTTGCTGATTATCTTTTATTAAGACTTAGAATTTCTTCATATCTCATCTTCGTTGTTTTTTCTGTTTTTCAACACATTCATATAAATTTAGAGTAATTATTCATATTGTAGTCACGAAGCTTTCAGATTTTCCAGCAGTTCAAAAACTTTATTTTTCACTATATTGCTATAATGCAGAGCAAAGTAGTTCGCTCTTTGCCACCAGAAGTAACAAATAAATGGACGCCAGGATAAAGAATACACCTAACCATTAAAGCCATAACTGATAAAAAGGACTTGCTGTAGGCTCGGGGAAACACACAGTATATGTACTAATATCGCATAACCGAACGAAGAAAAACTCTTTGATAAAAATAAAATTTAAATTCTCCTTCTTTAGCTTCTACGCGAGTTCCTCTTACCATAAAATCTACAAATAAATCAGGGTATTCGCGCCAAAAAGCTGTATATTTTCTAATAACAGGCATTACCGCATTTACGCGCTCTTCCGATAGACCAATTTTTTTATGAGTCTATGATAAATCTAATAAGTCTTGTAAAGCCATAAATTAATCCTCCCTATCAGAGAAAGCATCTATATCTAATTCAGCTTCATTATCTAAAAATTCGTCAAAAGCAACATAATCATTGTCATTTAATGTTTTTTCCATATCCTCAATAGATAAATCAGCATCATCGACGATGGTATCTTCTGTATTTTCTTTAGCTGCTGCATCTTCTTTAGCATTTTGAGTTAAAGCCTATTCAATCATAGGTCCAAGATTAGTTTCTCGCTCAATTAAAGTTCTTGTATATTTTTGCATATCTTGAATAGTAAAATCTACTTTATCATTTGGTGAATCAATATAAAATCGTTCAATGTATCCTTGTTTTTCACACATTTCTATTAATTCACCAACAGAGTCAACAAAATCGCCCGATTCTTCTTTATTTTGAGCAGCAGTAAATTTACCACTCTTCATCAACTAATCATACATTTTTACCATCTTTTGGGCGCCGTCTACCATAATTTTGTTTAAAGCATCGCTACTGCTTTTTCTTTATATTTCTATAAAGTTCAGACTATATCTTCATCTTTTACCAATAATTTAAAAAGATGCTCTCCATTTCGAGGCGCTTGCCCCTACGTCTTTCGACTAGTCGTTGAGCTTTGCTCTATTCGAGCCTTAGTTGCTGATTGCCCAATCCATATCATTTTCAAACCATCACGCTTGCCCATATTTCATGACTACGTTGTGGTTGATGTAGCTCTAAGGGGTTTCCAGCAATTAAAAGAGTTTAAAGGCGACATAGATATTATTTATCGCCTATATCGAGCAATTGATTAGATTTTAATGATGTCTTACAAGCAAGTTTTAATGTATCAATGTGGCCTGCCGACTAAATATCATAAGACTACATCATTTCATTAAATAATTGCTCTAAGCGCACCCATTCATCAGGAGTATAACCTTTACCCCACTTTAAATAAAGATAACGCTTATCTTCATCAGTTAATTCCGCACCTAGATCCGGCACATCAAAATCAAGTTTATCTTTAAAATAATCTTCATCCGCGGTACTCATTCCAGGAGGCGGAGGAGGTGGTTGAATTGAATAATCAGCTATGTTTGCTTCACCAATCGCCGCAGGTACTTCCGGCTAAGCAAGTTCCTCGGTCGGCATATCGAATGAAGTCTAAGTAATAACTTTAGTTATTTCCTAAATGTCATAGCCTTGATTTTTCATTGTTTCGGAAATTTCTTTATTTTTTAAATCTTGTAAAAACTAACTATCTTTCCAACGATACTCTTTCCACTGATTAAGTTTCATTTTTGAAAGATAGCGCCCCATAATAGTAGTTCCGCCTACTTTCTTAGGGTCTTTAGCGAATTTCGCCATAAGCTGATTCCATTGGTCGGGAATATATGGAACATCAGCCTCTTGTAAAATCCATAAATACGTACTTGGGTCCCAATTATTTACATGCATAGTTATACATTTTTTACATTGAGGCAATTTGCCGTCATTAGGATATTTTTCTAAATTGTTTGAAGTGTAAAATTGAGCACCATCCATCGTTTTATGGCATTTTTCACAATAATATAATTTACTATTATCGGCCAAATTAATTCGCTCCTTTCTCTAAATTAATTAAGTTTACGGCTTTTATTCCGGCACTCTTTACAGATAGAATAAAAACCATCTTTACTTGTTTTATTTAAAGAAAAATACTTATTATGCGCTAACTTAACTTGCCCACATCGGCTACATTTTTTATAAGTGCCTTGTGCCTAAGTTGAATAATACCATTCTAAATATTTATCGATGGCTTTACTCGCAATTAACTTAGGAATTTTATTACGGAATAAACTTGAAATATATTCAAGGCTATGTTTTATACCAAATTCCGCTTCAATTGCTTCTTGTATATCGGCGTTAGACAAACCATCAATTTTATATTCTACGATACGCATTAACATAGGATGGTCAGCCAAGGCTTCATCGCAAGTTTGTTCAAAATCATAAATTAAATACCAAGTATCATCTTCAAAGCGGTCCCAGCTATCTTCTTTTAAACGCGAATAATTGCATAAAATACAAGAGCAAATATCAGGATTCATTAATGATACGCCTTCTGGAATAGGATAGCCGTCATCATCAAATGTCTTAACATCTTCATCCAAAACAACTTTGTATTTAGAACGAGTTAATTTAATCGGCACTATTGGTTTCCGATAAGCATTTTTAATTACATATTGGTCTTTGCGCATTTCAATAAGCGCGCGCTTCATAGTAAAGGCATCTTTACCACTTACTGTTTTCATTTTTGTTTCCCAAAGGGTAATAGTATCTTTTAACTATTGTAAACATGGAATATCTTCTAAATCTTTCTTTGTAATTGTTATTTTAGGCTAAAATATCATATTTTTATCGCTATTAATTAAATTATAAATACCATCTTCACCATTTTCTAATTGGGAAACAAGACCTTCAAAAGAAGTTTCACGTTTATTAACTGTCATTAATCTATTATCAGTTAATATCTTTTTTTCTTTTTTTTCTTGTTTCTCCATACAAAGAATTAAATAGTCTGCAAGAATTTCCAAATATTTATCATTTGGGTCGGGATTTTCTTCTAAAATTTTTCTGACTAATTCATTTCTTTCTTCAGGAGTTTCAAGAGTATAATCTAATTTTATCAAGATTATTTCCCTCCAATCCTTTTATAATTTATTATAACACAAAATTTTTTCAATGTCAACCTTGGCCAAAGCGTGATAATTGACAGCTATTTAATTTTATATAAAAAGTATTAATTGAAAAATTTCCTATTTTTTTATATAATATAATTAACAAATAGATAATAAAAAAAGGAGTAATAATTATGAGAAAACCTAGAGGTATCCTTGGTAGTATGGCATCTAATGCCAAAAGAAGAGCAACTAATAGCGCAACTTCCGCTGTTTATATTGCTTTGTGGGGAGAAAAACCCAAAAGAAAAGGAGTTTATACTGGCGAGGATAAGCATAAGAAAAAATAATTATACTTATATAATATAAGAATTAAGGAGGAACGATTAATGAAGTTTGCCCAAGGCCTTCTTGGAGGTATATGCGCGCTTGGTATCTATGAAGGCGCGAAAGCCATTATAAAAGCGATTAAGCGCGAGAAGTATTTTAAAGAATATAATAAGGCATATGAAGATTTTTTAAATTTTAAAGATGATAAAAAATTGATAGAATTTAACGGCGGATTGGAAGGCATTTATAAAGGAACAGGTATAGTTCGCGCAGTAAAAAGTAAAGATATTTTTACGCAATTTGATTTATCTAAATATGAAAATGAGGGCGACCCAATTGGCATTACTTTTGGAGATAATCAAATAAAAAGAGAAGAACAATATATTATCTCCGAAGTTGAAGTATATAAATTTGCCAATGGACATTTTAGTTATAGATTCGACCAAGACAAAGGAGTAATTTCTCCATGTTAAGATTTTGTTAAGAAAAAATTGACAAAGGGTGAAAAATTTTGTATAATATTATTAGAAAAAGGGAATGGCTCGTACTCTTCCCTAATAAGACTATAGAAAAGGAGTGAGCAATGTATGGAAACGACTTCCTATACAAGAAAACTTGATACCGTAGGTAGACTAATGATTCCTTCTAAATTGCGTTCTGATTTACATATGACTTTAGGACGCAATTATGAGTTTTTCTTGGAACAAAAAGACGGTAAAGTTTATTTATGTATCGAATGTCCGGAAGCTAGCGATGAATTGGCCAAAGCTAAAGAAGCATTAGAGCAGAACGGATACAAAGTAATTAAGGAGCAAGATTAATTCTTGCTCCATTTTTTTTATTTATAATTTAATAATTATATTTCCAAACTAGAAATAACTTTAGGATTTATTTTTGATTTGATTTTTACTCGTAATTTAAAATTGAAAATGACTTTAGGATTTTTATTTTCCAGGCAAACCAGTATTTACCATTTCCAGAAATTTCCATCCTGAAAACACCCCGCCCCTACTTTATTTCGCTAAAGTATTAAAGCAGAAAATGTATATAATGTATACGCGCGTGCGTGCGTGCGCATGGTCGGCGCGAATCAACTCCCCTCAAAAAAAAGTTCTCATTTTCCAGATTTTAGTGTTGACTTTTGAAAACTCCGGCGCTATAATAGGCGTGTACTCAGCAAGGGACACCGCGAAACGCAAGCCGAGAACTTTTCCAGAAAATTTCCAGAAAAAAAGTTCTTGACAAGCAGAACACAAGGTGCTACAATGAGTACAACGAAACAAGCCAAACACAAGACCGCCGGAGAAAGAGGGGGATAAGAAAAAATTAGGAAACTCCGGACTGCACCTTGACAAGTGAATTTAAGCCGAACGCCTGCACCGCTCAGCGGGCGCGATGGTAGAACATGGAAAAGAGCGGTGCAAGCTATAGGGCAGTCCAACGCCTATGGCAGATAGCGACACGGACAGCTGACCACTGACAGTCAAATAATATGTAAAGGAATGGTAAACATGACTACAGAAAACAAGCAGGCAATCATAAAAAACGCGCTTCTTGAGCGCGCAGAAGACATAATAACAGAGGTAAAGCGTTATCATATCTTAGGCAATAGCTACGACTGGGAACGCACCTATGAGCGCGCGTACTCTCAAGACGCAGAAGCTATTGACGCGTGGCAAGACTTACGTCTTGAGATAGAGCGCACAGAGGATGAACTAGAGGATACGCCACGCCATATAGACTGGGAAACTGGCTATCCGACTGGACGTTATGACGTTCTATCTGAGTATCTCGCGGACTTGCGGGACGATGCTGAAGAGTGGGCGAGCCTCTATGAGGCAGAGTATAATAAGCTCTGGGATGCCCTTGAACAGGCACTATATCCGGAAGAGGGCTAAACCTCTTCCGGCACACACTATCAACACTTTTGACAATATATGGAGGATTTATTATGAACAGAACAGAACGCAGAACCATCAGAAGCAAGGCTATGCAGAAGACCATCCGCAAGATACAAGAAGACTGGCGTTATTTAGTCGGCACGGCAGACTATAAGCGCAATGACACAGGGTCTAAGCTGTATGACCAGCAAGCTTACCTGGCGAAGCAGATTGCCGAAGCCACCTACACGGAAGACAGCGCACGCAATGATGCCAAAGAACTAGCAAACGCCATTGCGGACATCGATGACTACTACGCCAGAAGTGTCATCAAGGAAATGGCAAGAAGCCGGAGATACTGGCATATTGCCTGCTACGAGGAAATGTGGTCGCTTTAAGCGACCACGTTCTCCAAGAGGTAGAACTATGTATCAGTCTTATAATGCAACCTATGGCGCTTATGGTGTCATATGGCACAATTTGGCGGAAGCTTGTACGGCAGTCCGCTACTTCAGCAAAGAGTTCCACAGCACACATTGTGTTGTGGACAGCGAGACAGGCGAGGTCTTGCGCATCTATGAAAACGGTACGGAAACATACAGAGGATAAGAAAGGAAAGGTCAATTATGGAAAACATTATCAACAATCTCATCAACGACATCAAGAAGCTGACCGCAATGTATTTCACTTGCTACGCCATAGCCGAAGATCTTCAGGCGGACTACAGTGAAGCCCTCAACCGCATGGAAGACCCCGATTTACCTGAAGACGTAGATGATTATTTCATTCATTGGGAAGCCGTACAGGAATACAACCGCGTGGCTGATGAAATGTGCGAATACAGGCATGCAATTAAGCACCTCTACATTGCACTCAAATCCATTAGCGATGAGCAGTGGCAAGTGGCAAGCATGGTCGAGAATGTAGAACAGAGCAAATACGATCATTATTCGGTTAGGGTATAATAAATGCCCTAACCATTCACAAGCTACACATCCGACCACAGGAAACTATTTGAGATTTGGAGGATTTTCAAATGAAAACTAGAGCCAACAACTACGTCTGTTTTGACCCGTATTCAGGCTACGTTCTGGGGTTTCACTCCAGAAGAGCCATGAAACGTTTTACCTCGCATGGCTTCTGGTACTTTTCCAGAAGCGAAAAGCGTTTCAACGCAGAATTTAGACGTGCGAACGCGCGAGGTGCATATCGCCAGTATTTGGAGGGTTTGGCATGAAAAATATCAGAGTTGCTTTGACTATCACAGGCATAGCGGTTATAATTTGGTTTGCTATGTCCTTTGGGCAGGTGGTTGCGCAGAACAAGCCAGCCACCGGACGCCCGCAGTATTCAAGTTGGAACATGTTTCAAATGATGAGCGAAGAGGGCTAATGCCCTCTCGCTAATAAATGGAAGGAGTTTTTGAAATGATTAACATTCGCACAATCAAGAAACTGTCTAATGGCGATGGACTTACCCTTAAAAATGGAAAAATCAAGAGGTACAAGAGCGGTTATCAGGTTGCTACAAATGGCGTCGAGGTTTTATCTCCCGAAATGGCAATACAGGCGGTGCGTGAGTTCAAAGGCACATGTGGGATTTGGGTTGAAAATGGAAGATATTACGTTGATATTTCCCAGCGCGTCAGCACCAAGCGCGAGGCGGTAGAAATTGGAAATGCACATAATCAACTATCAATTTACCGGTGGCGCGGGAATCAGGCAGTTATTTGGCTTTAAGATTTGAAAGGAGTTCTTGAAATGATTAACGTTAGAACGATTCGGAAAATGGTAGACGGCGATACCATCAGCCTTAGAAACGGCAATATCAAAAAGTACAAGGGCGGTTTTGAAGTACCCCATATAGTAATTGAATTTGCCGATGCCGACTTAGCTATTCAATGGGTAAGACGTTTGACCAGAATTTTTTCAAAGAATTGTCAAATTCAGTTCAAAAATGGTAAATATTACGTCAGTGGGACGGAGCACGCCTACACTAAACCGCAAGCGAAGGAACTGGCAGAAAAATACAATCGTTCCATCGTATATGAATGGAAGAATCTGGCACACATGGCAATCTAATCCCATAATCCCAGGGATTGGTAATTCCAATTCCTGGGATGAATATTTATACATTTACTTTAACGCTTTAGCACTTCATATGGTTAAAGCGCGCCGGGGCGCGGACGAGTTGCAAAATCCTTCGGGCAACTCGCCACGCCACGATTTCCATATTTTACCAGTTTTCCACATATTTCCAACCAAATTCTACCATATCTGACAATATGTTCCATATCCCATAATCTACCACTTTATGGCATATATTTCCATTCCAAATATATCCAGAATCTTTGTGCAATATGACGAATGAAATTTCCATTTTATGTCTTGACTTCTGGTAGCTGGTATGCTATACTATAATTGTTCCAAAGGGAACGAAATAAAAATGAAACGAGGATACAAAAAATGGATATGGAAATGATTGCCAGCAAGTTGAACGAATGGATTGATAATGACCACGACTTTTCAGAAGAAAGTATTCACCAGTTCTGTTTGACATATGCCCATACATATGATGAATATCAGGGGTTGTGGTACACAGTTTGCGATTGCATTGAATATTAAAATGAAAAATTTCATATAGCCTATTGACATCCCGTAGGCTATATGATATAATTAAGTAAACCAAATGAAAGAGGTAAATAAAATGAATGAATTTGAAATGTTCAACGTAAACACCAAGGAAATTAGAATTGCTTTTGGATATTCCCTCTCAGACGTGCGGGAAAAATATCCTGAGTACCAGAAGCGCGAATGGATTTGCACATTGACCACTTATGTAGATTGATTGGAGGAAAAAGGAAATGAAATTCTCAGAGTTCAAGAACGCATTTGATATGGAAGCCCTGATTGCCCTTTTGCGGGATGGTGTAAAATGTGATTATTGCCCACTCAAAGAGAAATGCTGGAGCGCAAGCGAAGAAAATCCAGATGATAATAGAACTTGCGAACAGTATTTGCGCGACATGTTGGAAGAGGGCTAACCCCTCTTCCAAAGAAAGGAAATGATAATATGGACTTTACCAGTTTAGCAATCAGCACACATATGACCGAAGAGCGCATGGAGCGCTATATCAAAATTCAAATGAATACCGGCATTGGTGAACCAGTAGTAGAACTAAAGGCATGGAAGAAAGGGCGGTGGTTATATATCACAAATACCGGCGTTGCGGTCATTGTTGACGAAGACAAAACAGTTTTAATTACAATGTATTATTTGACGCCGGAAGAGGTACAAGAGTATTTACACGCCGACAAATATAATTACATTAGACCGAAAATTGTAAAAGCCGTAGAAAGTAATGTAAAACGAAAGTTGGTAGCGTCCACTTTGAAAAAACAGAAAAGAGGTAAATAAAAATGACTATTGTTGAAAAACGAGATTTTAAGAAAGACTTTTTCAGAAACCTTTGTAATGGGGATATATTTTTCTATGAATCTACTGGAAACCATTATATAAAAGTTCCAGAAGTCGAAAGTGTAAACAACCCTATCACATATAACGCCTACGATTTGGATATGAACGAATTTACTTATTTCAACAGAGAAGTTAAAATTGTCCCACGAAACGCCGAATTACATTTGTATTAAGGAGCGCGCCATATGAAAATTATTAAGAAAAAAAATGAAGAAGTTACTCCTTTTGGAGATTTATATGAAGGAACAGTATTTGCTACTTCAGACCGGCCAGAAACTTTTTATATGAGAACTGAATTTGTTGCAAATGAAGATGAAGAATTTAATTGCGTCAATTTAGAAGACGGTGCGCTTGAATATTTTTCATCTGATGATGAAGTAATTCCAGTTAACGCCACACTCAATATTTTAGATTGATTTTTTACTATCACGAAAGAATGGACATCATATCGTTAGATATGATTTCCATTCTTTCTATATTGAAATTTATATAATTATATATTAAAATATAAATATAAAAGAAAGGAAATAAAAGGAAAGATTTTTTATATTATTATTATACATAAAAATTTTTATATTGTCAAAGATTTCCATTCCATTTATTGGAAAATTGCTTTCGCCCGGGCTTGGCGACAATAGGTGAATAAATTCACAATCGCCAAGCCCGGAGTTTAGTTAATTAAAGTGCTAAAGTAAAAAAGTTTTCCAAATCTTTCCAATCTAGCTCTTGGAAATTTTTCCCAAAATGTTTGTGCAATTTGACGAATATTTTATGCTTGACTTCTGGTATGCCCTGTGCTATAATAAGGATACAAAAGGAAAGGGGAATACAAAATGACTGACCGTGAAGCACTTGACATTATTCTCTCGCATTTGGATATGGATTTTCAAGCTATTATTGCAAATGATAAAACATATGTTGAAATCAAAAATGGTCATTGGGGTGAAGATATTATCTTTGAATTTGACGAAGCCGGAAAAATTATTTTAATTGGTTCTTGAAAGGAGAAAAACCAAATGAAAACGAAAAAGATTTGTGGACTTGCTATTCTGACCGCCCTGTATGTTGCTCTATCCGCTCTGATGAAAATTCCATTTGTTGGAAACATTAGTCTTGACCTTGGCTATATTGCTTTCGCGGTAGCTATTATGGTATATGGCTACTCAGGCGTTCTAGTTGGTGTTCTTGGCTGTTCCATTGAAAGCTTGCTATTCTCCGCATACGGCTTTTCTATTTCTTGGGCTACTGGAAATTTGATTGTCGGCTTATTCCTTGCTTGGTTCATTTCCAAAAGCAATTATAATCAGTTTTGGTATATGTTTGGCGCGCTTGTGGCTTGTGTACTCGGTATCCTCTTGGTAAAGACTGGAATTGAATGTCGGCTTTACAATATTCCCACTGCAATTAAAGTGCCGAAAAATTTAGTTGCTTGTCTTGTGGATACTATTACAATGTGGATTGGAATTTGGATTTTCAATAAAAAAACTCTTGACAAGCTGAATAAGGTATGCTATAATTAAGGCATACCAAAAGGAAAGGAAATGATAGTTATGATTAAGGAAATTACATTTGATATGGACGGCACTTTGGCTGATTTGTTCGGCGTGGAAAATTGGCTTGATATGCTTCGCGCGTATGACCCCACACCCTATGAAGTGGCTGAACCGCTTGTAGATATGGCGGAACTTGCCTGTCTCTTGCGCAGTCTCAAAAATAGCGGTATCCGCGTTTCGGTTATCACTTGGCTTTCTAAACAGCCTACACCGGAATATGATAAGGCAGTTCGGCACGCAAAACGTGAATGGCTTAAATTTTATGGTTTTCCATTTGATAGTCTTAGATGTGTAGCATATGGAACGCCGAAGCATAAAATTGAAGAACCGCGCTTAAAGGAAGACGAAGAAGCACTTTTGTTTGATGATGATGCAAACGTGCGCAGAGATTGGAACTTGGGTGGCGCGATTGACCCTACAAAGGTTGACATTCTGGAAGTGTTAAAAGAAATCTTGAATGGGCTTGAATAAAATCAGGGGACAAAAGTCCCCTGATAAAAAAGGGAGTAAATACAATAAATAATGAACAGTTTGAAATTTTGCTTGAAGAAGCAACTGACATTAAAATTTTAATTGCGTTGGGCTAAAAGAGAGGATTGGTAAAAAATGGAAACAAAATTTATTTGGGTAGTTCATTTTGAAGAACATGATTTTAATGATTTAGATTGTGCGTTTGACACATTTGAAAAAGCAAAAGAAGCTGTCCTGACAATTTTTAACAAAGTTTCCACGTTAAATTCCGCTTGGCAGAATCTGGAACTTGAAGATGAAATTTTGGATTGTGAATGGGCAAGCTATACATTTGATTATATTGGAGAAGATGCCAAATTTTTGAAAAATCCAAAAATTGGTATTACAGTTTCTCCAGTCCCTTACAATTCACTTCCTATTTGAAAAATTTGGGAATCCAAATTCTGGATTCCCTTTCTTCCTTGTCTATTGGAAATGATTTACATTTTCATTTGAGCCTCGCGCCCACGGGCCAGGCGCGAGGAATTTAAGATTTTTAGCAACTTCCACAAATTTTTGCCCAAATTTTTGTGCAAAATGACAGTTGACTTTTCTCCCGATACCTGTTATACTATAATTGTTCCAAGAGAGAATAACCAAATGAAAGGAATTGATATATTATGAAAAATCTGTATTGGAAATGCATTTACATGAAAATGAACGATGATCAAGAACCTATTCTGAATTGGTCTACTCAGCTTGTTTATTGCCCTGAACCGCCTGACAATGAAACAGTGACAATTAAAGACGCAACTGACCTTGCCGTAGCTATCAGCCGCCACTATGTCAATGGTTCTATCAAACGCGGCATTTTCAACAATAGAATCAAGAAATTCCATCTTGAAAATATGCGTGATTGGCACGGCAATGATTACAAGCCTGAAAAAATTAGTTTCCCTGTTTCACGTGAAACAATTTACAATCCGCTTAATTATGATCTGAGTTTCAAGAGACTTTCGGAAGAACTTTCCGCCGAAGATTTTATCTGCTGGTTGAAAGACAATGGAATGAACACTTGTCCGATGATTAAATAAATGGTAGGCTTAACAGCCTACCATAAAAGAAAGGAATTGGATACGATGAATAAAAAAAATAAAGAAAATTTAGCTAAAGTGTCAAATCTCTTGGATGACCTTATTTCTGATGAAGTAGAAGAACGTACCGCAGAACTTGAAGAAAATCTTTCTCATTTTAAGTGTTTAAGTGCCCGATATAGGGATTTAATTAAATTCCTTGTCAGAGAATCTAAACTTGATATTCCTGCTAAGACTGCCGAAGCGTTGGAAGAATTTAAAAGTGCAAAAGAATGTGATAATAGAAACGGCTATTTTGCTTATACAAGCTATACCAATAAAAAAGGGTACGTTTATGAACAATATGAAATGATTAAAAAAATTTGTGATAATAGGGCTTGACAAACAAGCTCTATTGTAGTATAATTGATTTATCAAAGGAAAGGAATTGATACTATGATTATGGATACCGCTATCGTCGAAGCAATGAATTTACAGGATTTGCACGATTATGTGAATAAAAAGACGCCGGAAGAATTGCAGACCCTGATTGACCTTGCAAAGAAGCGTATTAACAAACTTGACCAAGAGAAAGAAGAAAAATATATGGATGGAATCAGAAAGGCAATTCAAGCTTATCTGGATAATGTTGGAGATTTGACTTTCCATGTTGAATATGAAGATGAAGAAGGGCAAGACGCGGAAACAGAAATCACTGTGGACAGTACGAATCCGCCTGGTGGTGGTCAGGGAATTATATACATTTGAGCGGTCGCCGGTTGGGAAAAAAATTATAAAAAAAATTCCCAACCGGCTTGACAAATTAAAAAAAATTTGATATAATAATAGTACTAAAAGGAAAGGAAATGATAATAATGACTGAAATTACTACTTACGAATGCGATTATTGCGGGCAGGTGTTCGAGGATAAAGAAGAATGTATCCGCCACGAATGGGAATGCAGATACGAAGAACTGCTGAAAAATGAAAATTGCGAGCCGTTGAAGTTGTATTACATCGACGGAACTGAGGTCGAAGGCTTTGATTATCCTATCTGTGATAATCTTGGTGCAGTGGAAATTTATTCCTACGCTTGGGCACAATTCATCAATGATTATTTTGAATACTGCGGTTATGAACCGCCGGTTCGTATTGACTGTGGTATTGTTGAAACCTATGGTCTTTGGTATTATGACCCTGAGTATCATTATGGTGAATGGAGAAACTACAGCGAAGTATTTGAAGATGTTCGGAAAATTGGGAAAAAATTTAATCAAGGGGCTTGACAAGCCCCTTAACCTGTGGTATAATTGATTTATCAAAAGGAAAGGAAACAATAAAATCAATGACTACTATTGGACCGTTTGCCTCTTATTATAAGGCACGAACTTATTTTATTGAATATTTAACAACTCTTGAATCTCCAACAACAGCGATAAAAATTTATAAAAAGCGAGATATTCCAGAATGGTATATCGAACATAATAATCCGAATAAAGAATTCTGTAAATTGGTCAAAGAGGAAGGGAATTGATACAATGAACAAACAGGTTATTTTCATGGATGGCGAGGGCAATGTTCAGGGCGGTATTTATGTACCTGATTTGCACTACATTATTTGTGGTTGCTGTGGCGGTTTAGTAGATGAAGATGATGCAGTCATTATTCATTGCTATAATGAATGGTTGGATATTTCCGAATCAATTTACGGCGATGATGGTACAATTCTTCACGAAATTGAAGAAAAGCTCAATAACATGAGTACCGAAGATATTCAAGCTATTCTTGATGGAAAGAAAGGGCTTAATGTATGAGAGGAAAGAAATTTAACAAGGGCGCGCACGTCGCCCTTGTAATGGCTTGGGATGATACAGATGCTCTTTACATTTGCAAATATCCTTGGGGCGAGTTCTTTTACGAAGATGAAGAATACATTAGACAGAATTTGGTAGAGGGGTAAAACATGGAATTTCTTATTAAAGTTATCATTGCTTGGTTTAGAAGAAACGAAGTACCAGTTGCAATTCATGGCGCAGATGGAGCGCCAGTTGCAAGCTATAATGTCGGCGCAAAAGATTGCTGGTTTCCACACAACATGAAAGAGGTGTCAAAAATTGGAAATGGCTGGTGCTGTTATCCGATAAATCTTGATGGCGAATATTGCGGGTGTATTTGCTGGGAAGATACATTTAACGATGATGATGATTTTGAAAAGCCGGAATTTTACGATATTTTGAATATCTGTAATCTTTTGGAAGTGGCTTGTGAAGAGGAAGAAATTTCAATGTAAATAATTGGAAGCGGTGGGGTTGAAGATTTCGCCCCGCCGTGTACGCTCCACACGGCGGGAGTTTTAATTTTTAAGCAGATTGCACAATTTTTTCATGCAAATTTTGTGTATTTTGCCCATAGACAGAATTCCTGAAATGTGCTATACTACATAATGTCAGGAGGGGCTAGTAAGTCTTGCAACAAAACCCTGTCGAGCGTATAAGGAAGTCAAGAAAAAGGTTGAAAAAAAATTAAAAAAAGTCTTGACAAACCCCACCTGATATGATATAATTAAGTCAACAAAGGAAAGGAAAATCCTAAACACCAGAAAGGAAATGATAAAAATGGAAAAGAATAAGATTACGCGTCGTGAAATGTTTGTTCGTATTTCTGACTTCATTGCAAGCGTTGAAAGCGATGAAGAGGATTTCCAGAAGAATCAGACAGAAATGATTGACTTTATCAATCACCAGATTGAGATGCTCGATAATCGTAAGAAGAGTAGCGCAGACGGCGAAAAGAAGTTGTCCAAGGAACAGGAACAGAACCTTGTGTTTACTGAGCATATTTGGGAGCAGATGGACGCAGACCGCACATACAGCACGTCCGACCTGATGAAAGAGCTTCCGGTGGTTGAAGAGTATCTGGAAATTACCGGCAAGGAAATGAACACGCAGAAGATGGCGTCTCTGATGAAGCCTCTTGTAGATGATGGGCGCGTTATTAAGACTACGGAAAAGCGTAAGGTGAGCTACAAGAAGTCGTAAGGGATGGGGCATATGCCCCACCCTGAACCAGTAGGAGAGAGTGAAGAATGAGAAATTTGTCTGAAAAGGAATGGGCAAAAGTTGATAATCTAGTTGAAAAACTAGAATGTTCGATTGAAGAAGCAGTTGACATTCTGGATGCCGACAAAGCTATTGACCGCAATCAGAAAGTTGATTTTGACCTTAGTCCAGAAGAGCATAAGAAAGCTATGAAGTTGGCAAACGTGACGGAACACACAATGACAAAGAAAACGGTCAAAACAAAGAAGATTGACGATGAAAAGAAAGCTGTAATTGCCGGAATTGCTGATTTTTTAGCGCAATGTGATGTAGATTGTGAAAATATTTCCATTTCTAACGTGGATAGGGAGATAAAATTCACGGTTGGCGCGAATAAATACACAATTACACTCATTAAAAACAGAAAATAAGAAGAAAATGGTAGAAAATTTGTATTTTCTACCATTTTTTCTATGTTTTTCCATAAAATTTGTGCATTTTGCCTATTGACATTTGGCCTGCGCGTGATGGGACACCACGCGCAGAATTTTAGATTTTTCCAGCTTCTACCAATTTTTCCAGCGAAATCCAACTTCATTTGACTAAAGTATTAAATCCCTAAAGTGCGCCACTTTAATACGCTAAAGCGCTAAAGTGTCCGCGCACGGCGCACACTTCCATTTAATGGTATTGTATATTCATGCACAAAAAATGGATAAAAATACTTGTTGACAAATTGGGCAAAGTGTGATAAACTATCTATAGATAAAAAAAGAAGCGCGTTTGGGCGCGAGTGGTTAAAGCATTAAAAAGAATTTTCAAGATATAAAAAAAACTTCTTGACAAATGCTTATTTCCATGATATAATTAAAGAGCAATAAGGGAAGCGATGGCAAGCCCTATTGACTATATTAAAGGACGGTTAAACCTATGACTAAGCTTGACAAAAGAAGAAAGTATTATCTTATCCTCGACTGCGAAACTGCTACGCTTCCGTATGCAATCAAGTATGGCGCGGAACAGCGTAAGAATATTGCAATCGCTAAACCGCTTATTTATGATTTAGGTTGGCAGATTGTAGATGTTAAAGGCAATGTCTACAAGCGCGCGTCTTATCTTATTTCTGAGATTTTTAGCGTGCCGGATGTTTTCAATACCGCATACTATGCAAGCAAGCGTCCGATTTATCTTGAGCGTTTGGACAAAGGCGAAATCCAGTTGACCGATTGGAAAAAGGCAGTTGCGGAACTTGTAGAAGATTTGGACGCGGTTGAAGCAGTTGGCGCTTATAACTCCATGTTTGACTTTAAGAAAGCAATTCCGTTTACTGACCTCTATATCAGTGAATTGTATTCGCCGGATTATTTCAAGTGGTATGAGTTCCAGAAGTCAAGATGTGATGATATCGCAAAGGGATATAAACCGCGCGGGCAGAAAGAATTTGAACCTACTATTTTCCGTTTCCGTGGTAAGGAATATCCGCTGTTTGATTTGTGGGGCTTGTCCTGTGAACACTTGCTTAATACGCCGGAATACAAACAAGCTTGTTATGATAATGGTTGGAGAAGCGCAAGCGGAAAGTATTATCCGACAAATGCGGAAAAAGCTTTCGCTTTCTGCTTTGATAACGTAGATTTTGAAGAAGCGCATACTGCACTTGAAGATGCTATGATTGAATCTATGCTGTTCGCGCTCATTACCAAAAAGACCAAGCACAAGTTTGAAATGGGCATTGAATATTTCCCGTTCCGTAAGCTGGGAAGATTTGACAAGGATTGGGGCTTAGAGGACTTTTAATAGTCCTCTCCCCACAGCGCGGAATTAAGCATTTTGACCATAGATGAGAGCTAGAGCGAACAAAAAAATGAAACGCGCGAAGTTCTAACCGCCACGAAAAATTTTCCTAAGTAAATTTTCCAAAAGGTATTGACAAACACAAGAGTTTGTGATACAATATAATTGTTCCAAGAGAGGAACAAAAAAAAATTAGGGTAGCGTCCTACCGCTAGAATGGAGAATGATACCATGAAGAAGAATCAAATGACTTATGCGAACGCTCTGAATGTTGTCCTGAACGGCGAACCTATTACCGATGAAGTGCGCGAGAAGCTTGAAGCGCTTTTGGCAAGTGTTTCCAAGAGCAACAAGAATAAGGATGGCACACCCAAGGTAAACACCGAAAAGCTGGAACTCGCCAGTAAGGTATATGACCAGATGGAAGAGAACAGAGTCTACGGCATGCCCGACCTGCTCAAGGAACTTCCGCTTGTGGCAGAATATGATGGCGCGCATGAAACGCCGATGTCTAATCAGCGTATGGCGTCTATTATGGCGGTGCTTGTTGGTGATGGTAAGGTCAGTAAGACCATTGAAAAGCGCAAGATGTTCTACACCAAGGTTATTGCGTAAGGCTTGCGGGGAGAGGGCGCAAAAACTCTCTCCCCACGCTCAAAACATATAGATTTTTACCTACGAATCGGTTTAAGATTATCTACTTTTTGAGCGCGCACGAACGAGAAACCGCGCCGGAAAAAATTTTGGCGTTTAGAGCCAAAAGAGGATGAAAAACATATGGATTTGAAAGAGTTGGCGCAGGCGCTTAACATTACAGAAGATGAAGCGCGCAAAGTCCAAGAGACAGATAAGAGAATAGACAGAGGGGAAAAGCTTTTCGAGCTACCACCGGAGCTTGAAGCCGGAGCTAAAAAGGCGCGAAGAGCAGACCGGAAACAGGTTGACCATGTGAAGCGCGAAAAGAAAGCCGATGAAGATAAGCGCGACCTTATCCAGTATTTGGAAGATAAGCTGGAAGATGCTCATCACTACGATATGGATTTGGATAATATTGTAATTACAAATCCTGAGAGAGAAATGGAATTTACTTACAATGGAAGAAAATACCGATTGACCCTGATGCGCCCAAGGAAATAAATGGATGGGAGAAATTCCCATCCTTTTTCTGCCATCTACTGGAAAATTTTTCCAAGGAAATTTTTGGAAGCGCTGGTAGATTTTGGATTTGGTATTCATTTACACATATGGTAATATCTGGTCGGCACGTTGCTGGCGCAATGTGCCGTATTTCCCTCCAACCCATCATATGGCAATTTTTTGCTCAATCTAGCAGGATTTTATCATATGCGCCCTTTTCCCGGAATCCAGTGCCTTATTTACTATTTGACTTTTATAAAATTATTTGTTATAATATAATGGGGAGATATATAGAATAAATATTTCTATTTAAATTTTTATGACAATTTTTACTAGTTAGGAAACGCAATTTTTACTAGTTAGGAAACGCAATTTTTACTAGTTAGGAAACGCAATTTTTACTAGTTAGGATTTTAGCAATATAGTTTATCCCTATAGACTCCAAAAATATTGCAAAATTCTTAATAAATTTGCACAAGGTCTTTCCGCAATGTCCCATTTCTTTTCGTACTAAGATATATTTAAGGCGAAAAATTTCGGGACATTAGTATCGTATTAGCCCTATTGTAAAAATATCACATATAAATAAAACTTCTTGCGCCTTTCAATAGCTTTATAAATGCAGAAGTTTTGATAAAAGACATAAGTTTTTTAAATAAAGTATCCGCTATATTGCCAGTAGATAAAAGAAAGGGAAGGCCGAAATAGCCTTCCCTTTTAAAAATAATTCTCTCTTTTATTATATCATATTTTTTATTAAAAATCAAATTGGGCACGTTAGGATAATGGCCATACTATAGATTTTAATATATAATGGTATAAAGGACATTTTTATACCATAGAAACGCGCGCTACCACTTAAAAATCTAATAAAACATACCACGAAAATCCACTCCTAAGAAATATGTACTGTGGATTTTCGTGGTATAAAATTGCTTGGAGGATAAAATGATATTAGAAGAAGGAAAAATATATACTAATGAAGAATTAGCAGAATGGTTTTAGATAAAACCCCCATCATTTACAAAAACCAAAAGAAAAAAATTGGAATATCTAAAATATTTTGCTGATTTTGAAGAAGTAAAACGTAAAATAAAAATAATAAAAGTTTATGAACCAAATTATATTAATCCAAGAGACAAAGAAAGTAATAATGAATTATACCAACGTGGTATAGAAAATGTTATTAAAGAAACGCCCTTACAAATGTATAAAACTTGCACGGGACGAGTAATCCAATAGGGTAAAGAAATAAAAAAGCTCAATCATTCATTTGATACTTCTTATAAATATGTAAGAGAGAATTTGCCGAAAATAGCTATTACAGATAGGCGAGTTTGGTGTCATAGATATTATGGCGAAGAAGTTGATTTTATTCCGTTAACTCCTGGCCAATTAGCTACTTGGAAAAAATTAATATAGATATATATTAGTGAAGATGGCGAAGGCCGAGCTGAATTAATAGCTGAATATCAAAGCTTAGGCGATAATGGTGAATTGACTGAGAAAGAAGTTAAAGATTATATTTATAAAATACATAGAGCATGCTGGGAAAGAGCAAAAGATTAGTTCTATTCATAGTATAAATTTGTGCCTGATAGTGTATCTTTATGGAAATTAAAGGCATGGTAGGAAAAGGCTGAATAACAAACTCCCACTATATTATAACATATTATATATAAATAATCAAATTGCGCGCTTTCATTTGGTTTTTTAGAATTTTCTTTTGATTTTTTAAATCATTACTTGCGCGCATAGAAAAACAAGGCCCTAGCTCATCCCATTCGGGCTGAGTAGGACCTTTCGGGTGAAGGAATTGGCCGACAAGCGTCCAATTCATTCACCCATATATAAAAAAGAGGGGAGGGTGTTAACCCTCCACTCACCAACCCATTTTTTCAAAAAGGTTATCAAATACTTCATCAATATCCTTATCCTTGAGAGATACCTTTACCTTCTTGGGCGTAGCCTTAACTTCTTCAAAGATACTACCAAACTTATCGGCAAGCTTTACAGAAGCGTCAATAGTAGACATGAAATCTTCAACGGCAATCTTATCCTTATGTCCATAATACTTTTCAAGATAAGCGTTAAGCGCGTTAGCGATAACCTCGGCATCCGCCTTCTTTGTTGCGTTTCTCTTGGAAGCTTCTTCGGCCTTAGCCTTTTCTTCATCTCTCTTGGCCTGAGCCTTATTCAATTCATCAGTGATACTCTTGGCAATATCTTCAGCACTTTCGCCATTCTTCAGGCGTTCATAAAAATCATACATACTCGGTCTTTCAGACCTCGTAAAAGAGGTCTTACTCCTTCTTTCTTTATTATTTATTTTTTGTATATATATTATAACAAAATTTTTTTTAAAATTCAAATTCCAAAAGATGGAAGAAATGGTAATATATGGTAATTAAAATTTTGTGATTGATAATGGTCGAATATAGATTAAAAAATTAAAATACATATTGTGCATAAGGGCAGGCAACTTTCACCAATCGGCATCAATTTATTCCATTTTTTATCCATTTTGTTATCATTTTACTACCACTCCTTACCAATTTTTACTCTTATAAATAAAAATTATTCTCCATTAGCCTTTAAATCCTCTAATCCATTATTAAAATCTTTTCTAATACTCTATGTGCATTCTTTTCCTAACCATTCAGCATATGACCTTGCATTCATTTCTTTCCCCGTTAAGCTATAAAGATAAACCCTTAATCCACAAAGTTTTAATTGCCCTATTACTTTATTATCAATACCTTTCTTCTTCTTGACCTACAATACCTAACATACCTTCTTAGCATATTCATCAAACATTAATCCTGCATCACTTATGCCATAATTATGACCAATAGCCTCAATAGTCGTCTATGATAACTTCTTTTCATCAATTAATAACATTCTATTCATCCTTTTTGTTTAATTCCTCCAATATATGGTCATAACCATAGTCAGGAGCGTCCTAAGTTAATATTTCTTTAACTAAATCAATATATACACTTAATGGTTCATCAAAATCAAATCTTTCATATAACCACTCACTCTTATTACCCTCAGATGCTAACCAACCAAATATAATCTTCATCTAAGTATCTAATGGTAAATACTAAATTATGTTATATACCTTATCAATATTATCTTTACCAACTATAATATATTCATCAGGAGCATAATGATAATAACTCATTACTTAATCTCTCTCTTTCTTTCTTTTTCAAATATGATTTTTTCATTTCATTTTCTACATCAAGTCTATTCACCTCAAACATAAGCCCCAGACCGACTCAACCAGAAACAACTCGTCTAGAATGTTATATCTTGAGCGTAGCGAAAAGATATAACATTCTAGCCCCGCGGGAGGCGTATTTATTCAACCCATATTTCTATTTATTAAGATTGTATTTTTTTTAACAACGATGGTGAGTTTTATTAACACTCTCAGGATGAGCTTTGTTAACCATTAGGGTCAGTCATATCAACCTTATGTCTCACGCAATCAATAACATACTAAGTCTTCGTATTTTCAAAACCACTTTTAACCTAAGTTGATAAATGATAATCTAATAAGCCAAGACGTTTTAATGCAAAAAATATATTAGTAAAAACACTATTGCTATGACCATTATCATCACTCATACCAACAAATGTTTTAATAGCACTTAATGATACAGTATATGGCTATAAATTATTACTACAATATAACCCAAATAAAAACATATAAGTAGAAATACACTTTTCACTTAACGTATCTATTAATAACTATAATGTAGCTTTTGGAATTAAATATGCACAATCCATAGGCAATTTCTTTAATAAATACTATTTATTCTATATATCTTCTTCAACTAATCCTAACATAACTAAATTTTTAAAATATTTAGATGCAGTTTGCCTACTAATTTTAAGCATTTCTCCAATACGGGTAAAATTAATCTCAGATTTTTTTACTATTCTATCTTCTGGTTTATCTTTATTATAATCCGAAATATTCTACAAATAACCATACATTAAATCATTATATTTTTTATCTGCACAATATTTCATTACGCTTGGCAACTATCTTGAATTTTTTTCAGGCTTAAAAATTTTTTTATTTACCATTTTGCCATCTCCTTTCTCTATAATACTATAAAATTTCTACATTGTCAATTTTAACATTTTGTCCAAAATTTTTTTAACTATTTATTATAAAATGAGTTTTTTTAACACTTTTTATTAACAATATATAATAGATTATCATCAACTATTAAAAATTACCCATAAATTTTACCTCTTTTATCCACAAATGAGTTTTTTTAACACTTTTTATTAACACTCTTTTCATAAGCAACTATTAAAAATTACCCTCATTTTTTACCTCTTTTATATAAGGATGAGTTTTTTTAACATATTTTTTTAACACTTTGGTTTTGTCCAACTTTTTATGACCACACATTAAAGATTCGCGCGAACATCAGGTCTTTCTAGAAAGTCTTATGATAAACTTGTAGAAATGTTTGTCATACCCTGGATATCAGTTTCTTTCTACAAGTTTACTTACTTTAATTTATTCGCTTTTATAAAAAAAATATTATATAATATTTATATAAAAAGAATAAAGATATAATTATCCAATAAGGAGATAATAAAAATGAATTACAGAACCCAATCCGGCGACGTAGGTTCTATTCGCCTAGATAATATTCAATACACCGTATACATCACAACCTACGGCGCAATGCGCAAAACCAAACTGCGCGAAGATACCGTCTATTGCCTTAAAGACTTTTGCCCAATTGCGGACCTACTTACCGAAGAAAAAATGCCGGCTTTCTTAGCCATTCCAGGAGACACTAATCATCAACTTTATGTCGGCTATATTACCAATAGTGGCAAAGTGCATATGCCCAAGGAAGTGCGCAAGACTATTTCCCTTTTCGCGCGAACATCAGGTTCGTCTAGAAAACCTTATGACGACGGCTTACCCACCTTTGACTTCAATATCTTTGTAGCATCTATTAATGTAGACTACGCCGAATACACTAGAGTCGTAGACACCTATATGTCCAACATTAAGGAGGATTGACCATATGCAACCGCGCTTCTTCTCTTTCTCAATTGCTCCTGGGCAAGATTATTCAATCCTATTGGACGATATCCTTATGGTTAAATTCCTAACAGAATCAGATGATACCAGCCTTATGGCAATTACAACACGCTCATCCGGCGTAATTACTTATCGTTTTAGCGAATATAAATACTTTACCGATACGCGCGATATATGGGAAGAACTTACATACGATTGGAGGTAAAATATGAAATCCTATTTTCGCTTTACAACCAACGGCACTAACTATCTTTCTTATCCGGTTCGCGCAATCATAGGCGTTAATTTCGACTATTACCAAGACACCTACAAGCTTTATCTTATGCTAGATGACCATTCGGGCCAAGATTGTACCTTCACTTTTACATCTGTTGACTTTTGGAATAAAGCCAAATCTGAATGGCTGGACATTGAACGCGCAATCGAAAACAAAGAACGGAATGAATTTAACTTTAAATACTTTGGCATGGTAGACCCTTGGTAAATATGCCACTTGAAAATGCCTCCGGCGGGGCACTTGAAATTTAAATAAAAATATTATATA